TATTATTCCAATGGTCAATTAATGTGGAAAGGTCATTTTAAGAATGGTGAACAAGAGGGGTATTGGGAAAAGCGTTATTCCAATGGTCAATTAGAATGTAAATCATTTCATGCTAGAATGTAAACCTGAATGGATATGAATCAACGTAATGAACAAGGACAAAAACACGGTTATTGGGAAAACTATTATATCAATGGTAAATTATCCTATAAAGGTCATTATAAGAATGGTAAACGGGATGGTTATTGGGAAGGGTATAATTACAATGGTCAATTATGGAGGAAAGGTCATTATAAGGATGATGAAAAAGATGGTTATTGGGAAGACTATTGGTCTGATGGTCAATTAAATTATAAAGGATTTTATGCAAAAATGTAAATCTGAATGGATATGAAACCACATCAAAAAGCAAAAGATATTGTTGATAAATTTTATATTTTTAACCATCTTGGAAATAAACATGCTATTAAATGTGCATCAATTGCTGTTGAAGAAATTATGAATGCATTAGAAGAAAATGGCTCATGGAATTATGATTATTGGAATGAAGTAAAACAAGAAATTGAAAAACTATAAAGTAATACCTTTTAAAGAGGCAAAATAATATTGTTATATTTAACGAAATAAAATAAACAATATGCCTAAAATTATAGAAAAACCACTTATTGTTAGTGGAGAACAATGCGGTAATTTTTTAGCATATGGTGAAATAGAACCAGAACTTCTTGTAACACCAGAAACACCATACTTTACTCGTGTATTACCAGCTCCATTTTTTTATGAAAAACGATTGTTTTTCTTTTTAATTAAACGATACGAACCCGGAGAAAAATCCACTTTCCCTAATGGTGGGTTTGAAGTAAGAGATGAAGGTGGAGCATTTAGGTCATATGATTTAGATCAAGTAATTATTCATCCTCAAGTAATTAAACATAAAAAAACACTTGAAAAAATGGCTCGTCGAGCCGAAAAAGAACAAGTTAAACGTGAACGACAGCGTAAAAAAGTTGAACAACAATTTCAAAAATCAGAACAACCTAAAACAACAATAAGTACAGGAAAACGAGGCCGTCCACCACTTGATCCTGTAATTAAAGCAGCACGTGAAGCAGAAAAAGTATCTAAAGCCATTGTCTCTAAAGGGCACCGTGGGCGACCAAAAGGTACAGGTACACCTAAACCACCTAAACCAACAGTTGATCCTAATCAACCTAAACGTAGAAGAGGTCGCCCTGCCTTGTCTCCAGAAGCAAGAGAAATGAAAGCCCAAGCTAAAATTGCAGTTTATTCTCGATCAAAGGGGTTAAGGGGAAGGCCTAAACGTAAGTAAAAGGCAAAACTTTTTACGTAAATTTATTTTAAATAAATAACTATGAAAACAAATACAATTATTAAAGGAACCTATGCATTCTATATGGGATTCGCATTATCTCTATTTTTTGATGCTGGTTTAACTGACTGGCGCTGGTGGGCAATTGCGATACCAAGTATGCTTGTTATGGAGTTATTAACTTCAAAGAATGAAGAAAATGAATCAATATAATGAAAAAGGAAACAGGGAAGGTTATTGGGAAGGATATTATTCCGATGATCAATTAAGTTGGAAGGGCCATTATAAGGATGGAGTAAAAGAGGGTTATTGGCAAAACTATTATACCAATGGTCAATTATCATGTAAAGGTCATTATAAGGATGGCGAATATGAAGGTTATTGGGAAATGTATTATATCAATGGTCAATTAATGTATAAAGGTCATTATAAGAATGGTAAACCAGATGGTTATTGGGAAGGGTATTATGAGAATGGTCAATTATGTTATAAATCATTTTATGCCAGAATGTAAAAAGGCAAAATTCTTATCTTATATTTATATAAAATAAAAAAATATGACAATCGCACAACAACTCAAGATTAAAGAATTTCCTTTCGAGATTAATGATTCGCAAGGAAAATGTATCTATTACGAAAATTCCAGTGGGAATTGGTTTAAGCAGGAATACGACGCGCAGGGCAACCAAATCTACTATGAAAATTCAGGGGGCACGATCATCGACAATCGCGCCAAAACCGAGTTCACAATGGACGAGATCGCAGCCAAGTTTGGCATTCCAGTTTCACAACTTAAAATCAAAAAATAGGCAAAATTCTTATCTTATATTTATATAAATAAATAGTTAAACATTAAAAACAAAACAAAATGACAAAGACAATTGTACTTGAACCTTCAACTAACACACACGCACTGACTGGTGTAACTGAAGTAGCTAACATTACTAGCTCAATTCTTAAAGTGAAAACATCAGGCCCTTCTAAAGTGTTTCATGGTGAACATCACACTATTGGAATTGAAAGTGAAAATATAATCAAATATGTCCAGCAGGAACTAAACCCAGTAACAGGTAAGCTTCAGAATGCTTGGGACTAATTTAGATGAAAAAAAAGTGGGTGCTTAAAGGAGCACCCATTATTTTTTTAATTTATAGTGTTATAATGTATGAATCAATATAATGAAAAAGGGAATAGGGAAGGTTATTGGGAAGGGTATTGGTACAACGGTCAATTACGGGGGAAAGGTCATTATAAGGATGGTAAACATGAAGGTTATTGGGAATACTATTATTCCAATGGTCAATTAATACGGAAAGGTCATTATAAGGATGGAGCACCAGATGGTTATTGGGAAGAGTATCATTTAAATGGTCAATTATGGTATAAAGAATTTTATGCAAGAATGTAAAAAGGCAAAATTCTTATCTTATATTTATATAAAATAAAAACAGTAAAATTAAAACAAAATGAAAATTTACATCACAACATTTAATGAAGTTTATTTTGACACTGAACAAAATTCTATGGTTGGTTGTTCCAATTCTGAATTTCTTCGTTACCTAAAAGGTATTCACACAAATCGTGAACGATTTATTAATCGTTATGTAAATGTGTTGCTTGAAAAACTTGAAAGTTTGAAAGAACATAGTATGGAAGATTATGATTGTATTAAAAAGTTTATTGACTTTTTGGTTGATAACTACAACGATGCTGTTTCTTTTTCATTTAAAGAATCTTTTGAACTAAATGAAAAACGAGAATTTCAAGCACTAGTGTTTTCATCAATCAATATCGGTGAAATGATGCAAGAATTGGGTGCTACTCGTTATAAAACAGATGGTATCGAAGTTAAACACCGTCGATATGATGATGATGGAAATGTTACTAATGAAGAAATGTACCACAATGTTTATGAAGTGTGGGAAGTGAATGGTGAAAAATTGGGAATTAATGAAAATCTTTACACAGTTAAATGCTGGTGTACTTCGACCAATAAAGAACATTGGTTGTGGATTGAAGATCAATACAAAGAAGATCCACTTGAAGCTATTGCATCTACTTTCCGAGTGCATGAAAATATCATTCCTCATATCAAATGTTTGAAGCGACATGGTGATATTCTTTTAGCTGAAATGAATGAAGATGTCACACCAGAAGGTAATATTGTTCCATTTACTAAGGAACTATATTTCAAACTATTAGTTGCTCAAAGTTGATGTTGTGATAATAAATGTAAAAAGCCCCTGATCGTTTAGAAAAGGGGCTTTTTTTATTTGTCAAAACAACTATAATATATTTATTAAAATTAATAAAAAATGAATCAATATAACAAAAAAGGAAATCAAGAAGGTTATTGGGAACAATATTGGTTTAATGGTCGATTACGATGTAAAGGTCATTATAAGGATGGCAAAGCTGATGGTTACTGGGAAGACTATTATTCCAATGGTCAATTAATATGGAAAGGTCATTATAACGATGGGGCACCAGATGGATATTGGGAAGTGTATTATGAGAATGGTCAATTAGAATTGAAAGAATTTTACGCAAAAATGTAAATTAGATTTATATGAATCAACGTAATGAGAAAGAAAATAGAGAAGGCTATTGGGAAGAGTATTACAACAATGGTCAATTAGATTATAAAGGGCATTATAAGGATGGTGTGCTAGATGGTTATTGGGAAAGATATTATTACAATGGTCAATTATGGCGGAAAGGTCATTATAAGGATGGCAAACGGGAAGGTTATTGGGAATTCTTTTATGACAATGGTCAATTATACTATAAAGAATTTTTAGCAAGAATGTAAACCTGAATGTATATGAATCAACGTAATGAACAGGGACAAAAACATGGCTATTGGGAAGGGTATTATTCCGATGGCCAATTAAATTGGAAAGATCATTTTAAAGATGACAAAAAAGAGGGTTATTGGGAATCATATTTTTTCGATGGTCAATTACAGTATAAAGAATTTTATGCAAGGATATAAAAAGGCAAAATTCTTATCTTATATTTATACAAATAAAATAAAAAATATGACAATCGCACAACAACTCAAGATTAAAGAATTTCCGTTCGAGATTAGGGATTCACATGGAAACTATATCTATTACGAAAATTCCAGGGGGAATTGGTTTAAGCATGAATACGACGCACAGGGCAACCAAATCTACTACGAAACTTCCACTGGGTATTGGCACAAGGTTGAATACGATGCCGACGGCAGAAACATCTACTTCGAAAATTCAGCGGGGCATTGGTCCAAGCGAGAATACGATGCTCAAGGTAAAGAAATCTACTACGAAAACTCACGCGGTGAGGTCATCGACAAACGACCCAAAATCGAAATTACTATGGATGAAATTGCAGCCAAGTTTGGCATTCCCGTTGAACAACTTAAAATCAAAAAATAGGCAAAACAAACAAACTATCTTTATACAAATATCGACTGAAATTTTGAAAATTTTAAAAGCATGAAAAACATACTAGCAACAGCACTGCTCCTGATCGGACTACAAGCATTTGGACAGCAAATCACCCTCAAAGACGTGTTCGCCATTTATGACTTGAGAGGCGACTCTATGGCAATTCTGAAGATAGTGAAAGATAGCGGGTTCGTTTTTGTTGGGCAGCCGTATGAGGAGAACCACGATTGCTTTATTCACAAAAGTGCGGAAACGATGGTTGCCATGCAATGGGGAAAGAGGGTGGTTTATAACTTCAAGTCGCTTAGCCTATACCAATCATACGAAATCGGCCTAGCCCAAATGGGATACACCAATACCGGCCAATTATTAATTGAAAAAGATATGGTGTATCAGTACAAAAACGGCAATAGAGAAGCCTACTTAGTTAAGTTCAACTTGGGTGATCCTAAACAATCCTATGGGATTAGTTTGGCTGACTAGAACTATAAATTGAAAAGTATAAACCAAAAAAAAAAATAGGCAAAATAATTGTATTATCTTTATACAAAGAAAATTAAAAATGTTACATAAAGAAATTGAAAAAAACAACCGCAAGGTTCAAGTTTATCGTCAAAAAAGTCCGATACGAAATGGATATGAGTATTTTTTACAAGTCCTCACAAAAGGTATGTTTGGCGATTGGGTTGTAAATGCTAATTACAAACAAAAGACTGAAATAAATTCTGAACAAGTTGCAGTAAGAATGGCTAATGAATTTTTAGAGGATACCATTTAGGGTTTCCGCTAACTCACCACCTCACAACCCGCACCCGGCGGAACCGGGTAGTAAAATACAATAAATAAAATGAAATAAACACAAAATACTAAGGTCAACGAAGTATATTGGATGGTAAGTATATGCGTTTTTTGCGGGTTTTTTGTGGTTTTTAATGGGTTTTTTATGTGTGGGTGAGTGAGACGAAGGGTGTAGAACAAAAATAAAGGGTGGAAACAAGAATTTTTTGTATTGGGGGAGGATGAAGGAGGTACATATAGTATGTGGAACGGGGGGTATATGTTGGATGTGTTTTTGTGTGATAGGGGTAGAAAAGTTACAGTGGCTACATCCTCTCTACTAAGGAAAAAAGTATATACTAGGGACTACACAAAATAGGCAAAGTTTTTTTATTATTTTTATACAAATGAAATAAAAAGTTATGAATTCAAGAATGAACGAAGATGATTTTTTGCTGGAGATGTATTCAAAAGCAACAGGTTATGAAGTACAAGACCTTGATATTAATGAAGTACAAAATGCTTTTTTTGGTACAGCATATAGTGAAGAAGAATTTGTAGAACAACTAATGGAAGAACAAGGAGTACTAGATAAAATCCCAAACAATATTGTTATTGATTGGAAAAGAACATGGGAAGAGAATTTTAGCCACGACTATTGGACTGCAGAAGCAGAAGATGGTACCATTTATTTCTTTCTTACAAATTAAAAAATAGGCAAAATTTTTTTATTATTTTTATAGTAAGAAAATAAAAAAAGATATGACAATTGCACAACAACTCAAGATCAAGGAATTTCCGTTTGAGATTAGAGATTCGCAAGGAAAATGTATCTATTCAGAAGAAGCCAACGGGCTTTGGAATAAATGGAATTACGATACTCAAGGTAACATCATTCGTTACGAAACATCAACCGGGCATTGGGAAAAGTGGGAATACAACACTAACAGAATCGAGACTCGTTACGAAAACTCCGACGGGTTTTGGGAAAAGCGGGAATACGATGCCAACGGATACATCATTCGTTACGAAAACTCTGATAGATATTGGTCAAAGTGTAAATACGACACACAGGGCAATATAATCTACTACGAAAACTCACACGGTAGGGTCATCGACAAACGGCCCAAAACCGAAATTAGTATGGACGAAATTGCACAGAAATTTGGCATTCCAGTTTCACAACTAAAGATTAAAAAATAGGCAAAGCTTTTTTATTATTTTTATAGTAAGAAAATTAAAAAAAATTTGATAGGTCAAAATTAAAATTGTATATTTAATATATCAAACAAATAGTCGAGTGGCGAAATTGGTAGACGCGACAGACTTAAAATCTGTTGAGCCGAAAGGCTCGTGTGGGTTCGATTCCCATCTTGACTACGAGTGAGACTGTTACTAATTCATAGAACTATAGAGTGATTGCGTAGAATTAGAATTTTAGTCAGGTAATGTGTAATGTGAAAATGGCATCACATCCCAAAGACACCACGGTCCATAACCAATTGGACGCGAGACGTTATAAGGGTTACATTGTTACAGGTTCGAGTCCTGTCCTGACTACATTAAAGTTCTTTGACCACTTGCTTGAAGATAGACAGTAAGCAGCAATGCTCCTATAGCCGATACGAGAAATATAGGGCTTACAAACTATGCCAGTAGTTGTTGTCTATTGTAAAGATACAGTGAGTTGCGCATTAAGAGTTGCGGCTGTATTCCTCTGGTAAAGGACAAGTGGTCAATGTTTTTATCTTGATTACTTCAAACCATTTCACGTTGAAGAGACGTGGGGTAGTTTTCTTTTTGTCGTGGAGAGAGAAAAATAATAAGTAGCCTACCTCTGATCCCTCCACCTATTCTATAAGGCGCCCGTCCAAATCGACAATATAAATTTAAAAAGTTTATTTTGCCGAATAAAATTTTATTTATTTTTTAGTCAAAATATGATTTGTATATTTATACAAATAAAATAAAAAGTTATGAATGTTTATCAAGACACTGCTGATCGACTATTGGGTATTTGTGATGATTGGACAATAAAAAACATAAAAGAACATCTGTTGTGGTTAATTGATAATCCAGAAGAAATAGCAGATGGATATAATAAATCTGTTTTTAAAGAAAGTAATGTGGATAAAATTATGAAATATGTTAAAGTTTTAAAAAAATAGGCAAAACATATTTCGTATATTTATACAAATAAAAAGTTATGACAATAGCACAACAATTAGGTATTAAAAAATTTCCATTTGAAATTAAGAATTCTCGTAATCAACGTATCTATTTGGAAGATGGAAAAGGGTTTTGGTTAAGACGAGAATTTGACGTTCAGGGTAACGAAATTTATTATGAAGACTCAAATGAATGTTGGGCAAAGATAGAACACGATGCTCGAGGTAATGAAATCCGTTATGAAGACTCAAACAAGTATTGGGCCAAGTGGGAATACGATGCTCAAGACAATCGAATTTACTTTGAAGACTCATTGGGTATTATTGAGGATAAACGACCACCCAAAACCGAAATTAGTATGGATGAAATTGCAGCCAAGTTTGGTATTCCAGTTTCACAATTGAAAATCAAAAAATAGTCAAAACTAATTACTTATATTTAATTAATAAAATTAGAACATATGCCTAACATGTCTTATTGCCGATTCCAAAACACGTATCAGGATTTGATGGATTGCTATGAAAATTTGAATGATAGTGATTTGAGTCATAATGAACGTCGTTATCGAGAAAAACTAGTAGAGTTGTGTCAAGATATTTTGGATGAATATGATCCTCAGGAAGAAGAAGACGAAGAAAATGATGATTTTGAGGAGTAAAAAATAGGCAAAACACGTTTCGTATATTTAATTATTAATAAAAACAAAAAACAAAAGGTTATGAACAACGTAGAAACAACCACAACAGAAGTAACAAACGTTAAGCGCGGTCGTCCTGTACTTGAAGGTTCAGCTCGCCAAGCAAAACTTGCAGCCCGAGCAGCCAAAATGGCTAATGGTGAAACCATTTCTCGAGGCCGTCCTGTGAATCCTAATTCACCTCGTCAGCTCCGTCTTGCAGCTCGTGCTGCACGAGCAGAAAGTGGTATTGAAGTTAAGGTTGGACGTCCTAAGGGTACAGGAAAGAAAGTAACTGAGGAAGTTACGGCTTGAGCTTAAAAAATCCTGTTTTTCGTTTGGAAGGCAGGATTTTTTTATTATTTTTATTCTATAAGATTAAAAAATATGAAAACGTTATTTGAACGGCTTAAACCTGAATTCAGAGAACAACTTGAATCACAACTTGAAAGATACCCATCATCAATTGGGAAAATAATTGATGAGTTGAAAGAAAATTATTTTTATGTTGATATTAAGTATGGAACTGTTTTAGAAACAGGGTTGTTTATTTCAGGAACGTTTGAAGATATGTTTGAAGATGTTAAATATAAATAAATAGTTATGGTATCATATTGGGAAGCAATCGCAGATTTTGTTACAACAACATTGTTTGGTGAACGTATGCCCGGTGAATCACTTAAACCAGTCAGGTTTAAAACCACTCACCCAACAGAACCACTCAGTTACAACGAATGGATGCAGATGTTTCGAGTAAGTTCGTTACATGGTGTTAATCAAAGAATATTTTTTGAGTCAAGATCTTAGTATTATATTTAAATAGTCAGGTGGCGCAATGGTAGCGGACGGAAATGGGAGTAACCGAAAGGTCAGTACCAATCACTTGCCGGAGTACAGGTTCGAATCCTGTCCTGACTACAAAAACAATAACCGTCCCAGTCGTTGTTTTGATTCATACTTTTAATTTTATATTACGCCCGATGTTTCTACATTGGGCTTTTTTTTATTTGTCAAAATAATTTTATTATATTTAATTAAATAAAATAAAAGGTTATGTTTGAATTACAAGTTCCTGTTCAAATTATGGGTGACGTAGTTGTTGATCCTATTCAAATTATTTACCTCAACTAGTCAAAATTTTTTTATTATATTTAATTAATAAAATTAAAAGGCTATGTTATCTTTTAAGATGGAAAAAAAAGTAACAATGTTACTTAAAGAATTAGAACGAGCCAAAACTGATAGGGATTTTATTCAGGTGGAAAATAAAATTTGTTTTTTACCTAAGAAGGTGATTAAAGAATTTTATATACGGGCTGAAAAACAGGGGTTGATTATTAATCATGGAGATGAAATAGAATACATTTATTGGTTAGAATAGTTTTTTTTAACTAGTCAAAATTTTTTTATTATTTTTAGTTAATAAAATTAAAAGTTATGAAACAAGTAGCAACAAAAGAATTTGGTTCTGGTAAGTATAAGCAAATTTTGAGTCTTCATATCGATGAAGAAGATAATTCAGGTTACATTGAGCAAGTAACTGAAGGGTATGATAATATATTTGATATTGGTTTGTGGTTTGAAGGAAAACGTGTAGTTGGTTACGATGGTGTGTTTGTTTTATCTAAAGAAGCAATTCAGCTACTCCAAGAAAATGGTTTTATCACAGATGATGTGGAATAACATTTTTAGTCAAAATAATTTTATTATATTTAATTAATAAAATTAAAAGTTATGAAAAGTAAAAGTGTTTATCTTATTTTCTTCCACCACAAGGATGTATTCAATAATGCTTGTATTGAATGTACAAGAGAAGAATTTATTGATGAGTGTATTAAAAATGAGTTAGTCAGTAGTAAAGAAGAACTTGATAAGGTAAAGTGGGTTATTTTTGAAGATGGATATGAGTGGTTCCCGGTTATATATTAGCAATAGTTTTTTTTAGTTTGTCAAAATTTTTTTATTATTTTTAATTAAATAATAAAATATGAAATACCAGATTAAAAGTATTTTTGAACAAATTAGTTCAACAGTTTTTAGTATGACTGATGTTAATGAAGCTAAAGCATTCATTATTAATTTTGTTAATGATAAAAACATTAATGAAACTGATAAAATTCAGATACTAAATAATATCCAACCTATTAAAAGTATTACTAAGTTACAAACATACCTTTGTAACTCATTATTAAAATATGAAGGTATGAGTGTAAATAAATAGGCAAAATTTTTTTATTATATTTAATTATTAAATAAATAAAATTAAAAGTTATGACAGTAAAAGAATTAATGGACACATTAAGTACATTTGATCCTGAAACAGAAGTAGTAGGTATGTGTATTGATCCTACAGATTACATCTATAAACTTCCTATTGAATCAATTGAATTAGGTGATCCATTTGATAGTAATGGTATACATGGTGTTACAGGTGATGAAATAGATGATTGGGATGATGTACATGATAAAGATGGTGAATATGTTGGTGAAAAAGTATTGATTATAAATTTAGGTAATGTTTAATTAAGATAAAGAATACCCTAGAAATAGGGTATTTTTTTTTTATTAATGAATAATATTTGTCAAAATTTTTTTATTATATTTAATTATTAAATAAATAAAATTAAAAATTATGGAAAAGAAATTAGTATTAGAAATTTTAGAAAGGAATGGATATGATAAAGAATATTTTGAGGAAATGGATGATAATGTAATTGAAGGAGGTACTGAAGAATGGATGGATGTGTTAAGTGATATAATTGGAAAAAATGCATATGATCAAGATAATTGGACTGAAGAGGATTATATGAAAGTTAGAAAATTTATTAATGTTATGGAAAATGATTTAGGATTAGAATTATTGTAAATTTTTAAATAAAAGATACCTCAGAAATGAGGTATTTTTTTTTATTAATGAATAATATTTGTCAAAATTTTTTTATTATATTTAATTAATAAGATTAAAAAATATGATTAGTGTTAAAGTTTTAATAAATGAAATTGAAAAATTTATTAGTGAAAATGAGAATGAATTTGAATTTATTGTTGATTTTAAAAATATAGAAGATAATTGGGAAATTAATTTTGAAAAAAAATGTATTAATATTTTAGAATGTTGTAATATATTTGTGAGAGAAAATGATGATAATGAGTTAGAGAATTGGTTTAAAAAAGAAAATTTAATACATAAAAAGATTAAAATTAATAATTGTATTTTATATATAATGATGTAAATAAAATATATAAGGGTTATTATTAATGAATAATATTTGTCAAAATTTTTTTATTATATTTATATAAATAAAAAATAAAAAATTAAAAGTATGAAAAATAAAATGACTCCAGCTAATATTATTTTGATTGTTATTGTAATGATTGGATTGTTAAATGGACTCACTAGTTGTAAGACATCTGGTTATGGATGTCGTGGTAAAGAATCTTGGAATGGTATGGTAAAAAGAATTAATAGACAATAAAAAAAAATGAATAATATTTGTCAAAATTTTTTTATTATATTTAATTAATAAAATTAAAAAATATGAATGAATTATTAGAAAAAATCTTGCATCAAGTAACTAACTATGATTTATTTAAAGTTAACTTTAATTTATGGGAAACAACATTGTTGAATGATAAGTATGATGAAGTAGTAAATAAAGGATTTATAAAAAATAATGAAATAACAAAAGAAGAATTCAATGAACTTCATAATGAATTAAATAATAACTTTAATTTTAATTATTTCATCAGAAATTGGACAGTATTAGATGATGAAGAAACACGACATGAAGATGATATAAATAAAGATATAGAATATTTTAAAATTAAATATAACGTTGATGATAATACAGCAAATACTATGAAAATAATTATAGATAAATTTTTAAATATATAATAATAAAATATGATGTTGGTAAAAAAAAGTATACAGTTAAGTATATGCTTCTATAATATCGGGGCGATAGCGGAATGATAGCGAAACGATAGCGGAATACTCCCACGGTAATTGCGGTCCATCGATGGACCGTTTTTATTATGATAAAATGTGCCATATTCTCAACTCGCAAACACCCTCTCACCATCGACAGTATATACGCATATACCCAATAATATATTTGCATTTTCCGTATAACCCCTTTTGATTTTCTTTGTAAAAATCCAAAATCTTCTTTTAACAAACTTTTTTTATATAAGCAAAGTATATACATTGATATTATATAAACATAAAACATATATTAATATGAATAAAAAAATAATAGATATGTTTTTCACTAAAGAAGCATTTGAACAATATGCTCGTCGTTTACGTGAAGAACAAGCAAAACAATATGGTATAACTTTAGAAGAATGGGATGAAGCCGTACGTGAAGGTAAAACCATTAACCCTAATACACAATCTAATAATACCCAGCAACATGAAATCTAATTTTCATTACGTAACACCAGAAGAATCTAAATATTATATAAAATTACCATACGATAAAGCGCATAAAGCTGATGCTTTTACTTTTATCCCCGAAGAAGATGGATGGGATCGTGTATACTATTTAGCAAATTCTATTATTGATCCTTCAGGTGGAGTACGTCCTGTTGAATATGTTTATATTTTAGTAAACAAATCAATACCTGGAATGGTTAAGATAGGAATGACTACTAAAACTCCTGATGAAAGAGCACATGAAATATCTTCTCATACTGGTATTCCAACACCTTGGGTTCCTGTTTTTTCGTTTAAGTGTTATCGTTCTGATTTGTTAGAAGAAGAAATACATGAGTACTTTGCAGCTCAACGTGTTAGTGATCAACGAGAAATGTTTACTGTTGATTCATATACTGCTCAAAAAGTAATTGAAACATTAGGACAAAAATATTCTAGTGTACTACATGCTGACAGTTTACTTGAATTTAAAAATAAAAAATAAACGAAAAAATTTTTTATCTAATATTTTATGTATTTTAGATAGATAGCAATAGTTTTCGTTTTTTTATTACTTTTTATCAATTGTTATATTGGTTTTATAATATTTAAAAGTATATACGTAGGTAATATGGAGAAGTATAGATGCTGTGAATGGATTGTAGTTTTATAATATTTATACACGATGAAACCATATAAAATTAAACTTGAAGACAAAGCTGCATTTTTAAATCGTTTGGAAAAATACGATATTAAAGTGGGCAGCTATGAAATAATTGATAATAAGTTAAAAGGTTATTTTACTTTTACTCCTACAGACCCATCTATTGCTGATGTTGTAAAGGATATTTTGAAGCAATCTCCTAAGATTGATCAAATCAAAGAAATAATTCGTAAAATTGTTCGTGAAGAACTTTTAAAGTAAGTTTGGAAATATAAAATTTTTTCTATAACTTTAACCTACAGGGGGTTTGGAAATAAGGAAATGAGAGAGAATGAGGAGAGGAGAATGAGGGGGGAGGGGAAATTATATATTTATATATAAATACATATTATGCGTTATAAAAACAATGTTTTAGATAAACTTAACCAAGCTGATGCTTTAGTTAACCACTTAGTGGTGCAATTAAATAGAAATAATTCTCGTGATGAAGTTCTTGAGACTCTTACTTCTTTAAAAGAGCAAATTGAATCTACTCGTGAAATGGTTTCTATTGAACATGATGAATTTGCTCAACAATTTTCTGGAAGATGAATATAGTACTTTGGGTTTTAGGGATTCATTTAATTGAATTAATGTTAATTGGTGGGTATCTTCTTATTAGAAAAAATAAGATTCTTGAAGAAACTGTAGCTAGCCAACAACAATATATTGATGCTATTAGTATTATTGTTAATGATTCAAGTGAAACAATAAAACAATTAGATGCTAAAGGTGCTTTTGAATCTGATGATGAAGTGGGTACTTTTTTTAGAAATTTAAAAGAAATTCAAAGAGTATTAGATCAATTTAATCTTAATAAAAAATAGTTTGGTTACGGTATTTTTTGTTTTTATATTTGATATTAAACATTAAATATCATGTCATATTACTACGAAGAAGATTTAGATGTATATCTGGATAGAGAATTGGGGAAAGTTGCTTTAACTAAACATGGACAACCCCGTAAACGTAAACCCAAAGAACCTCGAGTTTATTTTACTCAAGACACTGAAGAGGCTATTATTGAATATTTAAATTCATCTAATCAAGATGATCGTAATGCTATTTATAAAGATCGCATAGAATATGCTTTTTATAAATTAGCAGAAAATATTATTCATACTTTTAAATTTTATTATACCGACTCAGATACAATTGAAGAATTGAAACATGAGGTGGTTACTTTCTTGCTTGAAAAACTTCATCTTTACAATCAATCTAAAGGTAAAGCATATTCTTATTTTGGTACTATTGCTAAACGTTATCTTATTATTTATAATAGCAATAATTATAAAAAACTCCAAGAACATGCTGATGTAGAAGAAATAGATGAGGATAAAAATATATTATATAATAATATCCGTGAAGAAGAAGAAAAATCCAACCCAGATAATTTTATAGACCAATACATATTATATGTTGATAAGCATCTTTATAGTATATTTCCTAAACAACAGGATGCTAAAACAGCAGATGCTATAATGGAATTATTTCGCAAACGTGAAACTTTAGAAATATTTAATAAAAAAGCTTTATACATTTATATTCGCGAAATTACTGACACTACTACTCCCCAGATTACTAAAGTTACTAAAAAATTAGATGCTTTACGTACTAAGTTGTATAATGAATATTATCAACATGGATACATAAAGATTTAGGAATATCATATTTATTATTAAATATAATTTATGACTAACTTTAATGATATAAAATTATTTGGTGATACATCATTATCGGATATTTTTAAACAAGCTCATAAACGTACTAAAGATACTGATAAACAAATTAATGATCTTATTGATACATTAAAACCACTTGCTTCATCTAATGCAGGTTCTGCAGTGATGCTTATGCCTACTGTTAAAGATTTAATTGATGTTAATGTAAAAAATAATGAACAGTTAATCAAAATGGCTGGTATTGCGCAACGTGCTGCTACATCTGCTGCTAATTCGGGGCAAGCAGATTTATTTGATCCAACAGAATTACAACAATTAATTGATGAACAACGTATTATTGAAGTTGAAGGTCAAAAATTACTTGAACAAACTCAAAATATTCAAAAACAAATTGATAATAAATGAGTTTTAAGATAAAAGAAAATTTAAGTGCTATAGTTGCTTCTACTTCAAAGCAATCTATTGCTCTTCCTACTTCTATTTCTCAAATAGGGAAAGTATATGGAGTTATAATAGATGAAACTTCTGTTCCTAAAGAATTATTTGATAGAAGTGGAGGATTCAGTGGAATAGGCACTATATTTTATCTTGATTATAATCAATCAAAAAATACAATTAATGTTGATTTAAATATATGTAAAACAGCTAAACCCTTCTATTCAGATAATCAAAATTATCCATTAATAGGAGAATTAGTATACATAATAGATGGTCCTAATCCGGCTAGTCAAATTCAAAGCAATCAAACTCAAAAATATTATTTAGGTACTGTTAATGTTTGGAATAATAATCAACAAAATTCACTTACATCTAATCCCTTAGGAAAAACATTTACTGAAAATGCTGATATAAGAAATTTATTAAGTTTTGAAGGAGATAGAATTTATCAAGGAAGAAAAGGTAATGGTATTAGATTTGGTAGTACTGTAAAGTCTAAATCTAATAAAAATGAATGGAGTAGTGTAGGCAATGATGGTGATCCTATAACTATACTAGTAAATGGATATGTTACTATTAATACAGGTTCATTAGCTCCAAATATTGAAGAGATAAATAAAGAGATGTCTTCTATATATATGACATCTACTCAAATGATTCCTTTATTACCTGATAGAAATAATACTTTAAATCCCTTAACTCAACCTTTATTACCTAATAAATACATTTTTCCTCAAATTATAGTAAATAGTGATAGAATAACTCTTAATTCTAAGAAAGATGAAGTAATGATATTTGCTAAAACTAATGTTGAGGTAAATACAAATAATATAATAAATTTAAATGCTGGGGGAAGAGTACATTTGAATACTCCTATAATATGGTTAGGAACTAAAAAAAATAATACTCAACCAACAGAACCATTAATATTAGGAAACCAATTAAAAGATTTACTTAATCAATTATTTGAAGTATTAGAAGCATTAGGAAATGATTTATCTTCTGTAGTAGTACCACCTCAAGGTTCTCCTTTAGTAGGAGTTAATATTGCTGGGTCTCGCGCTGTTAGTAAACTTCAAGAAATACATAGAAAAATTGAAAATATTACTTCTAAAAATAACTTTACTGTGTAATGGCTAAGATATCCAACATATCATCTTTAATTTCTCCAAATTTAGTAAATTCAGCTAAAAATAATTTACCTAATAAACCATCAACATCAGTAACTACTTCTGTTGTTTCTAATAAAAGCCAACTAGAAAAACAATTAAGAGATTTAAACCAACAAGCAAATAAAGTTAATAAAGAGTATGATAATTTAATAAAAAAAACTCAAGAAGATCCTAATTTATCTCAAGAAGAAAAAAATCAACAGATAAATAATTTACAACAACAACGACAAAACGAACTAAATGTAATACAAAAAAATATTGCTGATGTTAATGGAAAATTATCTAAAACTAATGTAGATCCTTTAAAATCAGCTAAAGAAGAAGAAACCAAAATTAATAAAAGAATTAGAAATAGTATTTCTAAATCTAAAAAAGGACAAAGACGAGCCAGTTTAAATAGACTAAAACAAATTCAAAAGTCTATACCTAATCTTGTTGCTGCTCAATTAACTAATGTTTTTATTAGATTAGTTGAACAAAATGGTAAATTACAAGATTTGGTTGATAGAACTAATGAAGTTATAGATAATGCTACTACACCTGAACAAATAAGTAATGCTATTGTTTTAAGAAATAATGCTTTAACTATTCTTACTAATCAAGAACAAAGAATATTAACTATAAGACAAACATTAGATAGACTACAAAGAATAATTCAAATATTTACTTTAATAATAAGAATTATTGAAAGGATTTTAAGATTGCCTTCACCTATTCCTATACCACCCCCAATAAAAATAACACTCCAACCTGTTCTTCAAAGATTATTAAAAATATTAGAAGCATTAAATATAGTATTAAATATAGCTATTCCTATTTTAGATTCTATATTAATAGATATTGAAGATTTAAAATCACAATTACGTGACATTAATAATAGATTAGATGACAATGCAGCTAATAATTTACTTAATCTTAACACAGATATATTAGGTAATAATTCATTTGGATCAAATCAATTCCCTCCATATAAAGGGTTTAGATTTGCTTTAAAAGAAGAAAATAATCCTAAATTTGTAATAAGAGGTAATAAACGTCATTTTGCTGTAGCTATTAATACTGATAATGTAGAAATATTAAAAAGTGAACCTTCTTTTACATTAGATCCAAATGATTTGATAGAACAATTAAAGTTAATAATAGATCAACAAAATTTACAAAGTTAAATATTTATATATATGAAAGTAGATACATTTAAAAGATTAATTAAAGAAGCAGTATCTGAAGCTGTTCGTGAAGAATTACAAGAAATTCTATCACAATCTTCAATTCCTTCTCCTTTAAAAGAAATGAAAACTATTAATTTTACTAGTAATGATATAACAAACACTAATGATATTCGTGCGCAACTGCGAGCACAAATGGGAGAAGCATTTGGGTATTCACAACAAACCGCACCTAGTAGTTTAAAAGTAATAGATGCTGTTGACCCATCAACTGGTGAAAAAGTTAATCCTTATTTAGCCTTTATAAACGACGCAGCACGTAATATGACTGCTCAAGATAGATCAGGGTTAAGACAATTAGATTAATATGCCTATACCTCAAACCATACGTGTTAATCCTTTAGATTTACAAGGTAATATAGCCATTGGAGTGTCTTTACCTTTTAATGGTCCTTCAGGGCCGTTTAATAGTACTTATAGTACTAAAGACCAAATTAAATCTAATCTAATTAATCTTTTACTTACTAATAAAGGTGAAAGAATAATGAATCCTGAATTTGGATGTGATTTAAAAACAGTATTGTTTGAAGGTATAGTAGAAGATATTTCTGAAACAATTGAAAATTTAATTCGTTTTAATGTGTCTATATTTGTACCTGAAGTGATAATTACAGATATAATAATAGATACTTCTCCTAATTACAATAATGCAAATACTATTTCTATAACTATTAATTATAGATTAAGAATATCACAAGATGCAGATCAAATAACAGTACAATTTATATAAAATGGCAGATAATAATATTTCATATTTAAATAAAACATTTCCTGAGTTTAAAACAAACTTAATAAATTACGCTAAAACCTACTTCCCTACAGCGTATAACGACTTTTCAGAATCTACCCCAGGAGGTTTATTTATTGAAATGGCATCTTATGTAGGAGATGTTATGTCATTTTATTTAGATACTCAAATACAAGAGAATTTTTTATTATACGCTAAGGAAAGAGAAAATCTATTTGCTTTATCTTATGCATTAGGGTACCGTCCAAAAGTATCTTATGCTTCAAGTACAGATATTGATCTATACCAATTAATTCCTACAACAGGATCCGGAGGTACTCTTCAACCTGATTTTAATTATGCTTTAATAGTACCTGAAAATACTTCTCTTACTTCAAATTCTAACGGAACTAAATTTATAACAACAACTAAAGTTGATTTTAGAGATACAGGAAGTATGGAAATTAGTTTTGTAGATGAAAATTATTTTCTACTTAGAAAAACAACAAAAGCAATATCAGCTGAAATCAGATCTACAACTTTAACTTTTTCTACTCCTGAAAAATTCTCAATAGCTACTATTACTGATACAAATATTTTACAAATATTAGACGCTACTGATTCTCAAGGTAATACATGGTATGAAGTACCTTATTTAGCTCAATCTGTTATATTTGATAAAGTAGCTAATCCTTCATCTGGTAGTGATGGGGTACCTTTCCTAATGCAATTAAAACGTGTACCTCGCCGTTTTGTATCTCGCTTTCTATCAGATAATAGTTTACAATTTGAATTTGGAGCAGGAGTATCTAATAAATCTGATAACACAATATTGCCAAACCCAGATAATATTCGTTTAGGATTAGTACCAGGTATTTCTAATCTATATAATAATTTTAATGCTGCTTCAGTATTTTATACTCAAGAATATGGTTTAGCACCAAGTACTAATATAACTGTTAGATATCTTGTTGGTGGTGGTATAACATCAAATGTTGCTTCAAACACAATTACTACAATAGATAAATCAACTTCTTATTTCCCTAGTGGAGTTGTTGGAGCATTAGCTGATAATATTAAAGCAAGTTTAGTTTCTAATAATCCTTCTGTTGCTTCTGGTGGTAGAAATGGAGATCAAGTTGAAGAAATACGTAATAATGCTTTATATGCTTATCAATCTCAATTACGAGCTGTAACTAGAGAAGACTATATGGTAAGAGCATTGTCTTTACCTTCTGATTTTGGTTCTATAGCTAAAGTATATGTTACACAAGATGTAGCTCAAGAAATGATTCCTACTTCTACAGTATCTACCACTGAAGGTCGCAATCCTTTGTCTTTAGATATGTATATTTTAGCATACGACAATAATAAAAATCTAACTGCTGCTTCTAATACATTGAAATCTAATTTAGCAACCTACCTTAATCAATTTAGAATGGTTACGGATGCTATCAATATTAAAGATGCATTTTACATTAATATTGGAGTTAATTTTGATGTTGTAGTAGCTAATGGATATAACAATAATGATGTTATAACTAATTGTATTTTAGCCTTAAAAAATCATTTCAACATAGATCAATGGAACATTAATGAACCTATTATACTTTCAGACATCACTTCTTTATTATTACAAGTAAAAGGAGTACAAAATGTTATTAAAGTTGAAATTGTAAATAAACAAGGAGGAAATTATTCACAATATGCTTATGATATACCGGGAGCTACAAGACAAGGTAATATATATCCTTCATTAGATCCTAGTATATTTGAAGTAAGATTTCCTGATATTGATATTCAAGGTAGAGTTGTACCTTATTAAAATAATAATATTTAGTTGGTTTAAAAAATAATAATTTACCATATTTATATATAGTAATTATATAATTATGGCTATTTATAAAATATTTCCTGAAAAAAGTGCTACACTTTATTCTTACTATCCAACATTAAATGCTGGTTTGGATGAGATTCTAGAACTTAGTACTTATGAATCTATTACTAGTACAAATGAAGTATCTCGTCCTATTATTAAATTCCCAACAGATGAAATAAATAATATAATTACTAATAAAATAGGTACTGCTAGCTTTGATGTTTATTTGAAATTATATTTAGCTAATGCTTCTGAATTACCTTTAAATTATACTATATATTCTCATCCTTTAGCATCAGATTGGAATGTAGGTACAGGAAGATTAGCTAATTCACCTATTACAGAAAACGGAGTTAGTTGGGAATTCAAAGATGAAGTAAGCGGAAGTGTATGGTTTTTAGCTAATTCATTCCCTGCTGGGACTACTGGTTCATATAGTAATAGTATAGGTGGTGGTTTATGGTGGACTGGATCTCAATACACAGCAACTCAATCTTTTACTTTAAAATCATCAAAAGATATTGAATTAAAAGTAACAAATGTTGTCAAAGATTGGAATAGTGGATCTATTTCAAATTATGGTTTTATTATAAAACATGATGAAACTATAGAATTCACCACAGCTTCTAAATTTGAAACTAAATATTTTTCAGGAAACACACATACTATATACCCACCTGCTCTTGAAATTAGATGGAATGATTTTTCATACAATCCTGGTACTCAAACAGCCATTGATTCCGATTTATATGTAGCTAGCTTAGGTAATAATAAAAATACATTTCAACAAGACTCAGTACAACGTTTTAGAGTAAAGTTAAGACAAAAATTTCCACCAAGAACTTTTTCTCTTTCTTCATTTACTTATTCTTTAACTAATTATGTATTTCCTACTTCTTCATACTGGTCTATAAAAGATTTGGATACTGAAGAAATTGTCGTAGATTACGACACTACATATACTAAAATTAGTTGTGATTCAAACGGTAGTTATTTTGATGTATATATGAATGGATTAGAACCTGAACGTTATTATAAACTATTATTTAAAACAATATTAAATAATGGTGAAACAATAGTGTTTGATGAAAATTACTACTTTAAAGTTATAAGATAATGTCTCAAATTCCTATACAAAAACAAGTTTTTAATAAGGATCAGTTTAGTCGAGTTATAGATACTGAATTTAGTCAACTATTAAATCAACAACCAACTGATACAACACCTGCATTTACATTAGATGATTTTTTTATATTATACGATCAGGTATTCTATCAAATTCCAAAGGAAGGAGACACTGATTCTCATAGATTTATTTTACAAAGAGAAGCAGATTATTTAGGAGTAACAATTAGTCAAGAAGATATTCAAGCTTTATTAGATGAAATTACTTCTTTAAGACAACAATTATTAGATTCACAAACATTAATTAATGAATTAACCAAAACAGTTGGACAATAATGGCTAATAATATAAAAATAATAGGTAATATTATAAACACAACTACAGTTTCACGTTATTCTAGTCAAGATGCTGCTTTAATTTCTTCTAGAAATTTACAAGATAATTTTGGTGGTGAAGGAGACTATATTGAATACTTTGTATATGATATTGGAGGAAATTTATTAAACATTAATTATAGTTATCTTGATTATAAATTACCTCCAAACCAAGGATTAACTCCTGGAGTAGATACTTTACCAAATACAAACGGAAGCATTCAAACTACAGATGTAGGAGTCCAGTCAACATTAGCAACCCCAACAAGTTCTTTATATCCTATTATTGAAATAGATCCTGTAGCTGATTTACAAAACTTAGGATATTCATCTGGAGAATTTCAAGTTAGATATAATTTTTTCCAAAATAAGATTTCTAATTATTTTAATCAAGATTTATTTGTTAAAGAAATATCTCCAAATAGAACTGAAGTAAGATTAGCTTCTACTACATTAACAAATGAACAAATTAAAAGTGGATCTTTAGATTTAATAGATAAACTTAATAATTCTGATTATTATGTAGATTATATATTAAACTTTGGAAATAATGAACAATATATAGCAGTAAATGTTGCTTTAGATGAAAATCCTAATGGGTTTGAAATATTATTTAAATTATATCAACCTTTACCTTTATCTGTACAAGAAAAACAAACACTATGGGTTACTGAAGAAATAGTTAACCCGTATGTTTTTGATATTAATTTAGACAAATTAATTACTCCACCTCCTCCTCCAACTTTAAGAGGACCCAATTTTAATATTCCTGTTGAAAATCAAGGAACCATATCTACTTCATATAGTAATTATTCTAATTTAATATCTAGCATTCAATCTTTACAAAGTTCATCATACAGTAAAATTCAAAATTTAATGTCAACACAAAGTATTGACATAAATGTAGATTATACTGATTTTAACAATTTTGTATTTTTTGGATCTGCTTATCAACGTGTAGTTAATTTTTATAATAAAGTTAAACAAATTGAAGACTACAATAATTTTATTACAACTTATGCCCCATATGTAGCTACAACAGCAAGTTTACAAACCACAATCAACCAATATTCAGCAAGTATTGTTAATGTTATTACTCAATTTGATGGGTATGAATATTATTTATATTTTGAATCTAGCTCATATGCTTGGCCTAAAATAAATTCAAATAAACCCTTTATATTATTATCTACAGGATCTGTTCAAACTTGGTATAATAATTTAACTGCTTCTGCTAAGACATATGATTTAAATAATTATGATAATTTAGAATTTGCTGTTCCTAACTTTATACGAGATGATGAAAATAACCAACCTTTCTTATTGTTTTTGAATATGGTTGGTCAATATTTTGACAATATTTGGATTTATTTAAAATCTATCACTGATATTAATTTAGCAAATAATAATTTAGATTATGGGATATCTAAAGATTTAGTATATCAACAATTACAATCATTGGGTGTTAAATTATATAATTCCCAAGCAGGAGACAGTGTAGCAAATTATTTAATTGGAGCTAATACTGGTAGTAGCATATGGGATAATGATTTTACTATTACTGGTAGTTATTTGAATAATATTCCACGTAAAGATTTAGTAGCTGAATTATATAAGCGTATTTACCACAATTTACCTTTATTGTTAAAAACTAAAGGTACTGTTGCTGGTTTAAATTACTTAATGACTATATTTGGTATTCCTAATCAAACATATTATGTTATTACTAGTGGATCTATTACTCAATCTTATTATACCCCAACTGGTAGTAATTTTACATCTAGTATACTAAATGTTAAAGAATTTGGAGGCTCACTTAAATCAGAACTAATTAAAGGATATAATAATAATAAAGTAAGAATTGTATCCAATACTATAACAGGTAGTGTATTGTCTTCTGAATTAAGCTTACAAACATATCCTACTACATCTGCTACTTTTAGAGATGATGATTTACATTATGTAGATATATCTTTTAGTCCACAAACTCAAATTGACACTTACATATCCGGAGCTATTGCTTCTAATAATTCAACTTGGAGTTTAGATGATTTTATTGGAGACCCAAGACAACAATATAGTGCTTCTTACCCGGATTTAGATAACCAACGTAAATTATATTTCCAAACAGGCACTCCAGGATATCCCGGATTTACAGGATCTCTTTTAGATTATAATGGATTTATTAGACTAATTGAGTATTTTGATAATTCATTATTCAAAATGTTAAATGATTTTGTTCCTGAAAGAACAAGTTTATCTACTGGTGTTACTATTAATTCACCTGTACTTGAAAGGAATAAAACCGTTTACTCTGTACCTAATGTTACTAACCAACAGATATATGAAGCTAATTATCAAACATCTTCCATAACAGCTCAATATGGCCCACTATATGAAGATCTACAAGGAGATAAAAAACCTTTCTTTACAGGTGAATTGAGTGGTAGTGTGGTTGATGTAAATCAATATTTTGAAGATAATTATAATCAATATCTTGGAGATTGGAATGTGTGGAATTTACAACATACTATTAGTGAAAGTATTGATTTAAATAAATTTTTACATTCTGATTGGAATGTATTATTAAATAATGTTTCTTCTAGTGTTAAATCGCAATTTAGAAATAATATAGAATATACTGGTAATTTTTTGCCAACAACTAGTCTTACATATCCTGCTGAATTGCAAGATTCATATTTAACATTACGTTCATATAATACTTCTCGTTATGAAGGTTCCAAATTAACTAGTTTAACATATAATATTTACACTAGTGGATCTTATACAGGATCAAATGGTATTTCTATACAAAATGGAGATAAATCATATGGTAAAACAGCCGTTATTGATCGCCAGTCATATAAGATAGGATGGGTAAAAAATATACCATCTCAAAGTTTAAATTTCTTTGATAAAACACAAATACAATTAAAATATTTAGTTGATAGTAATCTAAACATTACAGATTTAACATTAAAGAATAATAATTTATTTGAAATACAAAACACATTTAAATCAGGAGATAACGTAGTATTATCATTATCAGATACTACTAAACCTTCATTTCAAAAACCACTTGATGGTACTAAAACCATTTTTAGAGGAGGATATTCATATGATCCTATATTATACAGGGAACAAAAAGAACCATTATATATTAGATTAAATAATACTATATCTACTACTAATTACCTTGGGTATAAAGCTACTGCTACTGATTTTTATTCTTACCAAAATTATGGAGCCGCTATAGGAAATATGGCAGGAGGACCATATCCTATATCAAATCCCCCTGCTGATTTAGGAAATCCTCGTTTCAATAATAACCCTCTATCTTCTCTATCAGGATTTGGGTATATTTTTCTTAAAAATTACGGTGGGCGAACACAAGCTTCTCAAGGATCTTTATTAACAACCCCAATGGTTAATGAAGTATTAGACCCTACTGGGTTTTCAAATTTATATTCTACTTTAGCAAATCAACCTCAAACGTCTTTTCCTGATATATCTTGGACGGGCCCTATAGCTCAAGGTTATTATGACCATCAATCTGGGGATAGAAGAGTATATGTTTTTGATTTGTCAAACTCAAATAGTTCAACATATATTTCTTTTAACAATTCTAATCTTAACAATGGATTTGTTAATGGATATACATTAGATAATTTCACAGACAGAAACCAATACCTATTCAAAGCCCAAACCCCAGGAACATATACTATATCAGGTAATATTCCATTCTTTATGAGATTATCATATGTTAAATGGTTTCGTTTTAGAAGAGGTATTTTTGCTACTTCAAATGTTCCTGATCCTTTTCATTTATTTGGAGCTAAATTTAAAATAGTTGCTGTAGTTGAAAAAAGTAACAATCCTACTTCTCCTAATTCTTGGATATATGTAGCTAGTACTAGAATACAAAACGCTTATGTACCTGGAGGTGGATTTACATATAATGCAAACAATAATGAGTTTAAAATAAACAGTGGATTAGGAGGTGGAGCATGGGATTCAGATTCTACAGACGGGGGAGAAAATGCTGGACTTAGTAGTAGTAATAATTATCTTTATAGAATAGCGTTTAATCTTAAATTTAAAAATGATAATATTTCTTCTTCTACTCCTGACGAAATAAATGTAACTTTAGCAGCAGGAGAAGTTCTCAGACTTAGATTATATTTTTATGATGTTGATGCTTTTTTTACTTGGGGAAGAGATGCAAGTTTTGACATAGGAAAACCAAATACACGTACATCTCTAACTATTCCTCCTTTCCCATCAGTTACTGGCTTTACTTCTGCTGAAATAGATTATTTAAATGATGCTGTTTTTGCTATAGAAGAAAGAAGCATTCCTATTGTAAACTATAGTAATATTGTTGAATATAATAATGATAATGTATTTACAGGAACTGGAAATAATGAAATATTATTCACTCCAACAATATCTTCATATATTGTTTCTGGTTCAATTTTTACTCCTTCTTCATTAATAGGGACAAATAATTACTATTCTCCTATAGTAGATAATTTAACTATTCAATCACAAGATTTAATTCGAATAGGATCTATTAATGACCCTACTCCTAGTTATTATACTGTTAAAAATGTTGAAGAATATTATGCATTAGAAAATGGATCTTCTTTTACAGGAAATGTAGCTTTTGCTAGTTCATATGATTTTAATGTATCTACTATTCCTACTCAATATCGCTCATTAGGAAGAAGAAGTGTAATATGGTTTCCTAATAATATTGTGGGTAATAATGGTTCTTCACAAAATAATGCTTTATCTGATTACTTTAATCTTATATATAATTCAACCGATATTAATGGGGCTAAAAAAATTACAATAGGTAATATGCAGAACAGAAATGGAATTTCTCCTTCTACTGTTTTTACTATAAAAGATATAATAACATGTAGAGTAGTTTTTTTTGACTCTTCCCTTTCTAAACTATATCCAATGACTTTTGTAATATTATCTGATGATCTTACTGTACCAACAAATCAACGTGCTTTTAACACTGATTATAATGATTGGGTTATAAGTAGCAATACCATTGCTCCAAGTTTATCTACACCTTATACTAATACTAACCCTACTCCAACTTTTTTCCCACAAATAACATCAGAATTATATATTAAAGCTACATTAGATAAAGATGTATCTGGAACAGCTTTACTTCCTTTATCTCAAATAAGTCAAAATTTTGCTATATTACGTCCCAAACCAGATGAAACTTCTATAATAATAGAATATTCAAAACAGCTTGGAGATGTATCACAAACAATATTAATACCTCAAGATGCTAATGATGAAATAAAAAATAATATAGGTAAAATATTCCAAAGCTTAAATGTCGATTTGTCTAACCAAAATATTACTCAATAATGACACTATTATATTATCAACCAGCATCAGCTTCATTTTCTTCTTCTATACAAGCTGTTTCTACTGATCCTTTAGCTCCATTTCCTAATATTATAGAATATAACAATATTACTCTAATAACAGGATCTGGAGTGTATAATATATATACAGGAAGTATAATATTAGCCACATATCCTATTGAGGATACTATTATTTATTATAGTTCCTCATATCTTCCCAATACAGTAGCTGTTGAAATTCCTCCTACTCAGTCTACTTTTCTAACACAATATATATTTACTCCTAATATTATAGTTACTTCATCTAATGATGTATTTACAATATCTGGGTCATTATACACTGCTAGTTTTTCACAATCATCAGCAGCAGGAGGAATATCTTTAAATTTAAATACAAACTATTTAACAACTATATCAGGTAGTGGATTATTCTATACTTCTTCTTTAATAATAATAAATACAAGTACTGGAATAACTTCATCTTATATAACAGCATCTAATACTTACATATCTTCTAGCTTTTCAGGATCCTTATCAACAGATTCATATATTATATTAGCTAAAACAGAAACATTATCTGGTTTTATGGCAACATTTAGCAGTTCTGCTGATATACCTGTGTTACCAACAGGTAGTTTAGTATCTTGGAGTGCATATTTAAACGCTACTGCTTCATATATTTCAAGTAGTGGAAATACTTTTTATTTAGCTGGTGGAAACTTATCTACTATTAATTCAATAATAATAACAGGATCTGCTCTTATTAATTTTAATACATATGGGATAACAGAATTAACCAGCTGTAGTTTTTATAATAATAAATTATCTACATTTCCTAATGTTTTAACTGCATCTAACTTACAATATTTCAATGTTGAATCTAATCTCATATCAGGGAGCATACCTAGTTTACCTAGTAATATACGTGCCTTCATAGCCCAGAATAATAAATTATCTGGTAGTATTCCTAATTTATCTAGTTCTTATAGCTTACAACATTTTGATGTGAGTAACAATTACATAACAGGAAACATAAATTTAACAAATTGTTACAACCTACAATATTTTGACGTAAATAACAATTTACTTTCAGGTAGTGTTTTAATTACAGGAAGTGAAAATTTAAAATACATTAACATAAGCAATAATAACCAATTAACAGGTAGTTTACCTAATTTAAGTAACTTATATAATCTTACCTATATCAATTACAGTTACACATCTATGTCTGGTAATATACCTAGCATTGCAAGTTGTAGTCTTTTAACAGATTTTATATGTGAATACAATGGTAGTAATAATGTTAATCCTCAAGAATATAAATTTACTGAAACTTTTCCTTCTACATTATTGAATTTTCAAGCATTCAATGCTAACTTCCGAAAAACAGATTCAATAGAAAATATATTATATGGATTAGATGCAGGAGGAGGAATAAGTGGATCTGTAAATTTATCTGGTTCAAATAATGCTGTTCCTTCTTTTATTGGATATTCTTATACAGCATCTTTAAAAAATAAAGGATGGACAGTTTACACAAATTAAAAAATTAATATATTTATAGTATATATAACAAATAATAAACAATGGCAATATTAAACCCTACAGTAGTAACAGTAGATGCAATTTTAACCACAAAAGGTCGTGAGTTATTGGCTCGCAATGATGGTTCATTTCAGATTACCCAATTCTCACTTGCAGATGATGAAATTGATTATACATTATATAATCCAAATCACCCATCCGGGTCTGCATTTTATGGTGAAGCAATTGAAGCGATGCCTATGATTCAAGCATTTCCTGAAGATACACAAATTATGCGTTATAAATTAGTAACACTTCCTCGTGGTACATCACGTTTACCTGTTATTAGTTTAGGTTATAACACAATTACATTAAAACAAGGTGCTTCTTTAACAATCACCCCTCAAACACTTAATTATTTAGGTGCAACTTCAACATTTGAAGCTAATGGATATGTTGCAACCATTGCAGATATTCGTTTATTATCTTCATTCCAAGGTACTGGTATTACAACAACCACTGTAGGTCAAGTTGGATTGAATACAACTGTTGGTACTGTATTATCTAAATCAGAACTTGGTACTTCATTTACTTTAACTGGTACAACTGTTAATACATTATTTGGTAGTTCATTAACTACACTATCTACTACAATCACAGTAATTGGTAGAGACAGTGGAGCCAGAATTACAATTCCAGTAAATATTCAAAAAGTATCAACTATATAATTTAAAATAACTTAAAAAATGTCATTTGTAAGATATAACCCCGAAGATTCAGTAATAAGTGCAGAAAGTGTAGTTAGACCTATGTGGACTAACGACTTATATACATTATCATCTTTTTTCACAGCTAGTGGATATACTGAATATTATTTAGATGTTTATAACCAATCTCCTTCTACTACAGGTTCAGAAGTACAATTTTCTATCCAATATGGTAATAGATTAGGATCTGGATCTGCCCTTATTAACACTGCCACTCCAGGATATACTCCTTCTCGTGTTATATATGGTCAGTATAGAAATTTAGTTTATGGTACTGAAACTAATGATTTTAGCTTTGATGGGGGGGTTACAACAGCAAATGATATCTATATAATTAATATTTCAAGAGCTCGTTATAAAGAATCAATTCAACCTGGCTCTTTAAATTTGTCCTTAACAAGTGGTAGTGCAACTATTCAATTAACAGATGATAGTAATACTACTTCATTAACTCGTTTTATAGGAGAAAATAGAGTATTTTATATTATTAGTGGAAGTAACGGAAACGCATATACAAGTAGTGCTGCGACAATCTACTATGGTATGATGTTACCTGATTTAGGGTTTATTGTATTAAATGGTACTGGGTCAGGTGCTAATACTTTAGCTCCTTACATCCAAGCAGCAAGTCAAGCAACTTCTTCTGCTCAAAATAACCATTTAAAACTATTCAATTCTATTTCAGCTAGTGGTAATTTTCAATTACGTTCTCAAGAAACAGTATCTTCTCGTTTCTTTTTCACTCGTGTTAAAAATAGTGAATTTAATTATACAACTAACCCATCTATTATAGATGCTAATGGTAATTTACTATATACTACATTGATTAATAATCCTCAAACTTTTATTACTACTGTTGGTATGTACAACGATAATAATGAATTATTAGCTGTAGCTAAGTTAAGTAAACCATTAGTAAAAGATTTCACTAAAGAAGCCTTAATTAGGATTAAGTTAGACTATTAATGCATGTCGTCATTCAAAAAATTAAACAAAGCTGACATTACTACAGTTCCATATGCTGCTAATAAGCAATGGAACTTGTCATTTTCTTGTTTTCCTACTTCTAGTGAATATATAACTATATATAAAGGTACTAATCTTACCAGTAGTTTCTCTTCAGGAAGTGATCCTATAAGTGAAGGACAATATGAAAGATTAATTTATGCTTCTATAAATCATTTGTTCTATCAAAAATATACTGATACTCTTAATACAGGATCATTAATGTTTGATATTAACACGTATGAATCTGCTTCTCAACAACGTCCCACTGGAGCTTATTTTGATTACAATATTAATCCCTTATTAATTAAAAACTTCCCAACAGGAGCTAATGAAAGCATTCGTGTATTATCTATTAATAGAAATATATATGGTAATAAAATATTACCTTATTCTTTCATATTATCTTCATCTGCATATTATGTAACAGATGATGGATATGGAAATTTATATGATACAGGAAGTATTAACGGATATGTACACATAGGAAATATATTTTATGCTCATGGTGTTGCAATAATTACAAATCCAGATTATCAATCAATGTTTCCTTTCTCGTCTGCATCTTGTTTTCCTGCTTGTCATACTTATGAAGTTGCTCCTAAACCTGAAGGTGATCTAGAAATTCAATGGACACAATGTGATGGAATAGTTACTAGTAGCCTTTATATATGGCCAGATAGTGGATCCATATGTGCTCAAACAGGATCCGTAATTAGAATTGGAAGTAATGACGGTTTTATAACAAAAGGAAGCTCCTGCATTTAAATATTTATACCCATGCCAGCAATATCACATACAGGATCGTTTACTTTATCTTTTCAAAATGAACATATAATTCATGAAAATGAAATACGTTGTATTGTAAAAGAAAGTGAATTTAATTTATCTTATAATCCAACATTAGTAACAGGTAGTTATGAAGGAGGAATATTAAGAAACTTTGCTACTGGGTCTGATTTTCAACCATATGTTACTTCTATTGGTATGTATAATGATGAAAATGAATTATTAATGGTTGCAAAATTAAGTAAACCAATTATGGTGTTTCCCGATACAGATATGACTTTTATAGTTAAATATGATTTATAATAATTCGCATATATTTAATAAGTTATGAATAAGTGGCAATATAAAGAAGAATTTAACCCTGAAAATTATTTGGGTTTTGTTTACAAAATAACTAATCTTACAAATAAAAAGTTTTATATTGGCAAAAAATACTTTTGGTTTAGTAAAAAGAAAAAATTAACTAAAACACAACTTGCTGAACAAACCGGACCCGGCCGTAAACCAACACACGAAATTATTCAAACAGAAAGTGATTGGAAAACATATTGGGGGTCATCTAAAGAATTACTTAAAGATATTAAAGAATTAGGTGAAGAACATTTCGAATGTGTTATACTTAAATTATGTAAAACCAAAAAACAACTAACATATTTTGAAATGCATTATCAATGTATAAATGAATGTTTAATGTCTCCTTCATATAATGATAATATTCTTGGAAAATTCTATCGTAAAGATTTTGATTTGGCAGAATAACTTACTATCTTTGTAGTTATGGAAAATGCTGCCCTTTTAATACTATTAGAATCTGTATTAGGTCGTGGTGATAAAACTAGTAGAGGTAATTATGCCTTTAAATGCCCTTTTTGTCAACACCACAAAAATAAATTAGAAATCAACTGCATAACAAACGAAAAAAAAGAAAATCCTTGGCATTGTTGGGTATGTGAAGCAAAAGGAAAAACAATTAAATCTCTTTTTAAATCGCTGAAGGTATCCACTAATAAAATGTTAGAATTAAATATGGTTATTGTTCCTGGTAAACAGAAAGAAAAAACCATATCTACAGTATTAAGTTTACCCAAAGAATTTATTCCATTATATAAACCAATTGATGATAGAATTACACAAATTGAAGCAAAACATGCTATTAAATTTTTACGTAAACGTGGAATAACAATTGAAGATATTATAAAATATAATATAGGTTTTTGTAATGAAGGACCTTATAAAGAACGTATTATTATACCTTCATATGATGAAAAAGGAATAATAAACTATTTCATAGCCAGATCCTATAAAGATAATACTACAAAATATAAAAACCCTCCAGCTGATGCTAAATCAATTATTGGATGGGAGTTATATATAAATTGGGATGCTCCTATTATTTTAGTAGAAGGTATATTTGATGCTTTAACTATTAAGAGAAATGTTATTCCTCTATTTGGGAAAATAATTCATGAAAAACTAATGCAAAAATTAGTACGTTCAACTGTTAATAAAATATATATAGCTTTAGATCCTGATGCTATTAAGAATGCTTTAAAACATGCTGAATTATTAATGTCATATAATAAAGAAGTATATTTAGTAGAATTAGATGGTAAGGATGCTAATGAAATTGGATTTGAAAATTTTTTAAAATCAATAGAAAACACACAACCGCTTACTTTCCAAAGTTTATTATCCAAAAAATTACAATTAATATGATAGAAAAAAGTACAAATATAATTAAAGACCCAAAAATTAAACGTATCGTTGAATATACAGAAGATAATAAACAAATTAACATTTTAGACTCCAGATTCTACAGACGGAATGGCAAATATTATCCTTCAGTAACTTCAATATTAAATTACTTTCCTAAAAACCAATTTTTTCATAGTTGGTTAAAAGATGTAGGACATAATTCAGACATCATTGCTTCTAAAGCAGCAGCAGAAGGTACTGCTGTACATAATGCTATTGAATCTTTTTTAAATGGTGATGAAATAAACTGGTTAGACGATTATGGAAATACTAAATATAATTTAGAAGTTTGGAAAATGATATTAAAATTCGCTGAATTTTGGAATACACACAAACCAGAATTAGTAGCTTCTGAATATCATTTATTTTCAGATGAACATGAATTTGCAGGAACTGCCGATTTAGTAGTTAAATGGTTAGACAATTTATGGTTATTAGATATCAAAACTTCCAATTCATTACACACCAGCTATGATTTACAATTATCGGCTTACGCTACAGCATGGAACGAAACACACAACGAAAAAATTACACGTACTGGTATAGTATGGTTAAAAGCATCTACCCGTAGTGAAGGTAAAAATGGTAAAATCCAAGGTAAGGGATGGGAAGTAAAAATGATAGATAATATTGAAAATAACTTTAAAATGTTTAAATATATACAAGAAATATATAAACTTGAAAACCCTGAATCTAAACCATATACTGAATTATTACCTACTGTAGTTAAGTTAAACCATTAAATATTTATAGATATATACTATAAAATATGGATATTCTCAATAAACAGTGGTGGAAACAAGTACTTCAACTAAACGAAATAGTAGATAATGATGTTGAAGATAAAATAATAAAAGGATTTTCATTATATAGATTTCCATCAGGGTTTGGTAGAGCTTACAAAACATCAAATGGTAAAGCATCTCCTTTTCTAGCTAAACAGATAAATAAATGGATTGAAAAAACATTCCCTGAAAGTAAAGTTAGAGTAGCGTATGAAAAAACGTATGCTACTATTAATATATTCAATCCTAATGTTATTCATGAGATGTCTTCTATTCAAGAATCACCTCCTATTAATTTTGGAGATGACTCCCCATATCAAAATTATATTCTACAAAATCGCCATAAAATAGAACAAGCTGCTTATGCTTTTAATATTCCTATTAGTGATATGGAATATGCATTTAGTGGTGGTAATGAAGTAGTATTAAATGATGAAATGTGGAAAGAAATGGAAAATACTAAGTCTTATAATATGAAGACATTAGAAGATGCTATTTCACACGCTTTAAAAATAGGTATTGATCCTAAACCCTATATTGATTATATTAAACAGAAAAAAGATATACCCCTTCCTCTTGTATTACAATATTCTCAAGGGAAATATTATTTAGTTGGTGGTGAAATAGTATTATCTATTTATAGATCTTTAGGCATAATTCCTACTGTACTTTTAGCTACATTAAATTTACAAGATAAAACTTTATCTAAACCTATATTTGAAAATCAAAACAATACCGCAGAATTTAAAAATAAACAGATAGATACTATTAAACATTTTTTAAAATATGCTGTTAAAGAATTAGATATAAAACAATTACCTAAAGGTTTAACATTATCGTATGATAATGAAAAAGCTAAAACTCACCATACATTTGGTACTTTTGATCCTAATTCTGATAAAATATGGTTATACGTTAAAAATAGAAATTTAGCTGATATTCTTCGTACATTGGCTCATGAATTAGTTCATCGTAAACAAGCCGAAGAAGGTAGAATAGACATAAATAGTGGAGAAACTGGTAGTGAAATTGAAAATGAAGCCAATGCAAAAGCAGGAGTATTATTAAGAAATTTTGGTAAAAAACACGAAGAAATTTACGAAGCTAAAAATAGATTTGGAAATTATCTTTTCGGAGATAAAAAATCAGGTGTTAAAATAGGATGGTATAAAGATGAAATGGAAAAAGATACACCTGCTGAAAAAAAATTATTTGATTTAATAAAAAAATATGCTGATTCTGAACATAGTGTTTATTCAAAAATAAAATTAGACGATTTAGTCCCTTTATTTAAAATAATCAGAACACAATATCCTGAAATAGGAAAACCCAATCCTGACGAATATATCTATAGAGGTACATCTATACCTAAAGAAAAATTAGATGAATTAATAAATAATGCTAAAAACATAGAACCTTATTCTCAAGGTATTATATTATTAAATCAAATGTATTCTTCAAGACGTCAAGTCCAATCCTGGAGTACAAAATATTACAATGCTGCTAGTTTCGCTGCGGGCACTGCAGAACGTAAAAAAGAAGCCGCTATAATTATGAGAGCCAAATCAAGTGATGCTGATTTATATTTTAATCCGGATTTTATGAATAAATTAAGTTCACAAATTGAATATGAAACTTTTAATATTGTAAATCCAATTCCTGTAGATATCATGGTGTTAGAAGAATATAAAGATGAATTTGAAGATATGGAAGCAGGGTACTTACATAATAAAGAACAATAAATAAAATAAATTAGGTTTATGAGTGATAATATGTTAAAGTGCGAATTTCGCGGAAAAGATGTACAACGTATGCGTAATATCATTACTAAAGATTACAACGCAAAAACAAGTACACAAATAGGGTATACTAAAGAATATATTGAACATAAAGAAGGAGATATATGGGAAGAAAATAATAAAACATGGACTATTAAGAATGGTATTAAAATGACCATTACTAAGTTAGATATAGTTAGAAAAGCATTAAATATGCCACTTACTTGTCCTACTTGTCATCAACCCATGAATAAAGGTAGATTAGATAAAGTAATGTATTCTATCCATAAACAATGTTCTGATTGTGTTATTAAACATGAAACAGAATTAAAACGTCAAGGTAAATTTGAAGAATATCAACAAAATATCAATAAACAAAGTATATCATACCATATTAAAGAAATGGAAAATATATTGTTAGAATTGGCTTTAAATCAATCTAATGATTCCTTTGTGACTGAAGATGGTGATGTTGAATCGTGGAAAGGTAAAGGAATTGATTATAAAAAAATAACAGAAGACATCCAAGAATATATTCAAAAATTAAAAGATGTTTTGAATTCATAATATTTATGGGCAATACCTATTTAAACCAATAAAAATAGTTTAGAATTGATTATGCCCACAGAATTAACCGTTGCTATAGTATCATCTGTATTTACTGCTATTATAGGTCCTATTGCAGTACATTATTTTAAAGAAAAATTAAACAAAAAATCTAAAGATATATTAAAAGAAACCTTAGAAGAAAATACATTAATAATTAATAAATTAGAAGAAATTAAAAATATCCATAAAGCAGACAGAGTTTGGATAATGCAATTTCATAACGGAGGTAATTTTTACCCAACTGGAAAATCAATCCAGAAATTTAGCATGTGTTACGAATTAGTAGAATATGGAGTTAGTTCTATTCAACAAAATTTTCAAAATATACCTATTAGCTTATTTAGCAAATCTATAAATCATCTTTTAGAAGAAGACATAATTGCTATCCCTGATTTTAAGGATGAAACTATACCTACTTATGGGTTAAAATATGTTGCTGAAGAATATGGTTGTAAAAGTGCCTATTTAGTTGCTATTAAATCTATAGATGGTAAGTATGTAGGAACATTAGGTATAGAATATACTAAACGTAAAACATCTCTTTCTCAAGAAGAAATAAATAACCTATGGATTGAATCAACAGCAATAGGTGGGGTATTGATTTCTTCATTCAAAAACAAAACAATATGATTAAGCTAATAGATATGCTAAAAGAACATGAAGAAGGAGAAGAATATCCTCCTTACATGTATTCATCAGTAGGATTTGGTTGTCATGTATGTGATTATTATTATACAAAAGATGATAAACATATGTGTCGAAATGAACATTATCAAGAATTAATGGGTACTGATGAATTAATTAACCCCAAGACTAAAAAACCAATTAAAGATCCATCAAAATATTGTTCAAACTGGTTTGAACCTAAAAAATAATAATATGAATAAATTAGATATCTATGAAGTTGAAGATTGTGGTTGTTTTGGCCCCAAATTAACTTTAAATGAAGGACAAGATAATATTATGTTATCTGAAGGATTAAAATACCATATTCAAGAAGGTAGGATGCTTATACATAATATTTATCGCCCATTATCTAAATCCTATTTTGCTTTAGTACGTGAAGCACGTGATTTATATAATAAAGGATTATTATCTGTAACTGAGGATGATATGGAACTTTTAGAAAGCAATTTAGGTGAATTCGGTATATATAATGGTATTAAAGTTCCACTTGATTATGTATTTGATATTGATGAAGTTACCAACTATATTAATGAAGCTACTAAAGATAAAAAGAAAACACCCCCATTAGGCAAACCTAAACGTGGTGGATCTAAAAAATTCTATGTTTATGTTCGTAAACCAGGTGGAGGAATTAAAAAGGTATCATTTGGAATGGCAGGTGGGGGATTGCGTGCTAAATTAAATAACCCAAAAGCACGTCAAGCCTTTGCAAAACGTCATAAATGTTCACAAGCAAAAGATAGAACAACTGCTCGTTATTGGAGTTGTAGACTTCCTCGTTATGCTAAACTATTAGGCTTCAAAACCAGCTTTAGTGGTTATTGGTAATAAATCGAAAAATCATGAAATACTACAACTTTTTCAAATTTCTAGAAGATAAAGGAGAAAAGAAAATCCCTATCAAAGTAAAATTAATACAAAATCCAAACTACCAAATCACACAAGCTGACGCGACACCCGATTTGAATTTATACGATACTCCAATCACATCTCTTGGAAATTTAACTTCAGTTGGTGGCAGTTTGAATTTATACGATACTCCAATCACATCTCTTGGAAATTTAACTTCAGTTGATGGGAATTTGAATTTACAATATAGTAATGTCAAATCTCTTGGAAATTTAACTTCAGTTGGTGGAGATTTGAATTTATATGGTACTCAAATCGAATCTCTTGGAAATTTAACTTCGGTTGGTGGGAATTTGTATTTGATAGGAACTAATGTTGAATCTCTAGGAAATTTAACTTCGGTTGGTGGGAATTTGAATTTGGAAAATACTAATATAGAATCTCTTGGAAATTTAACTTCGGTTGGCGGGGATTTGTATTTAAATAATAGTCCAATAAAATCTTTTGGAAATTTAACTTCGGTCGGTGGATATTTGAGTTTATACAATACTCCCCTATCAAAAAAATACACTGAAGAGCAAATTCGATCAATGGTTGATGTTAAAGGTGAAATATATTTATAAAATCATGATTAAACTTTTAGATATATTAAAAGAAATTATTGCATTTTCTAATTGGAAAATGCCTTCTTTATCTCAACTTAAACAAGAATATAAAATAGAGCATGAGATGAAAGGTAATGATTTTTGGGAAAGTGAAGAAGATTTTTTAAATGCTGTTAAGAATGGTAAAATAGTTACCATTACTCCTTCTGAAGATCAAAACATATATTATAGAAGTGGAACAGAATCTTATGAAGAACTTTTAAATTTAATTAAATCATATAGATCTTACCCTAAATATAGAAATGAAACTACATTACAATCTTTATATGATGGATTTAAAAACAATTCACCTATGGATTTACCCATAGTTATAAAATTCCCAGATAATACTAAACGAGTATTTTCAGGTAACACAAGAATGGATGTGGCTTTTCAATTAGGTATTAATCCAAAAGTATTATTAGTTAAAAGCGAATCTTATGACCCATCCATATAAAGACATAGAAACTACATCTGAATATATTATACGTGAATTTGATGAAAATATAGATCCTATAGAATTATTATGGCATCGTGATGATGAAAATCGCACAATAGAAATCATAGGAAAAACAGATTGGCAACTGCAGCTTGAAGATCAGTTGCCAACTTCATTGAATCGTCCTATATTTATACCACGTCATATGTGGCATCGTGCTATAAAGGGTACTGGCAAATTGTACTTAAAAATATATAAATCATGATAAAACTAACAAATATATTATTTGAAATGTTAGACGAGAAAAAAGCAGATCGTTGTAAACGTATTGCTGATCGTCGCTATTCAAAACCATCTGCTTATAAATCAGGTGCTATTGTGCGTTGCCGTCAAGGTAAAATATGGAAAAATATTAAAGAAAACGAATTAAATGAATTGGGCCCTAATGATATTCATTATCAAAACATACTAAACTATTACGATAAATCTAATGATAATGTTAAAAAGAAAATATTAGAAAAATTTAATATTAAAATTATAAAAAATAAAAGCATATCAGAATATGCTGAAGAATATAAAAAGAAATTAGAAAAAGAATTGTCTGAAATAGGACGAGATGTTTTAGAAATAGAACAAGAATTAGGTATATCATTAAATTAAAAATAAAAATACAAATGAAAAAATCCGAATTAAAAAGAATCATCAAAGAAACCATATCAGACCTTACTCAAAATAATCTAAATGAACAAAATGAAGGTGTTAGACAATATCTAAGACAACTTCAAGATTTTGAAGAAACATATGTTGATACTTTAGATGATTTAGAAAATTTAGCTACTGCTGTTGAATCTTTCCATAGAAGTTTAATTAATAGAATTAAACAAGAAAAAGGAAACGTATACGGAGACTGGGAAGCATAATGATCAAGTTAACAGACATATTACTTGAAATAATAAACGAAACAAGATACGAATCAAGTACTCTGAATGAAAAAAAAGAAACTCTTCGTACTTGGTTTAAACGTAAAGGTGCTCCTGGAAAAGTAGGTGGATGGGTAGATTGCAACACCTGCCGTAAGGTAGATGGTAAAACTAAATGTAAACCATGTGGTAGACAAAAAGGTGAAAAACGTTCTAAGTATCCTTCTTGCCGTCCCACTCCATCTCAATGTAAACAACCCGGTAAAGGTAAAAAATGGGGTAAAACAAAATAGAAATTAAAATTTTACAATATTTATATATATAAATTAAACAAAATGAATAATTCTGCATTACGCTTATTTATAAGAAGTATTATAACTGAAGCTAAAGAAAAAAAGGTTGAAAAAGAACCTAAAAAAACTATAAAAAAAGAAGAAAAAGCTCCAAAAAGTAGTGGTAAATTAGTAGACCTTAAAAAAGAATTAGCTGCTTTAAAACAATATAAAGATGAGCTTCAAGTAGCTAAATTTGCAGAAAAAACTGCATCTACTGAGGTTGAATTTGCTGATTTAGCTAAATTTGCTAAAGAATTAGATGCGTTAAAAGCAAAAGGTGTTGCTTTAGAAAAACAAATTGATGAGAAAATTAAAGAACTTGAAACTCGCATTTCTGATGAAAAAAATAAAATCAAAGAAATGATGGGTCTTACCGCTCCTGAGAAAAAAGGAGCTAAAAAAATGATGGATGAAAAAAAAGACGAATTAGAAGAAGCTCGTTTTAAAAAAGGTACTGATGTAGGTAAACCTGGTAAAGGATTTGCTAAAATAGCTAAATCAGCCGCTAAAAAATATGGTTCAAAAGAAGCTGGTCAAAAAGTAGCAGGTGCTGTATTAAAGAAAGTAGTAGCTAAAAACAAATAATATGGAAAACAATGCTTTAATGGGCCAATTTGTATCTACATTACTTGCTGCTCGTACACAAGCCCATATATTTCATCTTCAAACACCCTCGTTTGCTGCTCATAAAGCATTAAATGAATTTTATGATGCTATTGTGGATTTAACAGATAGTATTGTTGAATCTTACCAAGGTAAATATGGTATTATTACTGGATACGGCAATGTTTCTTTACAAGAATACCAAAGTTGTGAAGGTATTATTATGTACTTTAACACTTTATGTATGTTTGTAGAAAAAAGTAGACAAATGTTAGCTCAAGACTCATATATTCAAAATCAAATTGATGAAGTTGTTGCATTGATCAACTCTACAATTTATAAACTACGCTTTTTAAAATGATAAAATTACTTGATATTCTAGAAAACCTAGATCCAGTAGGTAAAGAAGATGCTGATATTAATAACGATGGTAAAGTAAATAAAACAGATAAATATTTAGCTAATCGTCGTAAAGCAATAGCTGCTAATCTTAAAGAAGGAGATCATGAAGTAGCAATGGCCGTTTCTAGCCTAGAATCAATTGCCAAAGCAATTGTTGAATTAAGACAAAAACTTGGAAATGTTGAACGTAACATTCCAGGTTGGATTCAAGATCATATAGCAAAAGCAGAAAACTATATTGAGCAAGCTGCTCAAGGTTTTCATGAATTAAAACATATAGATGAAAATAAATAAATTACTGTAATTAAAAATAGTAATTTTAATTTTAAAAATCCTTATAGATCATAAAAATAAGGAAAACTAAAGAAACCAATGAGTAAAACATTATTATTAGAAAAATATATTAAAGTTGCTGTTCGTAAAGCATTAAAAGAGCAAGAAGAACAACAACGTAAAGCAGAAAAAGCAATATATCTTGTATATCGTTTTCCTGGTTTGAAAAAAATAATGGAAGACTTAATGTCTCCTGCTTTTGGTCGTTATATTAATGATGTTGATATTGTTGCTCCTAAACCAACAACATTTAAAATTACCTTAATCAACAATCAAGATTTTACTGTTAAATACCTTGGTAAAGGTAAATTTAACATTAAAGTATCAGGCAAACAATACCATTCAGATAATTTAGGAGAAGCAGAACGTTGTTCTCAAGCTATAGCTGATTTATTAGAATTAAACTATTCAACAGCAGAAGGTAAAGAACAAACTAGCCCTACTCCAGGAGCAACTGAACCTGGTTCTACTTCTCCAACATCTTCAACAGAATTGGGTGCTGCTGAATTAGGTCCTGAATTAGCAGCAGCTGAAGAAACACCACCTCCTACAACAGCAAGTACTCCTGAAGAAACACCCGCACCAGAAGAAGAAACACCAGCTGAAGCTTAAAAATATTAAATATATAAAATATGTTAATTAACGAATTAAAAGCAATGCACCTCAGAGTAGGAGATGTTTTTACTATGAATGCTTCTTTAGGTAATTTTAAACAAGGAGAAGAAGTTACTGTTAAAAGTATTAAACCTTCTGGTGAGGACATAGTTGTTACTTTGTCTAACTCTAAAGGAGTAAAAGATGTTTTTTATTTTGATAAAAACGATGAAGTTTAAAATTTGGTCTTTTAAATCTTCTTTTATATTTTTATGACCAATAAACTTTTACCGTTATGGATAAGAAAATAAAAAGGCTATTTTTTGATATCGAAACAAGTCCTAATATAGGATTATTTTGGACTGCTGGGTATAAGCAAACAATAAGCCACGAAAATATAATCAAAGAAAGAGCTATAATATGTATTTGTTATAAATGGGCTGGTGAAGATAAAGTATATTCCTTAACGTGGGATGAAAATCAAAATGATAAAAAATTACTAGAACAATTTGTAGAAATAGTTAATGAAGCTAATGAAATTGTAGGCCATAATGGTGATCGTTTTGATCTACCTTGGATCAGAACAAGATGTTTATATCACAGAATACCTATATTTCCTAATTATACTACATTAGATACTCTTAAAAATTCTCGTTCTAGATTTAAATTTAATAGTAATAAATTAGATTATATTGCTAATTTTTTAGGATTAGGAAAAAAAATTCATACTGGATATGATTTATGGAAAAAAATAGTTTTAGATAAAGACAAGCAGTCTCTAGAACAAATGGTAGAATATTGTAAAAATGATGTTATTTTACTTGAAAAAGTATATAATGAACTTTCACCATATATTCCTGCCAAAACCCACCACGGTATTATATTAGGAGGAGAAAAACATTCCTGTCCTGAATGTGGATCAATAGATATGAGATTCTCACAAAAACGTTATACTGCTTTGGGCACTCCTCGAATTCAACTTCAATGTAATTCTTGTCACAAATATCATACTATTTCTCAAAAAACGTATGAGTCTGTTAAAGAATAATATTTATTGGCACAATATTTTAATTATATTTGCCAAATGGAATTTATTACTGAAGTAAAACGTTTACAAAAACTAGCAGGAATATTAACTGAACAAGAAAAACAACCAGAAGAAGAAATTTCTTCTGCTGATACTCCTGAAACTCCATCTGGTTCTATTACTAAGGCTGAAGCAAAACAGCTTATAAAAGGAACAAAAGGTAAATTCTTTACTGTTACTTTCATTAAAAAAGACGGCACTACTCGTGTTATGAATGCCCGTTTAGGTGTAAAAGCATACCTTAAAGGAGGAGAACTTCCTTATGATCCTGAAGCAAAAGGATTAATACCTGTATTTGATATTCCTAAACGTGAATACAGAATGGTGAATTTAAATACTATTATTAAGTTAAAGATTGGTAATAACGAATACGATGTAAAATGATTAAACTAATCCACATAAATACGATGTAAAATGATTAAACTAACCCACATATTAGAAAATATACTATTTGAATATAGTCAAGCTCAAATTGACAAAACTATTAAAAGATGGGAAAATGAACCTAACTTTGATAAAAATGTCGCTTTAAATTTAATAAAAACATTTGATAATAAAAAAAGTGGATTATCAAGTAAATTAGATTTAGTAGTATTACCTGATAAACTAAAACAAGGGAATAATTATCTTAATATAGATCTATATTCATATGAAGATATGAAACGATTAATAAATTCTATCCCTGAAAATCCTGAAACTGTTAAAAAAACAGCTATTAATAGATTTGTAGAGTTATTTGGAATAAATAAACAAACTGCTCAATCATATGTTGCTCGTTTTTTATATAATAAAGATAAATTAAAATTAGCAGCAAAAGAAGGACTAGAAGATATAGGAGTAACTAAAGAAGAAGTATTAAATTTAATCCCTAAAAAACTTCAACGAAATGAAGCATTTTTAGATCCACGTAACTGGAATTGGATTTCATTTGAACAAATAACAGATGCTCTATTCCCTAGTCAAAAAACTTCAGAAGATAATATTAACTTAGCTACTGCAGAAGGTGATAAAGTGTATGATAAAGATGGAATAGAAATATATAAAGGAGATGATATTCAAAAATGTATATCTTATAATCCTGTTATAGAAAAAACAAAAAAGAAAAAATACGGGTGGTGTGTAACTCAAGTAGGAAATACTAATTATGATTTTTATAGATTTAAAAATCAAGCCCCTACTTTTTATTTTGTATTTGATAGAAACAAACCTTCTAGCCCCGAACATGCTCTTTTTGATGATGAATGGCATGCTTTTGTAATACAAGTAACTGCTGATAAGAAAACATATATAGTAACAGGAGCTAATAATAGAAGAGATATTGATACTGGAGATAAAGGATGGGAAGGTATAGCAAACATAGTACCTCCTGATACATGGAATAAAATTAAAAATTTAAAAGATTATTTTGTACCTGTACCCTTATCTGCTGTAGAAAGAGCAAGAAAATATGCTTCTGGGATGGATTTATCTTTAGATGAATTTAAAGAACTTTCTCAAGATGAAAAGATATTATATATACAAGGAAAAGCTTCTAAAAATCAAATATCTACTGATATTTTAAAAATCTTACCAAAATATAAAATATCATATCAGGGTAAAACTACAACATTAGCTAATATTGCTATAGATAGTGGACAAGAAATTCCTTATTCTGTATTGAAAGATAACGAAGCTTTAGCTAAAAGATATGCTATATTTAGATTTAGACATACTAATTATGGTAATTTACCTATTCCCCTTCCTTTTGTAAAATATTTAGACGAACCTGCTAAAGAAAAATATTTAAAAACATTCGATAATAATCTTACATTTGAATATATAGAGAAATATTTTGGAGAAAAATCAGCTCAAAAATATGTAAATGAACAAATCAAAACTCTTAACTATCTCCCCCCAGGTGCTATAAAATATATTACAGATCCTAAAATAAAAGATTTATATTTATCTTATAGTAAATTATTCAAAAATTGGCAAAATTCGGCTAATACTAATATTGATGAAGAAAGATTAGAAAATTCAAAACAAATGCCTATACAGGAAATCGATCCTGTTCCTATAATGTATGATGATTGGAAAGAATTTTCTAATAAAGAAAAACAAATTATATATAATTTAGCAAAAACTGCAGATAACAATACGGAAGAATATTTAACAGTTAGTTATGCTGTACCCTTCTTTTTACAAGATGGTGAACAAAAATACGCTCTACTCCCAGAAGATGATACTTATGAAAATTGGGTAATAACCGATATGAATGGAAATATAATATCCGAATTTAAATCAATCGAATCTATATCATTAAAAAATAAACCTGTATATGGTGGTTACCCAGATTATAGTAATATAGAAAATGCTAAAAGGATATATAAATTGTCTGATTTGCAGATAAATGGTAAACCTGTTTCTTTAAAAGAAATAAAACGTATATTAAAATTAGCAGGAATATTACGTTAAAATATATAAGAATAAAAAAATACTATTAAATTAATCAATAACAACGAATAAATATAATATAAATAATGATTAAGCTTTTAAATATATTACGTGAAATATTATTACAAGAACTAATTGACAAGGAAGGTCATTTTCAGTTTCGTATATCAGAAAGAGGTAATGTGTTAGATATATTAAATTTGAATGATATTCCTCTTAAAGATTATAAATTTACTGAAGTAAAGGAAAAACTTAAAACTAATATTTCAACTGAATTGAAAGATAGAGCTGAAAGAATATTAGAGAAAGATATACCCTCATCTATTACTTATGGTATAGGTATTAAAATACTTAAACCTGTATTAGTAGTTGATGGAGAAAAATATCCTCTTAAACTATATGCTATATCAACTAAGGAAAAAAAAGACAAAGATGGAAATGTTATTGAAAAAATAAAAAAAGATAACATAGGTACATTATATTTTGCTGTTGTTTCCGATAATGAAGCAAAAACATTAATGTTAGTAAATAAAGAAGATGATAATGATTTATATTTTCAAATAAAGAATCATATAAATAGAAAAGGAGGATATAAAGAAGCTAAAATTTTAACCCCACCGAATTATATCTATGAAATAGATTTAGATGAATTGATGACAGGTATAAGTAAAACAAATCAAAATATAAATTTGATTGATCCTGCTACATTAGAATATACATTAAGAACAGATTATAGAAAAGATGCCAAATTTGTCCATAAAAAATATGGTACTGGAACAATCATCAATACATCATCAGGAAGTGGTGGAAAAGGAGATAGTAAAGGGAAACTAGATTGGATAGAAGTAGATTTTGGTAAACCTGTAGTAAAAGGAGGTAAACTAATACCATATCGTAGAATTGAAAACATATTAACATTAGTATCTCCTTTAATTAAAAAATAACATAAAAATAAATTATCAAGATAAACTATATATTAAAATATATAAAAATGGAACAACACATTAATGAAATTCGTAGAATGCAACAATTAGCAGGTATTAATGAAATTAAAGTATCTCAACCGACAAATTCAAAAAATAATAATATTAGTTTATATAATTTTTTAAATAGACATATTGAAGAATTTGCTAAAGATCAACTTCAAACAAATGAAAATTTATCAATATTTGTTTTTAATGAATATTATAATTGGGATACTAATCCTGCAAATTTAGAAGATGAAAATTATCCATACGATACAGAATTTAAAGATATGCCTCAACCTATTCAACAAGATATGATAAATTATTTAGTAGAAAAAGGATTAGAATATTATGGGGAATGGAAATCAGAAGAAGATAACGATAAAACTTACGGAATAGAATGGAATTTAGATTACGGTATGGTATATAATTGGACAAATAAAGCCTACCCAGGACCTGCAGAAGATTTGCATCATGGTTGGATTGAACAAAAGTTTAAAGGAATAATATTTTATGTTTTATATTTTAATGTATAGTTTTAATGAATAAGATAATATTATTATAAGTATAAGTGCCTCATAAAGGTACTTTTTTTTTGTCAAAATGAAATTTATATTTTTAACTTAAATAAATAAGTTATGAATATATTCTATATCCACCCAGACCCAAAAATAGCAGCTCAGCAACTGGCAGATGACCATATTCGTAAAATGCAGATTGAATCTGCACAAATGTGTTGTACTGCTCATTGGTCTGTAGGTAACGAAGCTCCATATAAGCGAGCTCATTTTAATCATCCTTCAACAAAATGGACACGAGAATCTATTCAACATTATCGTTGGTTAGTTCAACATGGGTTAGAAATTTGCAATGAATTTATTAAACGTTATGGTAAACGTCATAAAACACAAGATGTATTAGAATGGTGTCGTGATAATGAACCTAATATTCCTGATAATGGGTTTACTCCTCCACCACAATGTATGCCGGATGAATATAAAAAAGAAAATACTATAGAAGCATATCGTAAATTTTATATTAAAGATAAAATAAAAATTAAAGGATTAAAATGGGAAAAATTAAAAAACATACCAGAATGGGCTTTTATTGATATTTATTACCACAAGTAAAAATAAAACATAATGAAAAAACATATTAACGAAATTTATAGAATGCAGCAATTAGCTGGTATTAATGAAATACGAGTAGCAACTCCTGGAAAGAGTCACTATTTGAATTTTTCTCAAAATGATGTAATTAATATTTTAACTAATAACGAAATAGATATAGATGATGAAGAAGGAATAGATACAGATTCAGAAGAATGGATGGATGTGTTAAGTGATATAATTGGAAAAAATGCATATGATCAAGATAATTGGACTGAAGAGGATCATATGAAAGTTGGAAAATTTATAAAGGTTGTGGAAGAAATGGGCATTGAATTTATATAAAGGTTATGGAAAAAATGAATATTAAAATATAATAAAAATGAAACAATATATTAACAAACATAGAATGCAGCAGCTAGCTGGTATTAATGAAATCAAAGTATCTCAACCTGTTAGAATGTGGGATTGGAATATTGAAGAATTTGGTTATTATGATCCATTAAATAAAACATTTACAGTAGAATCAGGAGATGCATTTGCTGATTATATGGATACAGAATTTCCTGATTGGCTTAATAATGAATATGTTGCTAAAAAAGGAATAGAAAAATACACTAAAGATATTAAAAACGCGGTAAAAAAAGAATACGGTTCTGATGTAACAATTATAGGAGATAATTTTTCATATTAATTAATTATTCAATATATAGACAGATTCATAGCCTGTCGCTTTAACAAAATATAACTGCAGCTGTGGCGCACCAATAAGGTGCGCCATCTGTTTGTTTAGTCAAAATAAAAATATTAAATTTAAATATAAATAATAATATGGAACAAAAGAAAATTGTAATTATTGGAGCAGGAGTAGCAGGTATCAACGCTGCTACTAAACTAGTTGATAACGGTTATCCGGGTGAATTAATCACAATTATAGATAAAGGTAATGACCCACATAACCGCTTACCTGAAGAAGTAATGACAGGTATGTTAGGTGCCGGTGGTTGGAGTGATGGTAAATTAACTTATCACACTGCTATTGGTGGTCAGTTATCTAAATATTGTGGTGAAGAAAAAGCAATGGAATTAATGGATCAAGTTATTTCTAATTTTAGACGTTTTCATCCTAAACCAGAAGAAATATTCTGTTCTGATCCTCAGGAAGAACCTGAATTTATTAAACCATATTTTGGTTTGAGAATGTTCCCTGTATGGCATATTGGAAGTAATTATCTTCATCTCATTGCTTGTAAATGGTACGAATATTTATTATCGAAGGGAGTGAATTTCATGTGGAATACTGAAGTCACAGATATAAACTTTGATACTAATGAAATCGAATTTAAAACAAACTAGAATCTATATTTACTTCTTAGAAAAGAATAATAATGTCTTTTATGTTGGTAAAACAAAAAATCCTAAACGTAGAGAATATGATTGGAAAAGAGAATTTGGAGAAGACATTAATTTTAATTTAGTAGATGAAATAGAAGATAATAAAATAATATGGAAATTTTGGGAAAATTATTGGATTCAACAATTTAAACAGTGGGGTTTTAATTTAATTAACCAAAACGAAGGTGGTGGTGGTTTAGATAAACATTCTGATGAAACTATTGAAAAAATTAGATCTAAAAAAATAGGTGTAAAACAAAATAGAACTAAAATTAGAAAAGATAAAGGATTAAAACATAATAAACAACAAGGTATTAAGATTGGTCGTCCTGAAGGATTTAGATACAGTGAAGAACTTAAATTACATTTAAGTAATAAAATGAAAGGACGTTCAAAACATACTGAAGAAGGAAAATATAAATTTGTAGATAATAAGGTTTATTCTTTTATTAATATAGATACTAATGAAGAATTTAATGGTATTAGATATGATTTTCAAAAGAAATATAATTTAAAATATAAAGGAATATATAATTTAATAACAAGTAAAGCAAAAACATATAAAAGATGGAAAATAAAAGAATTAAATTAATAGATTTATTAGAAGAAACAATAAATTGGGATAGAGCATCTGAATTTTATGATACTGGCAATTATGTGACTATAAATAAAGGTTATGGTATTATAGAGTTTGGTCTAGAAACACTATCAGATGGAGAAGAAGCATTATTCATTAATGATATTTCTATTAAACCGGAATTTCAAGGAAAAGGATATGGTTCTAAAATTATTCAAAGTGCTATAGAATATGCTAAAGAGCAAGGAATACCAGTAGCATTAAGAGCATCCGTAGGAGGGCATTATAATACAAATAGTAATATGTCACAAGAAGATTTGATTAAATTTTATAAAAAATTTGGATTTGAAAATAGACCAGATCTATCAAATTTTGGGCACGATGATATTTTTATGGTTAAATTTTAAAAATAAATAATATGAAAAAAATAAAATACGACTCTCTTATATTTGCTGTAGGCAAATCAGGTATTGATTTTGCACAACAACTATCAAATGATTATAAACTACCAACTGAACCTAAATCAGTTCAAATAGGTGTTCGTTTTGAAGCACCACAAAAATACTTCCAGAAATTGATTGATGTATCTTATGACTTTAAACTCTATCAAAAATTTGATAATGTATCTCTACGTTCATTCTGTACTAACAATAATGCAGCTTATGTGGCTGTTGAAGAGACTTATGGGGATATAAGTTATAACGGTCATGCTAAGAAAGGTGAAGAATTTCGTAATGATATGACTAATTTTGGTATCTTGATGGAAATTAAAGGTATTGAGAATCCATTTGAGTGGTCACGTAATGTAGTTAAAAAACTACAGGTTGATGATTATGGAGGAATATATTATAGCCCTGATAAAGATCGTATGCCTTCTCTTACATCTGAAGGAGCACCTATCAAAACATTTAAAGTAGATAATTTAGGATTATTTAAATACGCAATGGGAGAATATGCCCAATATATAATTGATTTTATCGAACAAATGAATAAAATATTTCATTTTGGTAATGAATATGGTTTTTATGCTCCTGAAGTAAAATATCTTAGCCCTGAGCCTCTAGTAGATTATTCGAATCTTGCATTGGTTAATTTTCCTAATATTCACTTTGTAGGTGATGCTTTAAGTGCTCGTGGTATTACAGTAAGTGGAGCGCAAGGGATATATGTAGCTGAAAGTATATTAAAAAAAGTATAAATATTTAATTTTTGGTAATATTTATTAACACAATGATGGTAAATGAAAAAATCAGAACTAAGACAAATAATCAAGGAAGAAATTACCAAAGTATTAAATGAATTTGAAGATTTATCTATTAAAAATAATTATCTAGACAAAAATTTTTATGACCCTATAACAAAAGAATACTCAGAAGATGTAGTAGTGGATAGTAATAAAATATTTAAAGATTTATTAAAAACCAAAGTATATTATAAATCAAAATTACCATTATATCAAAACAATAAACCATTAACTGACTCTCAAATAGACTCACTAATTGATACATTTGCTGCTAATGAAAGAGATATCATGATTTCTGACATACCTGATATAGATAAAGTAAAATGGATAAATAAATGGAAAAGGGTAGATCTAGATGATTTAACTGATAATTTTATAAGTTTTGTAGAGGGTATATCTGAAAATTGGGAAGAATGGGAATTCCATGATGTTAATCAAACACGATATTCTGATAATTATCCATCAGAAAATAAATGGAACCAACTTTAATTAAAAATGAATACTCAAATAAAATGAAAAAATCAGAACTAAGACAAATAATTAGAGAAGAATTACAAAAACTAGCTGAAACACCTCAATATGAAAAACAACCTGTAGATGAAGGTTGGAAAGAAAATGCTATGGCTTTAGCATTAACTGCTGCTAGTATGATAGGAGGGGGTAAAAAAGCAAAAGGACAAGATATCCTACAAAAATCTCCCGTTGCTGCTGCTACTGTTAAACAAACACAAGATACATTATCTGTTAATTTTAATGATAATTTTAAAAGCGGTAGATATACTCTTAGTGCTGAATCATCAAAAGATATAGTAGAAAAATTAAGAGCTATAGGCAACTTTATTAGAAATAACCCAAATAATAATATTAAAATAAGTATCATTTCAAGTGAATCTAAAGTTCCTAATTATGATAAAGAACCTTCATCTTCTACTTATAATTCTCGCTTAAACACAGGTGAATTAGCTAGTAAAAGATCAGCTTCAATGAAATATACCATTCAAACTTTACTCAAAGATTTGGAAAAAAATGGTGTAGATACTAGTAAAGTAACTTTTGAACCTGCTCAAAATTTAGTTGGAGGACCAGAATGGAAACAAGGAATGTCACCTTCTGATTCTCAATTTGTCAAACATCAGTTTGTTAAAGTTGTTATATCTTTATCTGATGAAAACAAAGTTGACTATTCTGCTTTTGCTAAAGAAGGAGAAAGTTATTTTGACGCTAACGACCATTTAACTGCTATAGTATTTTACAGAACAAGAGAAGCATATGATAGATCTCAATCTGGCCTAGTAGATACAGGCCGTGAAGATGTTTTAGTAAGATTTGTAGATAAAAATGGAAAATTTATAGGAGAAGATTATTTATTGGATAATAGCTGGTGGAATACTAATAAAAATATTAGCAGTGAAATGACTTCTGAATTTAAAGAAAAAATTATTAAGAACGGAAAACGAGTTAAACCATAATTTTGGGCAAAATTTTTATTATAAATTTATAATAATAAAAAAAAACATATGACAAAATTATTAATTATTTTATCTGTTCTTAGTTTAACATCATGTGGAATTATTAAACATAATTCTAATAAATGTAATATTACTAAACATAATCACTATAAAGATCCAGTAGATGCTGCTGTTTATAGTACAATGAAGAAACTAAAGCAAGATAAAATTATTAATTAATTTTTGAAAATTTGGATTAACAAAACTTTTTTAATAATTTTAATTTAAAACACATGGAAAAATCGCCCGAAACAAAACGTATAAAAACATCAGATGGTTCTATAGTTTATTATTGTTTAGGTAAAATGCATAATTGGGATGGCCCAGCATATATTCCTCAAGGTAATAAACGTCAAGCTGAATATTATTTGTTTGGTTTTAAACTTACAAAAGATCAATGGTTAGATCGTAAAAAAGACACCAATGGTGTACCTTGGTATAAAACATCTGCTGGAAAAGCTGCGGGAGCTAGAGTTTAATTATAAAAAAATATAAAATTAGGATCGTTAAGATCCTTTTTTTAATTTTATATTATGAGAGGAAGACCAAAAGAACCATCATTAGAAGAAAAACCACGCAAATTTAGTTATATTTATGAAGATGAAGATACTACTGAAACTTGGATTTATGATATAGATAAATTTGATAAAGGTCCAATAGAAGTTAATATTAAGTATAAGGCTGGTGCTGAAAAACGTATAAAAGAACGTATAAAAGAAAATAAACAAATTAAAAAAACAGCACGCCAAATGAAAAAAATAAATAAACGTAATAAAAAATGAAAATAGGATTATGTGGAACTGTTAGTGTAGGTAAAACTACATTAGTAAATGCTCTTAAACAATTAGATCAATTTAAAGATTATGAAACTGCTACTGAACGTAGTAAATATCTTCGCGATCAGGGTATTACATTAAATACTGATTCTACATTAAAAGGTCAATTAGTATTTGCTGCTGAACGTAGTATTGAATTATTAAAACCTAATATTATTACTGACAGAACAATATATGACGTATGCGCTTTTACACTCTCAGCAAATTCAATTGATTGGACTGAAAAACGTTATTTTGTAGAATTACTTATGTCTCTTCGTAATGAATATGACATTATAATCTATGTTTCACCAGAAGGAGTAAACATAGAAGATAATGGTGTACGTACAACTAACGCAGAATATCGTGATAAAATTGATTATATTATTAAAGAAATGTTAAATGAATATCCACCTAAAAAACTAATTAAAATATCAGGTAATACAGAAAAACGCATTACTGATATTATTTCTAATATAAATTAATATTTATTATTATAAATAAAAAAAAAATAAAAAAATGAAACAACCAATTAATGAAATTAAAAGAATGCAGCAACTAGCGGGCATTAATGAAATTAAAATACCTACACCTGGAGGTAAAGATGGAGTATTATATAGGAAATTAAAAAATGCAGGTTTATTTGATAAATATTTTGATATTTATGAAATTTACGATTATGGAACAGCTTTACAAGAAATAGAAGCGTATGAAATACAAAATAATTTAGCTTATGAAATAGCAAAAGAAAAAGGATTTAAAGGTAGTTTTGGTGATCTTGTCAATAATGAAGAATTAAATTCAGAGTTGAATCGTTTAGCTGATAGTTTTGTAAAACAATTTGCTAAAGAAAAATTTAATATAACTTAATATCTATAATTTACTATTTTAAAACAAATTATTTTATAACTATGGTGTACTAAGATAAAGTACACCATTTGTTTGTTTGGGCATAATCAAATTTATAAATTTAGCTTATGATAAAAATAGGAAAATATAATTTAGGGCGTGATGAATTTATTATTTCTTTACCTTTCGAAGATAACTATAATGTATTATCTACAAGAACTAAAAGAAATATAAATTCATTTATAAACTTTACTGGATTTGAAGCTAAAACAATATATATAGGATATCGAAATTTTATTTCAAGAAAATCATATTATATTGAGGGACATATAGATGGAAATCATATAATATATGCTAGAAAAGAAAGTAATAGTCCATGTGCAGGACAAACATATGTATATTCTGAAAATGGATATAAACAATTCAATAAATTGATGACCAGTTCATCAAAAGATCAATTATTATTTGAAATAAAACTATAATAAGTTATGAATGATGTATTAAATGATGTTAGCAAAATTGCTAAACAATTAATGTTAAAAGAACCATTTTATGGAATGTTTTTATCTACACTTAATAAGCGCGTTGGAAATGATACACCAACAGCAGGTGTATCTAAACTTAATATTAATTATCAACTAATAATTAATGAAGAATTTTGGAATAGTTTAGATACTGATTTCAAAAAAATTGGATTATTAAAACATGAATTACTTCATATTTGTTTTCATCATTTAGTAGATAGAGATAATTATCCTGATCATGAATTACATAATATAGCAGCTGATATAGAAATTAATCAATATATTGATCCTGCATATTATCCATCAAATAAATTATTATTACCTTCTTCATTCCCTGAACTTAATTTACCATTAAAAGCAGGTACTAAAGAATATTATAAACTATTACAACAAGCTAAACAAAATGGTACATCTCCGTCTTTAAATGCTATGTTAAATAGTAATCCAAGTTTTGGAGGAACACATGGGTCTATAGCTGATAATTTACATCCAACTTGGAAAGAATTTGATTCATTGAGTGAAGCTGATAAGCGTTTAGTTAAAGCTCAAATTGATCATCAAATTAAAGAATTAGTTGAAGCACAAAGTAAAAATAAAGGTTTAATCCCAGCTGAGTTAGAAAGTTATATTAATAGTCTATTTGAAGAAAGACCACCATCATATGATTGGAAAGGATATTTTAGACGTTTCTTTGGATCATCATCTAAAATATACACCAAAAAAACACGTAGAAAATTAAATAAGCGATTCAAAGAAAATCCAGCACTTAAAATTAAACCAAAGAAAAAAGTATTATTAGGAATAGATACATCTGGTTCAGTTAGTGATAAAGATTTAATGGAATTTTTTAATGAAATAAATCATATGTATAAAACTGGCATATCAATCACTATAGCAGAAGGAGATGCAACTATATATAAAGTATATGAATATAATGGAAAAGTATCTGAAACGGTTACTGGTAGAGGTGGTACTGATATGAATATATTTATTGATTATTTTAATGAAAATAAACAATATAATAGTTTAATTATATTAACTGATGGTGAAATAGGAGAAAAAACATCAACAACATTTAAACCAACATTATTAGTTTTATGTTCTACAGGAGCCGATATAGAAACTGTAGTAGAAAATGGATGGGGTAATGTAATAAAGATACAAAATAATTAAAATAGGCAAAGTTATCTTGTTAAATTTATCTAAACAAAAATAAATAGGTTATATGGCAAAAAAACAACCACAGCAAGTTTCATTAAATGTTAAAGAAACAAAAACATTTCTTAAACATATTATCAACAACAATCGTTTTTTACAACAAAACAACAAACCCCCAGTAGCAGTAGAAGTAGTAGGCGATTCAGGAATTGGTAAAACATCTACTATTATTCAATTAGCAAATGAATTAGATTTACATTTTGTTAAATTGAATTTAGCGCAGATTGAAGAATTAGGTGATTTAGTTGGCTTTCCAATCCGTCAATTTGAAGTATGTAAAGATACTGATTGTATTTGGATTGATGAACATGCTGTAGAAGAGTATATAAAATTAGGTTATACGTTTACTGGATTAAATCGAATGAGTTATTGTCCACCTGAATGGATTAGTGGTAAAACAACAGGCGGAATATTACTACTGGATGATTGGAATCGTGCTGATGTTAGATTTATTCAAGCTGTAATGGAACTAATTGATCGTCAACAATATATTAGTTGGACATTACCTAAAGATTGGCATATTATTTTAACATCAAATCCTGATAATGGAGAATATTTAGTTAATAGTATTGATAATGCTCAAAAAACACGTTTTATTAGTGTCAATTTAAAATTTGATATTGATTGTTGGGGAGAATGGGCTGAAAATAATCAAATTGATAATAGATGTATTAATTTCTTACTAAAACATCCAGAATTAGTTACTACAAATATTAATTCACGAAGTATAACTACATTTTTTAATTCAATATCATCATTAGATTCATTTGAAACATCATTACCATTAATTCAAATGATTGGTGAAGGTAGTGTAGGTTCGGAATTTACGACATTGTTCACAATGTTTATCAATAATAAATTAGATAAAATTATTTCACCTAAGACAATATTAACTCATGAAAGTGATGAATATATTTTAAATACTTTAAAAGGTATTATTGGTAAAGATGAAAAGTATAGAGCTGATTTAGCATCAATTATATCAACTCGTATTATTAATTATAGTATATTTTATGCTAAAGAAAATAAAATTGAAAAACAATTTATTGATAGATTAGCATTACTAATTAATGAAAATCTATTCACAGTAGATTTAAAATATAATATAGTAAAATCAATTTATAATGGTGATCAATCATCATTTAAACAACTCATGTTGAATAAAACATTATTAACATTTTTAACTAAATAATATGCCTACATATCAAAGATTACGATCATTATTAGATTATAATGGAAAAATTGCACCTTATATATATGGAAATAATATACATAAACGTATAAGTATTATTACTAAAGAACATGAGGATAAATACAATAAACTTTATAATAACAATAAAGACAATAAGATAGAAAATAATACAACATTATGTATGTCGCCGTTAAGTAATTTACCTAATTACAAACTTAAATCATATATAACAGAAAATAAACTTAATATTAAAACAGTCAGACGTACATCCAAACCTAATATTTTAGTAATAAATGATTCTTTAATTAAAGAATATTATTTTAATTCTCATTACTATAACACAGGCCTATTTTATATAGTTCCAGTTGAATTTTTAAAAACAATACAAACTAAAAACCATAATGAAAAATTAATAGCTGATTTTTATTATATAAACGATAACATTTTAGATGTTTTTAAAACTAAATATCCAAATTATTATAATGAATTAATACAATTTGAAAAAATTACAGGTAAAATAATAGATATTGAATGGGGTAATAAAAAAGCATATGAATGTTTTGATTTATTTATAAGTCTACTTGACGAAAATTTACCCTATAAAATAGTATTTGATCATAGTATCAATAACGATATCAATAAAGATTTAGTAATAGATGATGATATGTTTATAAATTTAATAAACATGCTGAAAAGTTCAGATAAAGACAATCATAATTTAGCTCGTGAAATCGTAGCTAATTGTGAATTAGAATTATCTAAACCATATATTTTATTTCTATTATGGAAATATGAAGAGTTTAAAAAAACAAATAATAATAAAAATTTTAAATTTTGTTTAGATGCACTTAAACCATATAAAGAAATATATTATAATAGAATGTTAGATAATTTTCTAGCAAAAATAATAAATAAACACCCCGAATATTCACAAACTATATTTAATTGTTTACGGTTATATATAAATAACGAAAATAATAAAGATATTATTAAAGGAATAACTATTTCTTGATATTTATTGTCAAATACAATAAAATACTAAACATGAAAAAAACTGAATTATTATCTTTAATAAGAGAAGAACTTAAATTAGAGATGGCTGCTATTGCATCTGGATTAAAATTAGCCGATAATTGGAAAGAATTATGGGAGACTGTACCTGAATCTATTAAATTATCAACACGATATAAGCGTATAATTGATTTTTTAGAAGAAAACGGAACTGGAACTCTTAAAGATATTGCTATAGAAAAATTTAATTCAACCGACACAGCAGTATGTAACCAATTAGTAAAAAGATTAAAAGAACTAGGTATAGTAGAAAGTACAGGATATGTTAGAGAACCTAAATATAAAGAAAAAACTACTACTCCTGGAGCATTTGGTCGTCCTAAACTAACAGATGAAAATGTTAAAATGTTAGGTTTAAATATAGTTAGAAAGTTTAGTAAAGGTTTAACTGATTTTACGGATGAAGAAAAAGAGTTAATACAAAATATGTATAATTCTATTAAATAATGGCTAAATATAAAAAAATAGTTCTTTTAAGTTGTGTTGCAACTAAATTACCTCATGCTGCTCCGGCTGAAGAACTATATAATTCTCCTTTATTTAAAAAATCATTAGAATATGCTAAATCATTAAATCCAGATGATATAGTAATATTATCTGCTAAACATTATGTTTTACCGTTACGGAAAGTTATTAAACCTTATGATAAAACATTATTGAATATGCCTAGTGAAGAAATACAAGAATGGGCAGTACAGGTATTAAAAATATTAGCAGATAAATATAATTTAGAAAAAGATCATTTTATAATATTAGCAGGAGATAAATACAGAAAATATATAACTCCTCAAATAACACATTGGAGTGCTCCGCTAAAAGGATTAAGAATTGGGCAACAACTATCCTGGTATTCTAAAAAAATTGCTAAATTAGTAAAAGAAGGCTTAACCAAATTATTAAATTTATTTAAATGAAAAAAATAGCTAAATTAATGGAAATGTATAAAGAAGATGCATACCATTATGATGATTTTAATGATAATCAAATATCAAAAACTTTAAATAAATTAAATGAATCTATTTCAATTTTAGAAGAACATACAGTAAAATCATACGCCCAAACTATTAATGAATTTAAAAATTCATTACAGAGTAATGAAGAAAAAGAAATTATGGATGATTTTATACAATATTGTAAATATTATAACAAATAATAAAAATGAAAGTTAAACAACTACGTGAACTAATTCGTGAAGCAATCCATGAAACATTAAAAGAAGCTGAAATTTCTCCACAAGAAAAAGCAGCTAAAGATGCTGAAATAAATTCCATAAATAAACAAATTCAAGCTTTACAAGCTAAAAAATCTGATCTTTCTTCAGGACGTGCATCTGTAGTATCTGAAACTGGATTAAAAGAAATGGCTCGTACACCCATTAAATATAAATTATCTGATAATTATCAAGATAAAGTTTCTCAATTACCTTATGCTGGCTCTGAAAAAAGAATGAAATGGATAAATGGTATTATTGATTACATTAGTCAAGAAGGATCAACAGATATTACATCAGTAGCTAAAAATAAATTTAACGTTCCTCAACCTCGTATAGCAGATTATGCTAGAGATATGATTCGTTTAGGTATTCTTGAACCAGAAACCTCAGGAGTTGTACCACAATTTATGCAATCTAACGATAAAGAAAAAACAACAGATGATTCAGAATCATCTACATTAGATATGGGAAATTTATCAAAATATTTCTCACCAGTTTCTAATGATGATAATGGAAATGAAGAAGATTTTAATACTGAAGAAGAACCTACAATAGGTGATATAGATAATAAACCTGTATCTACTTCTAGTATGTCTGATGAAGACTATAATGCATGGGATAAGTATTATGACTTAAAAACTAAACTAAATGGTGTTAAATCAGATTTGAATAAAATAACTCGTAGTAAAAAAAGAGGTAGTGTTGCTGGTGATATTAAAGATAAACCATCTACTGAAGAACAACGCTTACGTGATTTGAAAAAATCCTTAGAAGATAGAATCAATACTTTAGTACAAAATTCTGATTATTTAAAGAAAAAAACCGGACAAGAAACAACACCCACTCCTGAAATAGAAGATATTGAAGATGATGAAACAATAGATGAATCTTTCGACTCATATCAACTTAGAAAAATGCAATACTACGCTGGTATTAAAAAATAATTTATGAAAAATAAAACGAATTTTATTCAATTAGGTTTATATATAATTGCTAATTTATTATTAACTTTAGGAATAATTTGGATTACAACCCGTAAACCTGAAATGCCTATCGAATATAAAACAGCAATTGATTCGCTTTCAAGAATTAATAAAATGTTGCTTGATAAACAACAAAAAATTGATAGTACAATTAAAGTATATAAAACTGAAATTGATCAAATTGATAATAGAATAAACAATATTAAAGAAAAAACAACTATTGTACGTGAATATTATCATGAAATAAATAATAGAGTTATTCAATATACTCCAACACAAGTAGATTCGTTTTTTAAATCACGTTATAATTATTAATTTATGAATATCTTACAAGTAGAATTCCCTGCAAATCAATATATTAGAGAAGAACACCCAAAAAAACAAATCTACCTACATCACACTGCAGGTAATAACAGTGGTACAAATGTATTTAGATGGTGGGCATCCAACCCAGAAAGAATTTCCACATGTGTGGTTATTGCAGGTCCTGGCTCATCAGATGGAGATGGTAGGATTGTACAAGGATTTAGTTCTAAATACTGGGGATTCCATCTAGGTATTAAACGTAATACATTTGATAGATTTGGACTTCCTTTTATAAATCTAGATAAATTATCAATTGGTATTGAAGTTTGTAACTGGGGGCAGCTATCATTTACAAATGGTAAGTTTTACAACCATGTAGGAGGAGAAGTACCTGAAAATCAGGTAACTAAGCTCGATGTTCCATACAAAGGATTTACATATTTCCATAGTTATTCTGATGCACAAATCGCTAGTATAAAAGAACTTTTGCTTCTTTGGAAAGATAGATATAATATTCCTTTAACGTATAGAGAAGATATATGGAATGTAACTTCTAGAGCTCTTAGAGGAGAAGCTGGAGTATTTACTCATAATTCAGTCCGTACTGATAAAGTAGATGTTTATCCTCATCCTAAATTAATTCAAATGTTAAAATCCCTATAAATGAAAAAAATACTATTTATTCTATTAATATGTCCTCTACTTAGCCTAGCACAGACCAAATCTCAACCAGATACAATTGAAATCCCAACTCATGTTGCACGACAAATAGTAAAGGATTTAGTTAGTTGCGATAGTTTAAAAGCAATTCATGCTCTTACAGTACAACAACTTACATTAACTGAACGCAAAGTAGATGTTCAAAATAATATTATAAAGGCTCATGAAGAAAAAGGTATAATGTATGAACAACGGATTCAAGTTGAACAAGATAAATACCAAGTAATGAATAATTGGGTAAAAGATTTACAAAAACAAAACAAAAAACTTAAAGTAAAATTACGTTTTATTCAAATTGCAGGTACTGCTGTTATTGGGGGGTTGACATATTTATATATAACCAAGTAAATTTACATATTAATATTCATATAGTAAGTCTAGCCTATTAAGGTTAGACTTTTCTTATATATTTATATATATAAGTGACCAAATGAATATAAAAGATATAATTAAACAAGAATATATTAAATGTGCCATGGATCCGGTACATTTTTTTCGTAAATACTGTTACATTACCCACCCTGTAAAAGGAAGAGTATTATTCCATTTATACCCATTCCAAGAAGAAACATTAGGTAATTTTAGACAACATCGTTTCTCCATTATAAATAAATCCCGCCAGTTAGGTATTTCTACATTAGTAGCAGGATATGCTTTATGGACTATGTTGTTTAATAAAGATAAAACAGTATTATGTATAGCTACTAAACAAGAAACTGCTAAAGGTATGGTTGAAAAAGTACAGTTTATGTACAATAACTTACCTGCTTGGCTACGTGGAAATCAAAAACCATTATCTGATAATAAATTATCACTTAAATTAGCTAATAATTCTCAAATTGTAGCTACATCTGCCGCTTCAGATGCTGGTCGTTCTTATGCAGTATCTTTATTACTAATAGATGAGGCTGCGTTTATTGAAGGTATTGATCGAATTTATACAAGTATTAAACCAACAATTGCTACTGGTGGAGGAATCATTGCATTGTCTTCTCCTAATGGTATTGGTAATTGGTTTCATAAAATGTATACTGAAGCCCAAATAGGAAAAAATGATTTTAAAGCTATAGAATTAAAATGGAATCTTCATCCTGATCGAGATGAAAAGTGGGAAGCAACAGAAAGAGCAAATATGTCACCACGTGAATTTGCTCAAGAATATGATTGTGACTTCCTCGGCTCTGGGAATTCAGTAATTGAACCAGATAATTTATCTTTTTATGAACAAACCTTTATACAAGATCCTGTAGAACGTCGTTTTATGGGTGGTGATTTTTGGATTTGGCAGTACCCTGATTATACTAAATCTTATATTGTATGTGCTGACGTGGCTCGTGGTGATGGTAGTGACTATTCTGCGTTTCATGTCATTGATATTGAAGCATGTGAACAAGTTGCTGAGTATAAATCACAAATAGATACACGAACATACGGCAACATGCTTGTATCAGTAGCTAGTGAATATAACAATGCTCTACTAGTAGTAGAAAATGCAAATGTTGGTTGGGATGTAGTAAATACTATTATAGAAAAAGGATATCAAAATTTATATTATTCACCTCGTGCATATGGTGAAATGCATATGGATAAATGGTTAGCTAAAATAGATAATGAACAAACTGTCCCTGGATTTACTACATCAGCTAAAACAAGACCTCTTGTTATCTCCAAAATGGAAGCGTATATTCGAGATAGAGTATTTACTTTTAGATCTAAACGATTATTAGAAGAATTAAGAGTATTCGTTTGGCAACATGGTAAAGCTCAAGCACAAAGTGGATATAATGATGATTTAGTTATGTCATTAGGTATTGGATTATTTGCTAGAGATACAGGTGTTAAATTTCACCAACAAGGTTTAGATTTAGCTCGTGCTTCTTTAGGTGGAATTTCTAATACTATTCATAATATGGGTAAAATGCCAATGTTATCAAATGGTCAATCTAATCCATATAAGATAGAAACACAACATGGTATTGAAGATATTACATGGTTGTTAGGTTAATAAATATTTATTAATATAATAAAAATACAAATGGCTGAACAAAATACAGGCTTATTTAACAGATTAAAACGATTATTCTCTACAGATGTTATTATTAGAAATGTTGGAGGAAATCAATTAAAAACAATAGATGTTGATAGAATCCAAGCATACGGTAATGTTAAAACCAATGCTTTAATTGATAGATTCACCAAGTTACATCGCTATGGTGCTAACATGCCATACAACCCAACAATGAATTATCAAACACTTCGCATTCAGTTATATACTGACTATGAAGCAATGGATACAGAATCAATTATTGCTTCTGCTCTTGATATTGTAGCTGATGAGTCTACTTTAAAAAACGAAGCTGGAGAAATATTACAAATTAGAAGTGCTGATGAAAATACTCAACGTATTCTATATAATTTATTCTATGATGTGTTAAATATTGAATTTAACCTATGGTTATGGATTCGAAATATGTGTAAATATGGTGATTTTTATTTACACCTTGAAATTGCTGAAAAATTTGGTGTTTACAATGTAACACCATTATCTGTTTATGATATGGTACGTGAGGAAGGTGTAGATCCTCAAAATCCATCCTATGTGTGTTTTAGAATTGATCCTATGGTTATTGCAGCTGGTGGTATTAATTCACGTGTTAAGGATAGAGATGGTAAAATTAAATTTGAAAACTACGAGATAGCTCATTTTAGATTATTAACTGATGCTAACTATCTTCCTTATGGTAGATCATATATTGAACCTGCTCGTAAATCATACAAACAATATGTATTAATGAAAGATGCTATGTTATTACATCGCATCACTCGCGCCCCAGAAAAACGTATTTTCTACGTTGATATTGGAAATTTACCACCTAATGAGGTTGATGGATATATGGAAAGTTTAAAGCAAAAAATGCAAAAAACACCATTCATTGATCGCAATACAGGTGAATATAATCTTCGTTATAACATGATGAATGTTATGGAAGACTTCTATATTCCACAACGTGGTGCTAACAGCAACACTAAAATAGACACATTAAAAGGTTTAGAATATAACGCTATTGATGATGTAAACTTTTTACGTGATGAAATGTTAGCTGCTCTTAAAGTACCTAAAGCATTCTTTGGTTTTGAAAAAGACTTGACTGGTAAGGCTACTTTAGCAGCTGAAGATATTCGTTTTGCTCGTACAGTAGAACGTATACAACGTATTGTTTTATCTGAACTATATAAAATAGCTTTAGTACATTTATATACACAAGGATATGATGGTGTTTCATTAAGTAATTTTGAATTACATTTAACAACTCCTTCTATCATATATGAACAAGAAAAAATAGCATTATGGAAAGAAAAAATAGGATTAGCTAAAGATATCCAAGATTCTAAATTACTTCCTTCAGATTGGATTTATGATAATGTATTCCAATTTAGTGAAGATCAATATGATGAATATCGTGACTTAATTATCGAAGACATGAAACGTACCTTCCGTTTATCTCAAATTGAAAACGAAGGTAATGACCCAGCTAAATCTGGTAAATCTTATGGTACACCTCATGATTTAGCCTCATTGTATGGTAAAGGTAGAATGGGTACAGGTGAAATGGGAATTGTACCTCCAGGATATGATGAAAAAAATCCTGTTGGACGTCCTAAAGAAAAAACATCCATTATGGGTACACAACGTGACCCATTAGGTAAAGATAGATTAGGTAGTAATGAAATGGGTGCTTTATACACAGCTAATATTCCTGGTAAAGGAGAAGAAAATGGTACACCAAAAGGAGGTTCACCTTTAGCATTAGCTGAATCTTTAAAATATAAAAATTTACTTAAAGAAATACGTACAGATATGGAAAAAAAACAAAACGTATTTGAACAGGAATCTTCATTATTAGACGAAAAAAATATTAAGAACATATAATAACTACATATTTATCGGTAGTGTATACTCATTCATATGAAAATCAAACATTCAAAATTCAAAAATACCGGTATATTATTTGAATTACTAGTACGCCAGATAGCATCGGATACTATATCCGGTAAAGATTCTGCTGCTATTAACTTAGTTAGAAAATATTTTTCTAAATCTGAATTAACTAAAGAACATAAGCTATATCAAGCTTTAATTAATACTAAAGTATTAACTGAAAGTAAAGCAGAATCGTTAATTAATGCAACTTTAGAAATATCTTCTAGATTAAATCGTACTACTCTTCGTAAAGAAAAATACAATTTGATTAAAGATATTCGTGAAGCGTATGATATAGAAGAGTTTTTCAAAGCTAAAATTAACAATTATACACAATATGCGGCTGCATATAATTTAATTGAAACTCATAATTCAACAGAATTTATTGATCCTTCTAATGTTATTGAAAATAAAATAACTTTACTTGAACATATTACTCGTAAAGAATTAAATAGAGATAATATTAAAGATCGTGTATTAGAAGAATATGCTAGAATGGATAAAGGTACTCGTATTTTAGCATATAAAATATTGCTTGAAAAGTTCAATGAAAAGTATGGTAATATGTCATCTGCTCAAAAAACAGTACTAAAAGAATATATTAACAATATATCTAATACAGTTAAATTACGTGAATTTGTTAACACTAACTATCTCAGTATTAAAAAACGTTTAGTAGAATTAAACAAATCAGTAACAGATAAAACTACTCAAATTAAAATAAATGAAGTAATAAATTTGTTAAAACCATTGGATAAAAACCAAAACGTAAAGGACGACAATATTATAGCTTTACTTCAATTTCATCAGTTAATTGACGAATTAAACGCAGTATAATGGGAAATTTGAAAGAATATATAAAATCATTAGTACGCAAAGAGTTAGAAGAACAATCTGCTACTGGTGCTATTGGTGTAGGTGCTGGTCCAATACAAACTCCAAAAGCTTTTGCTCCTAAAGGACAAAAGAAAAACAAAGCAACAAAATATGCTGAAAAAGAAGGATGGAAAGTAACTAAAGGTGAAACCACAATGCCTTCTGATTCTAAAGTAAGAGATTATAAATCACTTTGGCCTTCTGCTAAAAAGAAAAAAGTAAAAATTTATAATGAGCGTAGTAACTATGACCAAGCATCAAAATATGGTGCTGCTAGTGGATATACTGCTGCTAGTGGTTATACTGGTCCTAGTTTAGCTACTAAAGGTGGTGGATATTATGCAAGTGCTATAAAAGAAAATAATATGAATTTAAATAATATTGTTAAACAAGAATTACTTAACGAAGTAACATACAACAAGTTCAAAAACGAAGTTAAATATAGAACTAAAGCTGAACAACTTCATAAAGCAATTCGTGAAGTAAAACGTAAACTACAAGAAATAGATCGTATTGTTGAATACACACAACGTATGAAACAAGAATTAAGTGAAGGTGAAGGTATCCAATATTGGAACCGCACAAATAAAGCAGTAGCTACTATTTCAGAAATGGTAAATCATTTAAATAATAAAATTAAAAATTTAAATCAATAATGGCTAAAGCAAGAGGTTCAAACGATGTTAAAAAAGTAACATTCGGTTCTCGTAAAAAAGGAAGTGCAAAAAAATCATATAATAAACATACACCTCGTCCTAAAAAATATCGTGGACAAGGTAGATAAAAATATATAATAATGACTGTTAAAGATCTACGTATATTAGTTAAAGAAGTATTAAAAGAAACAAAAACTTTAGGTGAAATAAGAATATCTCAACCTACTAAAAAACCCTATGATCAAGTAATAGATATATCTTTAGAATATACAGGATGTAGTGAATATGGTGTTTTAATTGATGGTATGAAAAATAATGAAAACATAAGTGTACATATATGCCTTGATGTTGAAGAATACTGGGAACCTGCTGAACCTCAAACACTATACTCACCCGGCACTGCAGGTGGTTTAACAGAATTAGAATTGGATATAATTAATGGCACTATATATAATGAAACTAATACTCTTGACAGAACTTTAACTTCAGGAGAAATTGTAGCAATTAAAAGAGATAAAGCAGTAATGGATCATATTTATCAACTTCTATTTGATGAAATATCAAATCGACCACAAGATGAACCTTATGATCCTTATGATTATTAAATATAATAAAAACATAATAACGTTAGACAATAAATAAAATAAAATGAAAAGCATTAAACAACAGTATATAGATTTAAAAGAAGGTAAAATGTCACAAGCAAACTTTATGCGTAATTTACGCATGACTTTACCTCAATATGTAACTAACGTAACTTCATATAATGATGCTGTTAAAATTCTTCGCAACAAAGGTATTTTAAATGAAAGTCTTATTAAGCAACTAGAACAAGGTATTGAAGTAGAAAAAGAACACACTAGTGATGAAATTAAAGCTGCTGAAATTGCTTTAGATCATTTAAAAGAAAAACCTGACTATTATACTAAATTAAAAAAAGCCGGTTTAGAAGAAAATAAAAATTGGACTAACGCTAGCGGAAAAGAATTATATAGTCAATTTAAAGAAATTGATAACCTAAATAGCCAAGAAGTATTAATTGGTATTGATTTTGAAATTGAACAAAATCATGAGTTATCTAAAGAAGAAGCTGTTAAGATTGTTATTAAAAATTTAAAGAAAAACCCATACTATTATACTACTAGTTTAATGGCTGGTAAAAAATTTGAAGAAATACCCACTATTGGAAAATTAACACCTGGTTCTGATAAAATGAAAGAATTTAAAGGTGAAAACGATGCTATTGATAAGGACAACATGATGAAACCTGTTAAAGGTATTGATAAACCTAAAAAAGACTCTGATAAAGGTGGTGAAAAAAATAAAATGGTTAAAAATGTTTCTTCTATGTCTTTAGTTGCTAAAACATCTCGTGGTGTGCAAAAAATGGCTGCTACTGGTGAAAAAATGAAAACTATCAGAGAAGCAGAAGAAAAGAAAAATACAGATACATCTTCTAATACAAAAAGTGTACCTAGTACTATTTTTAGCAAAAATGCTAAGTTAAGTGCTAGTATTAGTAAATTAATGGATAAAGATCCAAATGCTGTTAGTAAACAAAATAGACTTAAAGATATCATTCGTGAATTAATTAAGCAAGAAATGTATGATGGAATGGAACCAATGAGCCGTAAAGAATTAGATGAAACTGATATATATGGTATTGCTGGTAATCCTGAAAAAGAAAAAGAAGCACGTCTTGCCTCTATAAAAAAATCTAAACCCTCTACAACAACAACTAAAAGTACAAAAAAGCCTAAAAAATGAAACAGCTTTTAATAGAACATATTCCCTTTAGTATAGCTAAACTTACTCTTACTGAAAGTAAGGGTGGTAGAATGGTATTAGAAGGTAAACTGCAAGAAGCCGAACAAAAAAATGGTAACGGCCGTGTTTATCCTAGAGAAGTATTACAACGCGAAGTAGAAAAATATATTAAAGGGCCTATATCCCAAAACAATGCCCTAGGTGAACTAGACCATCCAGAATCATCTGTAATTAATTTATCTAACGTTTCTCATAATATTAAAAAAGTATGGTGGGATGATAATAATTTAATGGGTCGTTTAGAATTACTTAACACACCTTCTGGTAAAATTGCTATGGAATTAGTAAGCGCTGGTATTCCTTTAGGAATATCATCTCGCGGTATGGGTAGCGTTAAGCAGCTAGGTGAAACAGTTGAAGTACAAGATGACTTTGAATTATTATGTTGGGATCTGGTATCTATACCCAGCACACCAAATGCTTACATGCAACCTGTTGGTTCATTAAAAGAAGGCAAACAATTTAATACTATTACTAAAGACTATAGCAGAGTAAATTCACTTATTACAGAAATTATTTGCAGTCAAACTGGTATTTGTCCTTTATGTTAATGTAAAGACTTTGAAATATTTTATTGGCTTTTACTTCTATCATATATCTTATTAGGAAATAGATCACATTGTGACACTACAGCAAATAAAACAGTTTTATAAAGCATATAAGCAACAAGTTCTTGATGAAATGCAAGAATACTATGATGCTCCTCTACAACATATAGAAAGGATAGAATATAATAAGTGGATAGCCTATGAAAATAATATAAAAGTTAATTTTGTATTTATGCGGCGTTTTGGTAATGATTTATATAAGCTACCTAATATAATCGATAAAAATCAAATAAAAGAGTATTATGAACGTTCATGGAGTTGGGACGAAACAACTCCCGAAAATGAACGAAACGCTAAAAATTTCCTTAGAGTAATAGGTACTAGTTTTAAAATAACCCAACAATTTTTTCAAGATAAACCTAACTGTAAAATTTTACTATTTACCTCATTAACAAAAGGCCATAATAGTATATATAGCAATCCATCTAGATATAGCAAAAAACTAATATCAATATTAGGAGACCAATATCATTATATATCAGACCCAGATAACTTTAGGTACTGGATTATAAATAAAGATGTAATAAACTATAAAAACCAAAATCATATAAATATACGAATGGAAATGTTAGGAGAAAATATGGATGAAGCTATCAAATATTGGTATTATCCTCTAAAATATTCCTCAACTTCTTTAAATGTAAAAATTAAAGCTAAAATAAAGCAAAAAATATTAAGAGAAATATACATAAAATAAAATTAATCGCGATTTTTAATATTTACATATATTTATATCAAACATATCAAAAAAATAAAATGGCCCAATTAATTAACGAAGCAAAAAGAATGCAATTTTTAGCTGGAATTATTACTGAATCTCAAATAAATGAATTAAATGAACCTGAAAAGGAACTAGTTGATGTTATTTTAGGTGAAGGTATTAATGAAGGAAAATTTAATCCTAAAGAAATATTAGCTAAATTAATAGCTGTAGCTAAAAAAGGTTTACTTACTGCTACTATTTTATCTACTGTTTTAGCATCTTGTAATTTTGGTCCATCTGTTGATGAAACTATTAAGAATAGAGTAGAACAACATAAAATTATAAATAGTATGGAATTAGACCAATGGAAAAGAGATGAAACTTTTAAAAATAAAATGGATAGCCTTAAACAAGATTTAAAAGCAATTGAATATCAATCTGGACTTTCTAATCCTAAAAATCCTTTCTAAGTATGTTAATAAAAGAAGCAAAACGATTACAACAATTAGCTGGTATCATTACTGAAGCTGAGCAAGTTGATAGTGCTGAACAAGCCGCTGAAAAAGGATTAATAGATTTTTTAGGAGACATTAAATCAGCAGCATCAACTATCAAACCATCTCCTAAAGATGGAAAAATACAAGAAGGACTTTTAACATTATTTGCCATCACTGCTGGTGCTCCAGGTTTATTAAATTTACTAGGTAAAGGAGCTGATTTAATAGGTCAATATTTTTCACAAGGTAATGTAACTTCTACTAAAGTAGGAGCAGCTTTACAAAAAGCAGGACATAGCTTAGAACATAAGTATATTGAAGCAATTGCCTTTCTATTAAAAAAAGCATATCCTAAAGATTATGGAAATCAAGATCCATTTGATAAATCATCTCCATTACACGATACAGCTCATGGAATTTATGCTGCTATACTAGCAGCGGCCGCTGTGGGATCAGGAATAGAAGCAACTAATGCTGTTAATTTAATTGTAAAAGGATTAGAAGGAGGAGCAGCAGCTTTTAAAACAGCTGAAGTTGTACAATTAGTACAAAAAATAACAACCGTTTAAAAATTAATCGCGGTTTTTAATATTTACATATATTTATAGGTAGCCTACAATAGCTACCTATTTTTATTTATGGTAGTTTGGTAACACAATAACCCCCATTAAGCTTCCCCTACAATAAGCTTATTTCCAAAAAACAAATTTAAGGAGAAAAAAACAAATGAGTAACAAAAACTTATTCAAAGAGGCTATCGCCGACGCCAAAGCCGTTCGCGAAGCAGCGTTAGCAAACGCAAAAGCCGCTCTTGAAGAAGCTTTAACTCCCAAACTTCAGTCTATGTTAGCTGCAAAGCTTAATGAAATGGCTGATGAAGAAGAGCTTGAAGAAGCAAGAGACGACGAAAATGAAATGGAAGAAGGAATGCATCCTGACATTACCGGAGACACTATTCAAGACAAATACCGTGCAACTGGTGCTGCTCTTGAAGAAATGGGGATGGATATGGAAATAGATGAAGAAGACTTCGACTTATCTGAAATTTTAGCTGAACTTGAAGATGAAGAAGAAATTGAAGAAGATTTTGATTTATCTGAAATCTTAGCTGAATTGAAAGAAGAAAAAGAAGAAGAGGAAGAGGAAGAAGAGGAAGAAGAAGAGAAAGAAGAGGAAGATGAAGAATTAGAGATCAAAGACATGAGTGTTGAAGATCTTAAAGATCTTATCCGCGACATCGTATCCCAAGAAATGGAAGAAGAAGCTCCTGCTGGTGAAATGGAAGCTGAACCTTCTATGGAAATGGGTGGTGAAGAAATGACTAGCGATGATGAAGATGAGATTGATTTAGAAGAACTTTTAGCTGAATTAGATTCTTTAGACGGAACATCCGAGCTTGAAGAAGCTAAGAAGAAAAAAGCTAAGCAAGATGAAAAAGCTAAAAAAGAAAAAGAAAAAGAACTTGCTGAGGCTATTAGAACTATTAACACCCTTCGTAAAGAATTAAACGAAGTTAACTTATTAAATGCTAAGTTAATTTATGTTAACAAAATCTTTAAAGCTAAGAATTTAACTGAATCACAAAAAGTAAAAGTAATTTCTTCGTTTGACCAAGCAACAACTGTAAAAGAAGCTAAAGTTGTATTTGAATCCTTAAATATGGCTTTAACAACAGCTCCTGCCAAAAAGCAAATTAAAGAATCTTTAGGATTTGCTTCTAAAGCTGCTGGTGTAGCTCCTAAAAAAGTAATTGTTGAGTCTAATGACGTAATTGCTCGTATGCAAAAACTTGCAAACATTAAATAACCAAAACAATTAAAACAAAAACAAAAATTTAAACAAAATGAACATCCAACAATTATTAGAGTCGTCTAACCAATATAAGGTTATTGCTGACGACGCAAGAAAACTTAACTCCAAGTGGGTTAAATCTGGCCTTTTAGAAGGTTTAAAGAATGAGAACGATCGCAACACTATGGCGATGTTACTCGAAAACCAAGCTAAGCAATTAGTAACTGAAGCTTCTCAAACTGGTACTGCTACCATCGGTGGTGGTGGATATGGTCAGGAAGCTTGGAATGGTGTAGCTTTACCATTAGTACGTCGTGTATTTGGTGAAATCGCCGCTAAAGAATTCGTTAGTGTACAGCCTATGAATTTACCTTCTGGTCTTGTATTCTATTTAGATTTCAAATACGGTAGCAACTTCCCCGATCCTTTCACCCAGAATGGTTCTTTATATGGTGCTAACGCTACTACTAACGTAACTGACATTGCTTCTCAGTCGCTTTATGGTGCTGGTCGCTTTGGTTACACTATCAACCAATTCTCTGCTTCTATTACCAATGCTGGTACTAGTTCAGCTACATGGGCTGATTTCAACTTTGATTCTGACTATTCAGCTTCTGCTGCTGCTGGTTCTTGGAAGAAAATCTTAGTTCCCCTTCCTTCTACTGCTGATCAGCTTGGCGTTCGTGCTTTCACTATCGCTTCTGGTTCTATCGGTGTAAGTGATGTATTACAAGCTTTCACTACTGTAACTAACAGTACTGCTTCGTTTATTGTTACTGGTTCGCTTGTAGCTGCTAATATGAGTCCTACTGCTGCTACTGTAACATTATATTTCAATGTTGCTCCTCTTTCTACTGCTCGTGGTGATTTTGAAGATGCTAGCGGTGCTGGTTATCCTTCATACAACAGCACAGCTGCTGGTGCAGGTAGTGCAATTGCTATTCCTGAAATCAATGTTCAGTTAAAATCTGAGCCTATTGTTGCTAAAACTCGTAAGTTAAAAGCACAGTGGACTCCAGAATTCGCTCAGGATCTTAACGCTTACCATAGTGTAGATGCTGAAGCTGAATTAACTGGTATTCTATCTCAGTACATCTCTATGGAAATCGACCTCGAAATTCTAGATATGTTAATCCAAAATGCTTTCACTAAAGATTACTGGAGTGCTGTCAACAACGTAACTATCGACTCTAACGGTGTTACTAATCCTGCTGCTTTAGCTTCTGGTTATTACAACACTCAGGGTGGTTGGTTCCAAACTTTAGGTACTAAACTTCAGAAAGTATCTAACAAAATTCATCAGTTAACTCTTCGTGGTGGCGCTAACTTCCTCGTAACTTCTCCCACTGTAGCTACTATCCTTGAATCTATTCCTGGATTTGCTGCTGATGGTGATGGTGAAAAGATGGAATTCAACTTCGGTATTCAGAAGGTTGGTTCTCTCAATAGCCGTTACAAGGTTTATAAGAACCCATACATGACTGAAAACGTAATCTTAATGGGTTACAAAGGTGCTCAGTTCCTTGAGTGTGGTGCTGTATTTGCTCCATATGTGCCTTTAATCATGACTCCTCTTCTTTACGATCCTAATACCTTCACTCCACGTAAAGGTTTGATGACTCGTTACGCTAAGAAGATGATTAGACCGGACTATTATGGGAAGATTTATGTTAGTGGTTTAAATACTCTCTAATATATAACAAATATTTAGTCCCGTAAGACTAAAAAAACAAAAGGCTCGAGGTAATACTCGGGCCTTTTTATATATTTAAAGGCGGTTCGTTTCATTATACTAATACACAACCTCTTACTGTAAATGAAAATAGAGTAAAATCTGATAAAATAACATGAAATTAATAGAAATTATACAACAATTAATTCAAGAAAATAAAGATTTTCCTTGGATAGAACAACGTGAATATGAATTATTAGCTGAATTTAATTATAATTTAGAAGATACATATCCAATAACAAATGAATTACCATTTAATATTGAATTTAAAGATGAACAAAATGGATTAAATATTACTAAAGGTAAATTAAATAATGATTTTATTGAGATAAAATTATATTGGGTAGATAATCAAGGTAAAGTAAGAATGGATACACCTGAAGGTATTTTACCCAAAACAATGAATACTCATTTGAATAATATTTTAAATAAATTTTTACCTAATTATAATAAATTTTTAATAAGACCTAATGATGATGTAAGATATAGATTATTCCAATTATTACTAAACAAATATATTAATAAAAATCAATGGAATATGGAATTTAATCCTGAAAATAAATCAATATTTTTAGTTAAGTATACTTAGCCCCGTAAGGTTAAAAATTTAAAACCCGAGCCCGTAAGCTCGGGTTTTTTCTTATATTTATACGAGAATGAATATTAAAATTGACATATTCAATGAGATACCTTGGCCTCAATTTAGACAACTAAAAGAGGTAGCTCATTTATCTGAAAGAGATAAAATAAGACATTATAATTTTTATCTGGAACAACTAAACACAGCTAGATTCCAAAATTGGTATAATGCTCAACCTAAAGGACCAAGAAAAGTAATAGTAGCTGAAGGTTTTCTCCAACAGGAAAATTTATTTTATATATTACAAGAAGATGGATCTAAAATTTACATAACAATAGAAAAAGAAATTTAAACATACACCTATGCCAGATTTACCAATATCACAATTACCAGTTGCAGGAACTCTAACTGGAACTGAATTATTTCCTTTAGTACAAGGAGGTGTTACAAAATATAGTACTTTAGATACTATAAACAAGTATGATAAAACGTATGGAGCCTTTCAAACTAACCAAACATTATCAGGTTCAGCCAACGTATCTCAGTCTTTTATAATAGATACTTTAGATGAAGCTATAGGAATAAGCATATCTGACAATTCTAAAATTGTGTTTAGTAAAACTGGAGTATACAACATACAATTTTCAGCACAAATAGCTCAAGGGCCATCTTCTGGCACTGTGTATATTTGGTTTAAACGTAATGGATCTAACATTATTGAATCTAATACAGCAGTAACTGTTCCTAGTAATCAGTTTTTAGTAGCAGCATGGAATTTTGTAAAAACATTTAACGCTGGGGACTATGCTGAAATAGCATGGTTAAGCACTAGTTCTAACACTACATTCCCATATACAAACCCAGGATTAGGAATGCCTGTAATTCCTGCTCTTATAGTTACAGTAACTCAAATAAGATAATATTTATATTAAATGATACAGTATGAGAGAACCTAATCGTGAGCGTAAAACAGATATTAAATCTATTAACGCTATACAGTTAAATGAAGAACAGAAAGAAGCAAAAAAACTAATAGTTGATAATCAAATAGTAATAGTAACAGGAAGAGCAGGTTCGGGTAAATCATTAGTATGTGCCCAAGCTGCTCTTGATTTTTTAAAGAAAAAACAAATAGACTGTATATATAATACTAGAGCTGCAATTGAAGTAGGTAAAAGTTTAGGGTATTTACCTGGTAATTTAGGTGAAAAATTTGATCCATACATGGAAGCTCTTGTTGAAAATTTAAATAAATGTTGTACAAATAAAAGAGAAATTCCTGATTTAGTTGCTGATGGGAAAATAAAAGCAATGCCTGTTCAATTTATTCGTGGTAAAACAATAGACGATATGTTAATTGTAGAAGAAGCACAAAATCTAACTAAAGGTGAAATGCTAGCAATATTAACTCGTTTAGGTAAAACAGGTAAAATTGTCATAAATGGAGATAATGAACAATCAGATATCAGAACTCCTGATGGACAAATGAATGGTTTGCAATATGCAATTGAATTATCTAAAAAAATAGATGGAATTAAGTGGATTAAATTAAAAGAAAACCATAGAAGTGACCTAGTAGGTAAGATACTTGAGTATGAATATGGGAAGTAAGTATATTTATACGTGTTAAATACTAGGTATAATGGCTGTAAACTTAAAAGATTTATACGATATTTACGGAGGTAACCCTTCATATCTTTCCCCAGTAAAAGGAAACACCCCGTTTGAATATTACACAAATGACCCTGAATTCACCACAGATGCACTCAGTGTGGCTCGTTTTGTTGCTCAAAGATTAGGTGTAGTAGGTAGTACTTTTAATAATATTACACAACAGTGTAATCCTTCTCCTAGTGTTTTAAGCATTACTGATTTAACAGTATATGCTGCTTTTGAAGAAGCAGTTACTACTTATGGTAATTTAGTTTACCAATATAAGATTAGAGATCAATACATTAATATGGAAGGTTCAGAAACATTACCTTTCTTCCATAATACTATTACGTATGTTAATAGTAATGATGTAAATTCTCCTATAACTTGGTCTTCTGCTAGAGTAGCTCTTTGGAATGATATAGACAATGAACCCTCTTTATCTGCATCCGTAGCTGCAGGAAACATATATGTTATTTCAGCATCGATAGCCGATTTTATTAATCCTGATTTAAATTTTATTAAATCATTTAATTTAGCTGATAACTATACTAGTGGAAGTACAAACTATAATTTAAGTTCATTTGTTTATAACCAGTTTAATAAAGTAGCAGGTCCTACTTCAGCTTCTGTTATTACATCAGGTAAAGACTATGTGTACTTATTTACTACTAATCCTGATATAGCAGGTGGATCAACATTCTTTGGAGCTAATCCAATACCAACTGTTTATATACAGTCTAATTTAAAGAATGCTTTAAATAATAAATTACTAAATAATAATTTAGCCACTATTACTACTCGTATAGCAGAAGACTATGCTGCTGAAGCAGGTGTTGGTGGTTTTTATAATGTAAAAACAGGCTCGTTATATATGACAACGGGTCAACAAAATTACAATTTAAACGCTTGGGCTTCAGCTTCAGCATCATTAGCTGAAGGAGACTCAATTGAAATTAGAAGAGTATTTTACCAACAACAACCAGCAATTGTTCGTTATTTTGATCCATATGCTGGTACAGGTACAGGTATCCAATCATTACTTGAATCATTTGGATTTGGTCAATTTTCTCCTGGTATTAATTTCTTATTAATGCCTATATATTTTGACGTTCAAAAAGTACAAGCGATTGAACTAAATGACCAAATAAGAAAAGCAGATTATTCATTTGATTTAAGAAATAATCAGTTAAAAATATTCCCCATACCAACAGAGGATAGATTATTGTTTTTTGAATACGTTACTACAAGTGATAAAAACAACATATTAAGGGATAAAAGAACAAATGTAGTAACAGATATAATGAATGTGCCTTATAAAAATCCCATTTATTCCAACATTAATACCGTTGGTAGAACCTGGATATTTAGATACACATTAGCCATCTGTAAAGAAATTGAAGCACATATCCGTATCCAGTTTGCTAATATGCAAATTCAAGGAGTAGGACCGCTTCAAGGTAGTGAATTAATCACTGATGCTAGAACAGAAAAAGAAAACCTAATTACTGAACTAAAGGAAATGTTAAATGAAACATCACGTAAAGGTCAGCTTGAACGTAAACAACAAGAAGCTCAATTTACTCGTGATACATTAGCAAATGTTCCTTTACCAATCTATATAATGTAATATGGCGTGGCCTAGAACTGGATTAGTATATCTTAATAACACTAGTGTTCCCACACCTGGTGTTTGTTTATCAACAGCAGCAACAGGCTCTTGTGGTGGAGGACCTGGTGGTGGAGGTGGAACTGGTGGTGGAGGTGGAGGAGGATTAGATCCTATTTTGGTAGGTCAAATACTTAACACTAACCAAAACGTTATATATTACAAAATAAATCTAGAACAAACAGTAACAAATATGTATGGTGAGTCACTAGAAAAGTGGTACTATACTGGAGTAGATGTACGTTGTAATATAAATAGAGGAGCAACTTCTAATCCAGATGATGAGTTTGGTATAGGTATAGCTCAAAATATAACAGTAGACATACCTAGAGCTCTTATCCAAACATATAATTTTCTACCAGAAGTAGGAGATATATTAATGGACAGAGAAAGATATTATGAAGTAAATGCTGTGGATTCACAATTTGTAACTATACCAGGAACGGGAGCGTCAAATAGTGTACAAGGAACAACAGGACAAATTGTAATGTTTTCCTTATCATGTTATTTAACAAGAATAACAAAACTTAATATTATACCATATTATCAATGATGAAAATAGCAAATATATTACTTGAAGGAGCTACTTTATATAAAGTAGATATCTTGATTAAAACCAAGAAAGAAGCTAATAAAGTAGAAATATATAATCAAATTAGAGCATTAACAAATGTTGTAGTTGTTACTGTTGAGCAAAATGATTTCTTAATTAGTAAATCAACTGATCAGTTTGATTATGAATTATTACATATAAAATTCTTATCAACTAAAGAACCTAAAGAAACTATAGATGAAATTAAAAAAGATGCCATGATTACTAGACGTATTCCTGGTTTGCTTCAATTCATAGTAAGGTATAAAACAATTCAATCAAAAGGTAAATATTAATATAATGATAAAACTATTAAACATACTAAGCGAATTAGAAAAACCCCAACAAATATATAGTCCAGGATATGGACCTGGAAATGAACCTGATCAATTAATTTCAAAAGGATTCACAACTACTCCTCCAGAAATAGATCCAGAAACTGGAAGATCAACTTCTTTCGTAAAATATTTACCTGCATTCAAACAAATGCGTATTGATCTTGTAAAAAAAAGAAATGAAGTAAAACCATTTAAATTTTCTTCTAACCCTGATATAGCTAATACAGCTAAAGAAGTAGATAAAATAATGGGTAAACTATCTCAATTAATATTTGTTTTAGATAAAATGGTTGAATTACAGCAAAAAAATAGATAATGGCTCGTCCTAGAAAACCAACACCTTTAAATCAATCTCAAATTACTAATAAGGTTATCAACCCACCTTATTTAGATAATACTGCTAGAGATGTACAGGAGACTTTATTTTCTCAAAATAGAGGTGAAAATCTTTCTATGAGGGGGGATAAAGTAAAAACAGTCAGTGTTGGTATACAGGATATAGATGAGGCTGTAATTTATTATTTTAATAATATAATTAAACCTACTGTTATTCAAGATGGGAACAGAATAGCTGTAAAAGCTATATATGCTTCCCCTGAACGTTGGAAATCTGTTCAAGCTGATGGTTTTTATAGAGATGGTAATGGGCAAACTGCTGTACCTTTAATTGTATTTAAACGTGATAATATTGAAAAAGTTAGAACATTAGGTAATAAACTAGATGGTAACTTTGCTGCTTTATATCAAGTAATAGGAACTAAATATAATTCTAGAAACCAATACGATAAATTTTCCATATTAAATAATAGAATCCCATCAGAACAATATTATTTATCAGTAGTACCTGACTATGTTACTGTAAGTTATAGTTGTATTGTATTTACTAATTTTGTAGAACAAAACAACAAAATAATAGAAGCAATTGAATACGCTTCTGATTCATATTGGGGTGATTTAAACAGATGGAGATTTAAAGCCACTATTGATTCATTTGCTACTACTACATTGATTGAAAATGGATTAGATAGAGCAGCCAAATCAACATTTAATATTAAATTAAATGGATATCTAATTCCAGATACAGTAAACCGAGATTTAACAGATGCTCGTAATAAATTCTATACTAAATCTCAAGTTATATTTGATTTAGAAGTAGTAGATGCTGGTAGTACTACTAATGATATTGAAAGAATGAAATTTGCTAATAAAGCCCCTGCTGCAAATTCACTTGCAGCTACATCATTTATTGGAGGAGGAGTTAACGTGACAAACAATAATACATACATAAGTACAGCCACATCAGGTGATTTAACATACCTTAATACTAATAAAACATTACAAGCAACATCTGTTACTGCACCTAACTCAGCAACATTTACAGGATCAATATTGCAACCTCCAGAAGGATCAACATTGCCTTCTACAACAGTAAATAACTTTACATTCTATATTAATGGTCAATATGTACCGTCTTCATTAGTTACTTTTGGTATAGGTATGGGAACAGTAACAGCTGTTTTCGATACAACTAATTTAGGTTATACATTAGAAACAGATGATGAAATAATAGCAATAGGAAAATGGCAATAATATGGCACGATTAAAATTAAAACAAATATTGTCTAATATGAGCTATAATAGTAGTTCAAATCAACTTACTATTAAGGGTGAAGAAAATGCTTTAATAATATCTGGTTCAGTACAAGTTACTTCAACTCCAACAACAACAGGATCTCTTACAATCCAAAATATAGACAGTTTTGGTGATTCAGGTAGCTTCTCTACATTAGATTTAGGGGAGTATTAATATTTATTATAGCGCTACATAGCCTGTAATTTTATTTTAGTACATACTAAACCCCTATAATGACATATGTCAAATCAATTTCTTAAACTACGCCGTAGTTCTATACCTGGTAAAACGCCTACTACATCTTCATTAGATTTTGGAGAATTAGCTCTTAATACCTACGATGGAAAGGTATTTATGAAAAAGAGTGGTAGTGGAGGTGAAGAAATAATTGCTATAGGAGCCATTGATACTGGCTCTTTCGTTACAACATCTAGCTTCAATAATTTCACCTCATCCTATAATACAGGTTCATTTACAGGATCCTTTACAGGTTCATTACAGGGAACTTCTAGTTGGGCTAACAATGCTATTTCATCTTCATTTGCTGCTACTGCTTCTAATGTTAATCAACTTAATCAAGCTGTAGTAATATCTGGTTCTCTAACAGTAAGTGGTTCAACTAATTTTGTGGGCACTTCAGGAACTACTTTATTTAACGCCAATGCTGATACTTTAATATTTACAGGTTCATTATTTACAAGTGGGTCTATTATATCTACAGGTTCATTAAACATAACCAGTATAACTAGTTCTTTATTAGGAACGGCTTCATTTGCTTCTACAGCTTCATTTGTACAAACAGCCCAAACAGCATCATATGTTTTACAAGCAGTGAGTGCTTCGTTTGCTACTAGTGCCTCCTTTGCAGTTAGTTCATCTAGAGCAGTTTCATCAAGTTTTTCAATAAGTTCTTCATTTGCAACTAGTGCCTCATTTGCAATTAGTTCATCTAGAGCAGTTTCATCAAGTTTTTCAATAAGTTCTTCATTTGCAACTAGTGCATCTTTTGCTTCAACATCTATATCATCAAATTTTGCAACTACTGCTGATAATTTAAATGGATTCGGGACACGTAATGGGTTATCTATTTATTCTACTAACGTAATACAATTAGGAGGAGAATTGCAAAATGAAAATACTATTTTATTTAAAAAAGATACAAGTACTCCTTCAAAACACAATATTATATTTCAACAATTAGATTTATATAATGAAGCTTATGAAACATCTTCTGGAATCATATTCAGACAAGCTTCAGGATCATATGACTTTCCTGCTCGAACTTTAAAAGATGATATAATAAGTATAATACAAAATCAAGGATATAATGAAAGTGGATATTGGGACACATCAAGTGCTAACATTATTGTAAAATCATTGAATGACCATACATCAAATGGAGGTGATGCAGGAAATGGAGCTGAAATCATATTTCAAACAACACCTCCTGGAAAAGATGGAAACAATAATAATTTTATAGCTCAAGATTCATTAATAATTAGAGGAAATGGGGATTTAACATTTAATGCTTATACTTCATCTAGAGATGATGGATCAACTATAAGGGTTTTATATCCTGATTATAATGGAGATATAAAAGTAGGAAATGTTGATTTTAGTGGAGTTACAATCGACACAGGCTCATTAGTTACTACTGCTAGCTTTAATAACTTTACATCATCTTACAATACAGGTTCATTTACAGGATCATTTACAGGATCGTTGCAAGGAACTTCTAGTTGGGCAGACAATGCTGTTTCATCTTCATTTGCTTCTACAGCTTCATTTGTGCAAACAGCTCAAACTGCTTCATACGTTTTACAAGCAGTGAGTGCTTCATTTGCAACTAGTGCTTCATTTGCTTCTACAGCTTCATTTGTGCAAACAGCTCAAACTGCTTCATACGTTTTACAAGCAGTGAGTGCTTCATTTGCTTCTACGGCTTCATTTATATCTGAATCTGTAATAAGATCTGCTATTAGTTTAACTACTACCGGAACAAATGGAACTGCTTCTTATGATGCTTCTACTGGAATTATTAATATTCCTCGATATGATAATAACCGCCAAACAATTGCTGTATTTATGGGAAGTGGAAACGCAGGCACAGTAGGTGCCGGCGTTACTACATTTATATTCCCAAATGGTCAAATAACATACAATACACCTGAAACTGCTCGTAGTATTATATTTCCAACTAATGGTGTATTACGACGCATGTATGTACGAATTACTACTCCACAACCAGCAACAGGTACACTTGTTTTTACGGTTCGCGTAAATGGTTCCAACACTGCACTTTCAATCACTATCCCTGCAGGTAGCAGTACATCTATCCATTCAGACCTAACAAACAGTGTAACAATTAATGCTGGTGATGTAGCATCAGTGCAAGTAGTTAATAATGCTTCTACTACTAGTGCTGGTCTTATTTCTTTATCACTTGAATTTACAAATAATTAATGTATATCATTACTCCACATATAAGTACATCACAACGCCCAATAATTGATACTATATTTGGTATGGGTTCTTTTCGAGTAGAATCAGAACAAGATGTTTGGCAACTTAATACAGAACATGAAACTTATGAAGAACAAATTACTTGGCTTCGCAATCGTGTAAATTTTCTTGCTGAACGTATTGCTTCTCATGACCCAGAAATATTACCTTATCTTACCACAATTGATGTTGATGCATGCAATGAAGAATTAAACAACGGGCAACTAACATTATGTGATATAACTATAACAATACGTAAAATTTAATTTAAAAGTTTGGTTGTTTCCTCCTTCTTGTATATATTTATATCAAATATAAAAAAACATGTTAGCTATTACTACTTTAATTATTTTGAGTGTTATTATTGGTTTTTGGATTGTTTTTAAACATAACAAATTATCATCTGTTGACTCTGTTAGTGATATCAAAGAAACAGAAGAACCATTAGGATATGAAACAAGTTCCTTAGCTTCTATTTCTGAATCTATCCCTTCTACACCAGAGCAAACAGAAAAAACTACTCCTAAAACTGCTCCTAAAACACAGAAAAAAAGTACTACTAAAGCACCAAAAATGAATACTAAACCACAAACTAAAAAGAAAAATGGTTAAATTAGTTGAAGTAGCTAAAGCGTGGATAGCAGCTGCTAATCCTACTCCTGAGCAAAAGGAAGTAGCTAATCATCGCGCTTCTGTATGTGAAGGATGCCCGCATAAAAAGTTTATAGATATGCTTAATACATATGTTTGTGGATTATGTGGATGCCCTTTAAGTAAAAAAATATTCAGCCCTCTTCCAGGACAACAAGCTTGCCCTGATAAACGTTGGGAAAAATAAAAAAGCTATGACAGAAACAAAAAAACTTACAACTGAAGAATTAAATCAGATTAAAGAAATGCAACAACAATACAACAAGTTTGTATTTGAACTTGGTAGTATTGAGGCACAACTTCAAAATGTTTTGGAAACTAAAAAAATGATTGAATCTGAAAAAGCAAATGCTTTAGAAGATTTAAAAAAATTAGGTGAACGTGAAAAAGAAGTAATCAGTACCTTACAAGCAAAATATGGTGTAGGGAATATTGATATAGAAACTGGAACAATTACCCCCTTCTAATATATAAACTTCTGCGTTTTATATATTTTTGTCAATATTTATCATTAGGTAACCCCTAATTATAAATTAAAACAATCATAATAAAATGTCAGAAGTAATTCTTTCCCCTGGTGTATTTCAGATTGAATCTGATCAAAGTCTATACACACAAGCACCTCCTGCGTTAGGTGCTGCTATAGTAGGTCCTACAGTAGGTGGTCGTCCATTCGTACCAACCTATGTTACCACCTATAATCAGTATTTATCAATATTTGGTGATGTATTTAAAAGTGGTAGTTACTACTATGAATACTTCACATCACAAGCTGCTCGTGAATATTTCCAAAATGGTGGGCAATCACTATTAGTAACAAGAATCATTAGTGGTTCAACTAATATTGGAACTTACGCTCAAGCCACTGTACCTAGCTTTGTTCCTTCTACCGTTGGAGCTAAAGCTTCAGCTTCATTTACAGTTAACTCTGCCGTTACAGAAAGTTCTTTCTTTGTAAGATTGAGCATTCCTGGAGTAAATGATTATTTTATAACTAGAATTGAGGGTGGTTGGATGGCCGTAGGTGAAGGTTACTATGATACACTTCAAGATACTGTATATATAGAAATGGGTACTAACCCTAGTCTAGATCAATGGGCACATTATGTTACTGCTTCTATTAATAATAGTGCTAGTTTCTTTGACAATAACTTTACAGCCTCTTATAATACTAGTACTAAAGTATTAACTATTACTGCTGTTACAAATGAATCTGCAAATGCTACTCCTAATGGTAATTGGTCTATAGGCTATGGTTTATATTGGCCTGGTGATTCCAACCCCAGCCGCAATACGAATTTTGGTGGTGGGTCCAATGGTTCTAATGCAAGTTCATTTACTCTTGAAACATTAGCTTGGGGTAGCCAAATGAACAACACTTCTAGTATGGTAAGTGGTGCTTTAGCTAGTGGTTCTGCTCAAAATGTTCGTTGGGAAGTAACTAACGTAAACACAGGTAGTGGTACATTTACTGTTGTAGTACGTCGTGGTGATGATAATGATGCTCAAAAGAATATTTTAGAAACATGGGCTAATGTAAGTTTAGACCCTCAACTACCAAACTATATCTCTCGTGTAATTGGTGATTTAAAACCAGTATATAATACAACTACAAATCAAGTTGACTTTGTAGGTAGCTATCCTAACCAATCATTATATGTTCGTGTAGCTTCAGTAACTACTCCAAATATTGATTCAATTGATAATAATGGTAATTATAAAGCAACTATCTATAGCGGTAGCTTACCTCAAGTAGGTAGTGGTTCATATGGTGGTTCATTTAGTGGTGGTGTATCTGATACTAACCGTCCTAAACTAATGAACGAAAACATCACAACCAGCAATATTCAAGGTTTCTCACCTAATGACTATACAGAAGCTTTCCAATTATTGTCAAACAAAGATGAATATCGTTTCAATGTATTGTTAGCTCCTGGTTTGAGTTTAGACACATCTGCTGCTGATGATATGATTTCATGTGTTGAAGGTCGTGGTGATGCAATTGCAATTGTAGATAATGGTATTTATACTAATGCTACAGTAGCGGGAGCTGTACAAAATGCTGCTGGTCAATCTAGTAACTATGCTGCTACTTATTTCCCTTGGGTTCAAGTATTCTCTAATAATTTAGGTAAAACTGTATGGTGTCCTCCATCAACTGTAATAGGTGGTGTATTAGCATTTAACGACCAAGTAGGTGCTGAATGGTTTGCTCCTGCTGGTTTAAATCGTGGTGGTATTCCTTCAGTAGTAAGAGCTCAATTCCGTCTATCTCAAACAGATCGCGACACATTATATACTGGAAATGTTAACCCATTAGCTACATTCCCTGGAACTGGAGTATGTGTATGGGGTCAGAAAACATTACAGCGTAAGCCAACATCTCTTGATCGTGTGAATGTTCGTCGTTTGTTGATTGCATTAAAAGATTTCATCGGTGGTGTTGCTCGTAACTTAGTATTCGAACAAAACACAACTGTTACTCGTAACCGTTTCTTAAGCCAAGTAAACCCATATCTTGAATCTGTAGTTCAACGTCAAGGTTTATTTGCTTATAGAGTAGTAATGGATGATACTAATAACACACCTGATGTAATCGATAGAAATCAATTAGTAGGCCAAATCTACATCCAGCCTACTAAGACAGCTGAATATATCATCCTAAACTTTAACTTAACTCCAACTGGTGCTACATTCCCTGCATAAGGGATTGTAGCCCCATATATTTATTAATAGACTAAATATAATATAAAAATGCCTGTATTAAATCCTAATGAAATAATGTTTACAGCGTTTGAACCAAAAGTTCAAAACCGCTTTATCATGTATATTGATGGTATCCCTGCATACCTAATTAAAAAAGCCAGTGCTCCTGGATTCGACGCTGGAGAAATCATATTAGATCACATTAACGTTTATCGTAAAGTTAAAGGTAAAGTTAAATGGAGTGATATGAATTTAGAACTATATGATCCCGTTACACCAAGTGGTGCTCAAGCAGTAATGGAATGGGCTCGTTTAGCACACGAATCCGTAACAGGTAGAGATGGATATTCTGATTTCTATAAAAAAGACATCACATTAAATATTTTAGGTCCTGTAGGTGATATTGTTGGTGAGTGGATTGTTAAAGGCGCTTATGTTAAAACAGCAAATTTTGGTGATTATGATTGGGCAGCAGATGCCGCAATTAACTTATCAGTAACATTAGCTATGGATTATTGCGTCCTCAATTTCTGATCCTTAATTAAGAAAATAGCGATCCAAATCATGTCTTTTAACCCTCTCGTATATTAATACACGTCTTCTATTCCCCTTCATATTTCTCAACTTCCGGCGTTTGCTTTTGCAAACGCCTTCTTTTTACATATATTTATATACACAAATAATATAAATAAAAACTAGTTTATGGCTGAATTAAAATTACCCACAGAAATTGTTTCGTTACCTTCTAAAGGTTTACTTTATCCAAAAGAATCACCTCTATCTAAAGGTGAAATAGAAATGAAGTATATGAGTGCACGCGAAGAAGACATTCTTACTAACACTAACTTCATTAAAAATGGTACTGTTATTGACAAATTACTACAATCATTAATTGTAACTCCAATCAATTATGATGAGTTATTAATTGGTGACAAAAATGCCATCTTAATTGCAGCGCGTATCTTAGGATATGGTGCTGAATATTCGTTTAAATATACTGATGAACGAGGTAATGAAAGAGAAGCTACTGTTGATTTATCTAAATTAGATGAAAAGCAATTAGATGCATCTTTAATTAAAGATGGTGTAAATGAATTTACATTTACTTTGCCTAAATCAAACAACGTAGTTACATTTAAACTATTGACACACGGTGATGAGAAAAAAATTGATGCTGAAATTAAAGGTTTACAAAAAATAAACCCAAATGGTTCATTTGATGTTACTACCCGTTTAAAGCATATTATCACTTCAATCAACGGAGACCGTGAAATAAAATCTGTTCGTGATTTTGTAGATAATTATCTACTAGCAGTTGAAGCTAGAGCATTACGTGAATATTATGCTCAAGTACAACCTGATATTAAACTCAAATTCACCCCAGATGACGAAAACTATACAGGGGAGGGTATAGATGTACCTATTTCTCTTAACTTTTTTTGGCCTGACTCCAGAGTATAGACCCACATTATTTAAACAAATCCATGAAATAGTATTTCATGGAAACGGAGGATATGATTGGGATACTGTTTATAACATGCCTTTATGGTTACGTAGAACTACATTTAATTTATTAAAAGAATACTACGATAAACAAAATGAAGAGGCTGAAAAACAGCAAAATATGCTTAAAAACAAAACAAATGCTTCTAAAGATATAGCAAGACCAAATATAGCTCCACCAAATTATGTTGCGAAGGCGCCTAAAAAATAGGTGCCTTCCAATATTTATATAATATAATACTATATTATGGCAGAATTAACCCCAGAACAAATACGATTAGAACAGGAACGACTTGATCTTATTGAGAAACAGAATGCTGCTGCTAAAGAACTAGCTAGTACATATGAAAAAATAGCCAAGAGTAAAATAAAACTTACTCAAGATGAAAAAAATATTTTAGGATTAACTAAACAAGTAGCAGACATGTCCTCTACTTTAGAAAAATCCATAAATAAAAGACTATCAGGAAGTGCTTCAATTAAAGATTTAGAAAAATCAATTACTGCATTAAAAAATGATCAGGTTCGTAATGGAGGTGCTCTTAGAGATTATGAAGAAAAAATAAATAAGCTTAAACAAAAAGCATTAGAAGGATTTAAAAAATCCTTTAAAGAAGAAAATTTACAAAAAGATCTTCTTAGAAAGGCTCATCTAGAAGAATTAAAGATTATGGATGAAATAGATGCCTTAAAAAAAGGAGATGGAGATTCTGAAAAAATAGCCGACGCAAGAAAACAATTAGTTCTTCAAAGAGATATTGTAAAGGATTATCAAGATCAACTTAGTAAAGCTACAAAATTAAAAGAAAACCAAAAAGAGATATTTAAACAACTAGAAGCATCTAAAAAAGCCCATGAAAAGATAAAAGAAGAACAACAAAAAGAAATTGAACTAGCAGAACAAACTTTAGCTGAAACTAAAAAAAGAGAAGCAAAAGAAGCGATAATAGGTACTTTAAAAAAACAACTTAGAATAGATGAAATAAAAGACATGTTTACTATAGCAGGTCTTTTAAAAATAATAATAGATGCTGCTGTTCGCTTTAATAATACTTCAGTACAAATAGGAAAAAATTTAGGATATGGAGCAGACCAAGCAGATAGAGTAACATCTAACTTAACTAGTATAGCTAATAGTTCTTCTAATCTTAATGTTAATCTTAAGAATTTAGGAGAAGCAATGTCTCAATTAAATGAGGCAACAGGAGGAGTAGCTGAATATTCTGCTGATGCTCTTGAAACTCAAATATTACTAACTAAACAATTTGGTTTAACAGGAGATGAAGCAGCAGGTATATATAAATTTTCTGTATTAACAGGTAAAGCATCTTCTACCATTAATAAAGAAATGGCAGGAGCATTTGCTAGTACTAGAAATTCTGTTAGAGGATCAGCCAATTTTAAAACAACAATGGCTGAGGTATCTAAAATATCTGGTCAATTAGCTGCTAACTTCAAAAATAACCCTGCTGAATTAACTAAAGCAGTAGTACAGGCACAAGCATTAGGTACTACACTTGAAAAAGCAAAAAGCCAAGGTGAAGCATTACTTAATTTTGAATCTTCAATTGAAAATGAATTAAAAGCAGAATTACTTACTGGTCAACAAATGAACTTAGAAAGAGCTAGAGCAGCTGCTTTAATGGGTGATCAAGTAACAGTAGCAAAGGAACTTGCAAATCAAGGTATGACACTTGAAAAGTTCCAAAATATGAATGTATTAGCACAAAAATCATTTGCTGAAGCACTAGGATTAAGTGCAGATGAATTATCAGAGCAATTAAAAAAACAAAAAATAGCTCAAGAACAAGGAAAATCATTAGCTCAAATAACTGAAGAAGAAGCATTAGAAGCTCAAAAAAGACAAAACATACAAGATAAATTTAATGCTGCTATTGAAAAATTACAAGATTTAATTGGCAGTTTAGTAGCTGGACCTTTAGGAAAATTTCTAGAAATTATAACTGATATATTAAGTAATACTACATTATTGTCTGCTTTATTAGGTGGTGCTTTAATAGCTAATTTAAGGCGAGTTAAAAAGGCAAGTATTGGTAGTGCTATAGCAGATATTATAGGAGGTGCATGGAAAGCATTAGGTGGTTTATATGTTATTGGCCCCGCATTAGCAGGAGCCGCTATAGCAGGTGGAATAGCATATCTAAACTCTAAAACCGCAGATGATATGATATCTCCAGGATATGGTAAGCGTACTATATTATCACCTGAGGGTTCTATTAGATTAAATGATAATGATACTATAGTAGCAGGTACTAATTTAGGTGGTGATGGTAAAGGTGAATCTATATCACCAACAATAGATTTAACACCAATGATTGCTGCTATTAATCAAGTTAAAGCATCCGTTGATAGATTATATAATAAAGATACTTCCATTAATATGGATGGTAAAAAAGTAGGTACAACATTAACACAAGGTTCATATAAAGTAGCGTAAAAGCTCAATATTTATACCAAATAATAAAACAATAAATCATGGCATCAGTATTAAACCAATTACCAAACAGTTCATTAAGCCTACAAGGCAATGGATTTGACCCACAACAAAACCAACCAGCTTGGGGTTATATTGATTCTACAGCTAACCTAGATCCTGCAGCTAGTAGACTACAATACACATATTCTGTGGATTCTATTCCTCCTGTTAGAATAAAAAACTTTAATAGAAACGGAGTAACATCAGTAACAGCAGAATCTAGATTAGACGAATTAGATACCAGAGCCCCTAACTTACAACCTTTAGGTGTTGTATCTCAAAACTACAAATCTAAAGTAGGACGCCAATATAAGCAATTAGGACCTCAGCCTGGACGTTACTAATAAAATATTAAATGTCGCTTTTAAACCTACGCACAGATTTAAAATCACTTAAATACGGTTCTGACCGCCCTGGTGGTGGGGATAGTGGTTTGCCTTATATTAAAACTGATATCAATACTATTGATAGTGGTTTTAATAGGTTACGTTTAACTAAATTTGATGATGGTTTAATTAGAGGAGGAACAATAGGAGCATTAAATGCTTCTGTTACGGATACTTTACGTATTAGTAAATTTTTAATTGATCCTCCTAAAGGACCTCTATTCATTGCCAAACAAGTTGGATTACAATTATCCAATCCTCGTTTAGAAGTACCTAAAAACCCTGCTAATATAGTTTTAGGAGCATCAGATAACGCATTAGCAGTAGGAACAAATGGTTTATTAGAACCAACTCGCATTTATAATCTAGGAATTAATACAATTGCCCAGATACCAGTAAATGCTTTTGGAGGCCATTTTAATAGACATGGTATATTGCCTGTTCAAACCGATGCTAGTAAATACGAAGCTGTAGTTACTGCTAATAATAATGTATTAGGATCTTCTGAATTTAACAGACTAGTAAGTTTAGCTAATAAATTTAAATTAGGAGATAGAACTCCTAATTCGACTACTAATAGACAAGCAATAAGTATATTTAATACATTAAGCCAAGCCGCCAGTATTATTACAGGGATTTCTACTCCACCATTAGGAATCAGTCCTCAAGATCTTATTATTGATGATTATGTTGCTGGTCCTGGATCAACATATGGAATTGGTCGCACCACAATTAATAGAATTTCTAATACTGAGGATGGATATAAAATAGGTTTATCTCTTGATCAAAGTAAACAATATGCTGGTAAAACCAGAAATCAAACAACAAGTGCCCCTGAACTAGTAGATTTTTCTAAAGATAAAAATACAGGAAATAATGCTATATCTGCATACCCCATAATATCTCAAATAGAAGCAAGTATTATAAATAAAGCTATAAATCAATCTGTAGTAAATTACAGCAACATTAATTCAAAAACATATGCTGAGTTACAAAAACAAATAGAACAACAACAGCAATTAAAAAATGATAGTAAACTTTCTGGATCTATATATTATAACCAATTTGGAATTTATAATGTTACTGGATCTAATCCTAATGGCTCAACTAACGGTAGTTATTCTTCTATAGGTATAGAAAAAATAGGTTATAAAAATTCTTATGGTGACGTTGTAATTATTAATAAATCTAATTGGAAAGATGCTTCTCGTGAAGTAAGAGTAGGAAGTGGAAGACAAGACCGAATTAACTTAACTCCTTTATTTAATGCAGATGAAGGAAAAGATAGTCTAAACGTAAAAATAGGTAAAGACAATTACAATATAAATGACCTAGTTAAATTTAGAATACAAGCCATAAACACAAACAACCCCAGCAAAGGTGTATATATGGTATTTAGAGCATACCTTACAGACTTATCAGATGATGTACAAGCCAACTGGAATGATATAAAATATGCTGGAAGAGGTGATAAATTTTATATATATGATGGGTTTAGTAGGAAAATGTCAATCGGATTTAAAGTAGCAGCATTATCTTCTAAAGAAATGCAACCTATGTATCAGAAACTAAATTATTTGATGAGTAATCTAATGCCTGATTATGGTGAAGGTAAGGTAATGAGAGGCCCCTTAGTAAGAATGACTGTAGGTAATTACATTGATAGTCAATTAGGTGTTTTAAATTCATTAACATATAAAATATCTAATGATACACCTTGGGAAATAGCATTAAATGAACCTACAGTACAAGGAGGAATAAGAGAAATGGTTTTACCTCACATAATTGAAGTATCATTAGGATTTACTCCTATTGGTTCTCAAACATGGAATCAAAACGAATTACCTAGAAAGGCTAATAATGTAACAAATATAGCTCAAAATTATAATGGAAAAAATGAATCTTCTAATTACATTAGACCAGATGATGTAATAGAAGAAGGAGTTTAATAAGTAATTATGGCATCAAGATACGATAACGGAACAATACTAACTACTACACAGAGTAGACCATATTATAAAGGTAAACAATATCCTAATATACCTTTATCTGAAACAGATGTATATGTTATTACAACTGTTGGAGATAGACTTGATTTATTAGCATATTCTTATTATAATGATGTAAACCTATGGTGGATAATAGCAGCAGCAAACAACAATATAACTAAAGGTTCTATGTTTCCTATACCTGGTACTCAATTAAGAATACCAGCAAATGCTGCTAATGTAATTAATTTATTTAATCAATTTAATCAAGCTAGATAAATGTTATGTCAATTTTTAAAGATACATTTCACCCAAGTATAAAAGATCAATTAAAGGTTCGTCAAGACGCAATGACAAACCGTACTTCTCAAAATCTTCAATATTTAAATTCTCGTAATGCTTGGATTAGAATATCCTCAGCAGTTAACGTGTATAAAAAAGGTATTCCTATTACATCTGCTTCCTTAGTTGATCCGGCAAGTTATGATAATACCTTAGCTAAACAGTACATCTTACAAGGAGGAACTTTATATAATGGTAATTTAAGATCAGGATTAACACCTGGCTATACTCAAGGAGGAGCATACAGTATTTCAGGATCATTAGGTGAACCTTATCGTTTAGGTATTAGACCAATGCCTGGTATAACATCAGTAGATGTTAAATCTAAAAGTGCATACGGTTCATTAAGAGAGGCAACTGTGAATTTCCAATGTTGGGATATTAAACAACTAGAAGATTTAGAGTTACTTTATATGAGACCTGGTTATACTGTATTGTTAGAGTGGGGATGGTCTCCATATTTAAATAATAAAAATGAATATATAACTTCTGTTGATTACACTGACATTATTGATAAAACATGGGATAAAGAAGAATTATTTAAACGCCAGTATGCTAGATCAACAGATGGAGTTTATTATAAAGATGATGGAACACAAATATCAGTAACTGGATATCAAGGTAATTCCGAATCAATGTTTGGTTATGTTAAAAATTATAGTTGGAAAGCTAGAATGGATGGTGGATATGATTGTACTGTAAATATAATTTCGATAGGTGAAGTTATAGAATCATTAAAAGTAAATTATTCTCCTTTAAATACTAAACTCCCCATAACAACTAAAGGATTATTATCTCCTAATATAGGAATAGATGCTACTGGCATGACTGAACTATCTAGTTCATATTCGCAAAATATATTAGCAGGTATATTTTATGAATTAAGAGAAATAGTACGTAAAAAAGCAGGAGGATTTGGTGCTGATTCATTAGGAGCAGCAGCAACTATTGCTACAACTCCAATAGCAGGTACTCTTGGGGGTGTTATTGCTGGAGCAATAACAGCCACTAATACTGAACAAGGTGCAGAAGACGTTAATGGAACAAGTTATTTATTTTATGATAATCAATATAAATTTTATTATGATGTATATCGTAGAACATTAAATATAGCTGGAGGAGAACACCCAACAAGCAGAACAAACAAAATAGGAGAATCAGATGAACAGATATACATTACATTAGAAACATTAACTAATATACTTAACAATTACGTTCTATTACAAGACACCACTAATAAAAAACCATTTGCTTCTATTTCAGTATTAGAACCACAAATTGGTCCTCCAATACAACCCGATCCTATATCAGGTTCAGGTTATTTATTAGCTCTTGCTCATCCATTAGAAATATCAGTAGATCCTACAGTATGTCTTATCAAAAATAGATTATGGATAGATGGACTTAATATACAATTGGACCGGGATATTGATGCTAATAGTGGTCTTCCTGTAGCTCCTCCTAGATATGGTACAGCAACAATTGATAGAAAATGGTGGGAAGATATAGCTAAATTAGTAAACGATGCTAATAATGGAAATGAACAACCCTTAATTAAAAAAGTAAGAGAAACCGTAGGAACTGGAGATCAAGCTATTGAAAATTTAAAAGAAATCCAAAGGTGGTTTACAGTTAATGAAGGTAAAATAAGAAATATCCCTGTAATAAAAGATAGAATATCAATTAATAATACAATAATTGGTAATACAACAATTGGTAGTTATGAACATTTTTACGATCTTTTAAATGAAGGATTAACACAAAGTACTATTAATGATATTTTAGGAATAAGAAGACCTAATGAAGATGATCCCAAATATAGTGCTGCAACTAAAAACCCATATTCACTTGATGTAGAAAGACTAGAAGAAGCAAAACAAAAATTAAAAGAATATAAAGAAAAAGGAAGTCAAGGAAGTAAATATTTAGATAATTTAACTCGTCCTTATTTTATAGATAACGGTGATTATACTAAAGAATTAGGTATTATAGGTAACATTTATGTTAATATAAACATGTTATATAATTTAAGTGTTGATAAAACCTTAGCTTCACAAGATAAAAAAGAAAAAAATGAAATCAACTTATATGATTTCTTAAAAAACATTCTATCTAAAATATCCACATCAATAGGAAACGTAAATAATTTTGATATTCATGTTGACCCTAATGGAAGCACAGCAAGAATTATTGATGTTAATTATGTAGACAAAATGTCTTCAGATCAAGCCTACGATAATGCTGTTGAATTACAAGTCCATAATTTAAATTCAATTGTAAGATCATATTCATTAGAATCAAAAATATTCCCTGAACAAGCAACACAGGTTGCCATAGGTGCTCAAGTTGGTGGAGGAGCATTAGGAATTGATAGCACAACATTAGTAGACTACAATAGACTTATACGCGACAGGATAATACCAATAAAAAACGCTCCTACAGACCCTACAGAATCAGAAAATAAAACTACTTTAAGTACATTAACTAATGCTTTGAGTACATTAATTCCCTTCTTTGATGAATCTATACCTGGAAGTGCTTTGGGGGTAAACCTAACTGATGGAACATATAATGTAGATGAAACCGGAAAATATACTGGAGCATTAAGAGATATTATACAATTCTTTACTAGTATAAGTAAATCTAAAATTAGAGGAAAAGCCATAATTCCTACAACATTATCTCTTGAAATGGATGGTATTGGAGGAATAATAATAGGAAATATATTCAAAATTAATACAGACATATTGCCTAGAGGATATAAAGATATAGATGGGGTTAGATTAGGTTATGTAGTAACAGGAATAGGACATTCTTTAAATAATAATGATTGGGTAACAAAACTAGATTCTCAATTTATTTTATTAGATGAACCTATACAAGGAAAAACAATTAATTTTGGTAAAGATCTAATTTTAAATGTCACACCAGGAACAGGTGGAGAATTAACAGTCAATAATGTTGTAAGAGCATATAGTGGGAATTATAACACTAATTTTGTATCTGATAACTTAACTGCTAAAAAAGCAGCTGAAACTTATATAGGTAGAGTATTATCTGATCAAGAATGGAATGAATTAGTAGCAGCAACATTTGCTGAAGCAAGTGCTAACCAAGAAGAAAGAGCACATGTTATGGGAGTAATATTAAATAGAGCTCGCATACGAAAGAAAACTATTAGTTTCATACTTAGAGAACGTAATCAGTTTCAAGCTGTTACTGGTACTTCTAACAATGGAAGATCTCCAAGTTTAAATTATGTAAATGGCCCTGATAAAAAATCAGCAAATTCTATTTACACTGCTACTATTAATATATTAAATAGAGTCCCTAAAAACTATACAAAATTTACTTCTAATAACCCAAAAGCTTATAAAGAACCAGGTACTAATATAGGTTACTTAGATGAACTTAAAAAAACAGGTAAAGTAATAGGACAAACTATATTTTCAAGTTAATATATATTAATATGGGATTAAGAATACCACAAAACCAAATAATAAAGAGCCAATATACTGCGGGAGGAGAGTATATGTTTGCTAATACCCAAAATGAATATCAAGGATACTATTATGAACTTAATGGGAAAAAATTTGCCGGTAAAGAATTTAACATTAATAACCCTGAAATAATAAGAATAAACCCTAATAATTATAATAAACTATTAGGAAATGCATCTACTTATGTATATGGAACATTATCTAGAATAAAAATATCAGGTACTGATAGAATATTTTCTCTTCCTGTTAATAATTCTAATGCAACTTTAAACACTAAAGTTGATTTTTATTGTTGTAAAATAAATCAAAATCCCCTTATTATAAAAGCAATAAATGAAGAAACTTACATTTCACTTCAAAAAAACACACTATATAAAACAACATATGTAGGAACCTATAATAATATATATCAATCACTAGAAGATGCAGAAAAACAAATTCCAGGCATGATATCTTTTCTAAGTTTATAGGTCAAAATATTTTTATTATATTTATCTTATAAAGGTTATAAAATATGTTTTATGTAATTGAAAAACAAGAACAGTTATCACAACTGGGTTCTTTTAAGGATTGTTTTATTCGTTTTATTTCTCAAAATAATAATTTTCACCCTTATTTAAGTTTTCTTAGTTTAATTTATATTCGTGATTTAAATGATCATAAAGGATACATTCTGTGTTTAGATCACAATGAATCATTTTCATTAGATAAACAACAAGTATTTGATTGGATTAATAACAACACAGATAAACTGTGGGTGTTAAATAAAAAAGAAGCCATGTATTGGTTTTCTAATGAAAATAAATTATATGATATTAATTTTATTGAACAACCCAATTTAAATGAAGCTTTAGATATACCTGCTATATCATTTTATTATAAACATCATATTAACAATCCAATAGTAAATAAACTAATTCCAATTAGTAAACATTATGAAGAAAGCGAAAACATATTTAACATTGTATTACCCATAATACAAAAGTACCGAGCAAATAACGTTATTTATGCATTTAATAACGGTCCTTTAACACGAGTTTTCCACGCAATTGAATCAAATGGTATTAAAGTAGACAAACAATGTTTTATTGATTGTTATGCTAATGAAATAAGATATCCTGAATTTAATCTTAAAAAAGGTAAAATATATAGTCAATATAATTTATACAACATAACTGGTAGACCTTCAAATACTTACAATAGCATTAATTTTGCAGCATTGAATAAGAATAATGGTGAAAGATTATGCTATAGACCAAATAATGAATCTTTCATAGAAATAGATATCCAGGGTTATCATCCCCGATTAATTGGTGAATTAGTTAATTTTAATTTTCCTAAAGATATAAATTGTTATGAATATTTAGGTAAATTATTAAATGTATCGCAACAAGAAGCTAAAGAATTAACTTTTAAACAACTATATGGTGGTGTTTGGAATGAATATAAAAATAAACCGTTTTTCAGAGATGTAGCAATGTATGTTGATGATTTATGGGATACTTTTCAACATCAAGGTTATATTGATACACAAAATAGACATTTTAAATGTTCTGAATTGCATGATATGACACCTGCTAAATTGTTAAATTATGTTATTCAAAGTTATGAAACTTCAAAAAATATTATAATAATTGATAAAATATTGGATTTATTAAAAAATAAACAAACAAAATTAATATTATATACGTACGATGCATTTCTGTTTGATTATGCTAATAAAGATAAAAATATACTACATCAAATACAAAACATCATACATTACCCAGTAAATATTAAACAAGGTACATCTTATCATGGTTTGAAAAAAATTTAAATATTTATGGCTGAACTACTAAATGACTTTTTAGACTTGAACAAACTATTTGCTACATTTACATCTCCTACTATGTTAGAAGAAACAGTAGTAGCCATTAATCGTAAATATTCAATATTATTCAATAAGATATTTATATTAGAATCACCACAAAGTGATGAACTAATATGCACCTATAATATTGACACAGGTAATATGGTTGCATCTCCTATGGCTAATACTATATTATTACATCGTAAAAAAGACAGTAACACATTGTATACTATTAATGCATTAAACACATTAATTAAATCATTAAATAATGGTGTGTTAAATAAAAATTATATAGTAAACTGGAATGATTATAAAAATTGTATATTATTAACCAGTGGTCCTGAGTTGCGCCGTTTGGATACAGCAATACATAAAATTATAGACTTTTCAAGATAACTTAAAATAAGTTTTGCTTCTCAAGAAAAGAATCATAGATTCACAATTATTATTATAATCATAGATTAACAATTTAAAACTCAATTATTATGGATCTTTCATTGATCAAACAGAAACTGGCTATGAGCCAAAACAAAGGTGTTAAACGCGAAAAAGTAGATTACTCTAAAATTTTCTGGAAACCTAAACCTGGAAAATACCAAATTCGCATTCTTCCTTCAAAATTCGACAAAGCAAACCCATTCCGTGAAGTTTATTTCCATTACGGTTTCTCTAAGGGCCCAATTCTTGCTCTTACTAACTGGAATGAAAAAGACCCAATTGTAGAGTTTGCAAAAAATCTTCGTAAATCTTCAGATAAAGAAGATTGGCAGTTAGCTAAAAAAATTGAACCTAAACTTCGCTATTTTGTTCCTGTATTAGTACGTGGTGAAGAATCACAAGGTGCTCGTTTATGGGAATTTGGTAAGCTAATTTATGAACAATTGTTAGGTATTGCTGCTGATGAAGATTATGGTGACTTTACAGACATTACTGATGGTCGTGATTTTACAATCGATGCTGTTGAAGATACAGTAGCAGGTAGAAAAGGAATCAAATGTAATATTCGTATTAAACCAAAAACATCCCCTGTTTCCGAAGATGCTAGTTTAGTAACTAAAGCTCTAGAAGAACAACCCGACATTCTTACTATTAATAAACATTATTCATTTGATGAATTAAAAGATTTATTAGATAAGTGGTTAAATCCTGAAGATGATACTGAAGAACCAATTGCATCTAAAGATGAAGATGAAGAAGATGATTTCTTAGCTGACATCAATAAACCAGTAAAACAAACTTATAAACTTGATACATCTGCAGCTAAAACATCTGATGCTGATAAGTTTGATGATTTATTCTAATAAATAAAATTAGTTTATGGCGAAAAAAAATTCACTTAGTGAGGTAGTAAGTTCCTCATTAAAAGGGGGATTTGATTTAGATAAGTTTAAAAAATCTAAATTTCTAGATCAATCTTCTAAATTTAAAAAACAACGTTGGTTACCATTTTCACCAGCAATGCGCGATGCTCTTTCTATTCCTGGTGTTCCTCTAGGACATGTATTTGTAGCTCGTGGTGGTTCTGATACAGGTAAAACTACATTATTGATTGAAACAGCAGTAGAAGCCCAGAAAATGGGCATTCTACCTGTATTCATTATCACTGAAATGAAATGGGACTTTGCTCATGCTCAGAAAATGGGTTTTCAATGCGATGCAGTTCCAGATGAAAATACAGGAGAAGTAGTAAATTATACTGGTTTCTTCATTTATGCTGATAGAAGCAGTCTAAATACAATTGAAGATGTATCTGCGTTCATTGCTGATTTATTAAGCGAACAGAAAGCTGGTAAACTTCCTTTTGACTTATTGTTCCTTTGGGATTCTATTGGTTCTATACCATGTGAAATGAGTGTAAAACAAGGAAATAATAACCCAATGTGGAATGCTGGAGCAATGGCAACCCAATTTGGTAACTTTATCAATCAACAATTTCCTCTATCACGTAAAGAAACATCACCTTACACTAATACATTGTTTGTAATTAACAAAACCGGTGTACAACCAGCATTAACTCCTATGAGTCAACCTCGTATGACTAATAAAGGTGGTAATACTATGTATTGGGATGCTACAATAGTAGCTACATTTGGTAATGTAACTAATAGTGGTACTAGTAAAATTAGTGTACAACATAAGGGTAAAAAGGTTGAATTTGCTAAACGCACTAAGATTGCCATTGATAAAATACATGCCGATTATGGTATTGCTACTACATCAACAGTAATTGTTACACCTCATGGTTTCATTCCAGATACACCTGAAGCTATTAAAGAGTACAAGAAGAAATATGCTCATGAATGGTTTAATGAACAAGTAGATGTAGCTGACTTAGTACAAATTGAAGACAATTCAGAATGGGAAGAAAGTAGTAAAATATCACCAATAGTAGAAATCGATAATGAAGGAAATGAAGAATAAATACGCCTATCTATTATCTAAAGTCAACAATGATCAGCGTGGAGTCTTAGACTCCATTCTGATCATTGACGGCTTAAATACATTTTTAAGGAGTTTCACAATGATTAATCATATTAATCCTGATGGAGCTCATATAGGTGGACTTACTGGTTTCCTTAAATCAGTTGGATATGCTATTAAAATGATAGAACCAACTAAAGTAGTTATTGTATTTGATGGAGCAGGAGGATCAAACGCTAAGCGAAATTTATATCCTGAATATAAAGCAAATAGAAATAAAAGTCGTATGACTAACTATTCTATATTCAGCTCTAAAGATGAAGAAAACGAATCCATCAACAACCAAATGGCAAGGCTAATTCAATATCTTCAATGTATGCCCGTATCAATGATATGCGTAGATGGAATTGAAGCTGATGATGTTATAGGTTATCTAACAAATAAGTTAGAAAATTTTAAGACTACTAAGAAAGTCACTATAATGTCTGCAGACAAGGATTTCCTTCAGTTAGTATCTGATAAAGTTCAAGTATATTCTCCTGTCAAAAAGAAAATATACACACCAAATGATGTACTAAATGAATTCGGAGTAAGCAGCAATAATTTTATTATATATAAAACATTAATGGGGGACAGTTCAGATAATTTGCCTGGAGTAAACGGTTTAGGGCCTAAAAAACTACTCAAATTATTCCCAACATTATCAACAAACACTCCTATAAGCTTATCCGATATAATTGCAAAATCAGAAAATAAAAAATCAGAACATGATTTATATGCTCGCATAATTGAAAGAAAACAGCAATTAATAATTAATGATAAATTAATGAATTTAAAAAATATGCCTCTATCTGATGAGAATATGGAACAAATTCAAAATGGTTTTAAAAATAGTTATGAGTTGAATTCATATGTGTTTATGCAAATGTATATCAATGACCATTTAGGTGAATCCATACCTAACACACCAACATGGATAAATCAAGTTTTTGGACCTTTAAGTACTTTTAAGTAAATTTATAAAAAAGGAGGATAAATTGACTACTCTCTCAAAACTAAACGCATACGGCAATGCGTTTCAGGTTAAGGTATTAGGAGCATTATTAACACAACGTGAATTTCTTCTTAATATAGTAGATTCATTAGATAGTGAATACTTTGAATCTAGTGCTCATAAATGGGTAGTAGACTATATCATAAAATATTTCACTCAGTATCATACCTACCCTACTATTGAAACATTATCTATTGAAATTAAAAAAATTGAAAATGAAGTATTAAAAATATCTCTTACTGATGCTCTTCGTGAAGCATATAAGACTGCAGATGCAAGTGATCTAGAATGGGTTGAAAGAGAATTTAGTGATTTCTGTCGTAACCAACAGATGAAAAAAGCCATTATGACTTCAGTTGATCTACTTAATGTAGGTGATTATGATGGTATCCGTTCATTGATTAATGATGCAATGAAAGCAGGTGAAGATAAAAATGTTGGTTTAGATTATAACGTAGATATCGAAACAAGATACCGTGATGATGATCGTCGTACTATTCCATTTCCTTGGAAAACATTTAATGATCTTACACAAGGGGGATATGGTAAAGGTGATTTAGTATTATTGTTTGGAAATCCTGGCGGTGGTAAATCATGGGGAGTAATGGCTATGGGAGCATATGCTGCTGCTCTAGGATATAATGTAGTACATTACACATTAGAACTAGCAGAAGGATATGTAGGTAAACGATATGATGCTATTTTCTCAGGAATAGATGTTGATAAATTAAAAGACCATCGTATTGAAGTAGAAGAAGCAGTTGCTAAAATAAAAGGTAAAATTGTAATTAAAGAATATCCTCCAAAACGAGCATCTTTAGATACAATCGAATCTCATTTACAACAATTACAACATCAAAATGAATTCAAACCAGATTTAATTATAATTGATTATTTAGATCTATTACGTACTAAAGGTAGAAAAGAACGTAAAGATGAAATTGATGATGTTTACACTGATGCTAAGGGATTAGCTAAAGAATTAGGTATTCCTATTGTTTCTCCTTCACAAGCTAATAGAACAGGTGCTGATGAAGATATTTTACAAGCTAAAAATGCAGCTGGTTCATATGATAAAATTATGATTGGTGATATCATTATATCATTAGCTCGTGGACGTAAAGATAAAGTAAATGGAACGGGCAATTGGCATTTTATTAAAAACAGATATGGAGCTGATGGGCTAACATTTGGTTCTAAAATCAACACAGCAAACGGATATATAGACATATATGAACAACCATTAGATGATGAAGCATTTGAAACCTCTACAAAAGGTAAAAATAAAAAAATAAATGACTACTCAGAAATAGGAGTAGAAGATAAATATATTCTTAGAAACAAATTTGCAAAATTTGAAGAGGGATCGTAAATTTCACCATATTTATAAATACAAAAATAAATAAATTATGAAGTCTCTATCTATGTTGGCAGTGCCTATTTATCAAAAATTAGCACAAGGGTATCCTAACCTAGCTGAACGTAGAGAAGCTACTAAACAATATTTGTTAAAAGAAATAACACACTGGGGTATAAAGGAACTAGAGCAAAATAACAGTTATTTCTTTAAACCTATTGAATTTGAAAAAACAGAAAATAGTAAACCATTTCAAGTTAGGTTACTATTAGAAGATAATGGATTTCATAGTTTGAAATTTGGTGATTTGAATGCTCAAACAGATAAAGAAAGATTTGAATGGGATGAAAATGATCCTTTCAAATTAAATAAAGCCTTGTTCTTATATGATGTTATAAATAAAAAAATTATTCCATTATTACAGAAAAATAAAATAAAGGGAATACAATTTGAACCATATGATGGAGATGGATTAGAAAGTGAAAGACTAAGCTATTTCAATAATATGTACAATAAATTAGGAAAAGATTTTACTTGGTATCAAAAAGAAAACACATTTTATATAACAAAAAAAAACAAATAAATAATGTTGACAATAAAACGTTACACAGCCGCGTGGTGCCAACCTTGTAAGCAATTAGCACCTATTTTTGAAGAGTTAAAGAATGAATTAAATAATGAAATTGATAAAATTACTTTTGAAGTTATAGATGTTGATATTAATAGAGAATCAGCATTAGAAAAAGGAATAACCTCTGTTCCTACTGTTATTTTGGAAAAAAACGGAACTCAAGTGTATCGTTTTAGTGGAGTATTACCTAAATCTACTATAGCCGGTATTATTAAGAATCATTTGTAAATTAATTAAAATAAAACTTAAACGATTTGATTTTAAAGATCGAATGACATAACCATCTTTTTACAAATATAACTAAAAAATAAATAAATATGGATGTAACACAAGAGATTTTATCGGAAATTACTACTTATATGAAATATTCTAAGTATGTACCCGATTTGAAGAGAAGAGAAACATGGTATGAGTTAGTAACTCGAAACAAAGAAATGCACCTAGAAAAATTCCCACAATTAAAAAATGAAATCGAGGAAGCTTATAAATTGGTATATGATAAAAAAGTTCTACCATCGATGCGTTCATTACAATTCGCAGGTAAACCCATTGAACTTAATAATGCTCGTATATTTAATTGTTCTTTTTTGCCTATTGATGATTGGCGTTCATTCTCAGAAATAATGTTTTTATTACTTTCAGGATGTGGAGTAGGCTATTCAATACAAAACCATCATATTGAAAAACTTCCTGAAATTAAAATTCCTACAAAAACAAAACGTTATTTAGTAGGGGACAGTATTGAAGGATGGGCAGATGCTGTTAGGATGCTCTGTAAAGCTTATTTTCAAGGTACTCCTTTACCTCTATTTGATTTTAGAGATATTCGCCCTAAAGGTGCTCAATTAATTACAGTAGGTGGTAAAGCTCCTGGTCCTGAACCTCTTAAAGAATGTTTGTTTAACCTTCAAAAAATATTTGATCGTAAAAAAACAGGCGATAAATTAAGTTCACTAGAAGCACATGATATGGCTTGTTATATTGCTGATGCTGTATTAAGTGGTGGTATTCGTCGAGCTGCTCTAATTGCTTTATTTGATGTAGATGATGAAGAAATGCTAACATGTAAATTTGGCAATTGGTGGGAACAAAATCCTCAACGTGGGCGTGCTAACAACTCAGCAGTAGTATTGCGCCACAAAATTAATGAAGAAGAATTCTTCAAACTATGGAAAAAAATTGAACTAAGCAATTCAGGAGAACCAGGTATTTACTTTTCAAATGATAAAGACTGGGGAACTAACCCATGCTGTGAAATTGCTTTACGTCCATATCAGTTTTGTAATTTATGTGAAGTAAATGTTTCAAATATTGAATCACAAGAAGATTTAAATGAAAGAGTACGTGTAGGTGCTTTTATTGGTACTTTACAAGCAGCATATACTGATTTTCATTATCTAAGAGATATTTGGAAAAAAACAACCGAAAAAGATGCTTTATTGGGTGTTGGTATGACCGGTATTGGTAGTGGTGTTATTTTAAAATATGATTTGAAAAAAGCAGCCGAATTAGCTAAAGAAGAAAATGCTCGTGTTGCTGAAATTATTGGTATTAATAAAGCAGCTCGCGTAACAACAGTTAAACCAAGTGGAACTAGCTCATTAGTGTTAGGTACTAGCTCTGGCATACATAGTTGGCATAATGATTATTATATTCGTAGAATCAGAGTAGGTAAAAATGAAACCATTTATACTTACCTATCAATCCACCACCCAGAATTGGTTGAAGATGATTTCTTTAAACCAACAATCCAAGCAGTAATTTCAGTACCACAAAAAGCACCTGAAAATTCTATTTTAAGAAACGAAGATGTAATTGATATGCTTGAACGTGTTAGAAAGTTTAATGTAGAATGGGTTAAAAAAGGACACCGTAAAGGAGCCAATACTAATAACGTATCCGCTACAGTATCTATTAAAGAAAATGAATGGGAAAAAGTAGGTAAGTGGATGTGGGAAAATAAAGAAACATTTAATGGACTATCAGTACTACCTTATTTTGGAGGTTCGTATACTCAAGCACCATTTGAAGATATTACTAAAGAACAATTTGAAGAAATGGTAAAACACCTCCATCAAGTTGACTTAAGTAAAGTAGTTGAATTTGATGATAATACAGCATTGATGGATCAAGCCGCATGTGCTGGAGGTGCGTGTGAAATAGTGTAATATTTATTGATATGATAAAACTAATAGATATATTAAATGAAGCTATAAATAAAGATATTGTTTATATCTACAGAAGTCAAAAAAGTTTACCCGATATTGAAGCCAATGGTATAAAAATGTCAGATAAAAATAAACAAAATTCTGAAGATTATAATATTCCTGATTATGGGTATACTTATTATACCTCTACTAGTAAAAATTCTAACTGGATTGATAGAAATCCATATGGAAATGCTGATAATCCGTATACTGTAAGAGTATCTATAGACTTAAATAAAATAAAAAACGATAAAAATTATAGTTTTAAAGATTTAAATGATGTAGAAGGATGGAACTACCCAGAGTATCAAGAAGTAAGAATATATTCTAATACAAAAGATAGAATACCCCCAGAATATATTAGTTCTATTGATATTCTTAGAAGAAAATCGGGAGATGAATATGGATGGGATTTTATTGGTAAACTTGACCTAGAACCAGAAGTAAAAGCATACATTGATAATACTTTTAAAGAAAACCCAGACTTAGATGAAGATTCGTTCCCATACGATGAAATGTATGATTATTTTACAGAATTTTGGAATCATGAAGATGAGTCTTATGATGATGTTTCTCGAGAAGTTATAGATTATATAAGATCTAAAGTTAGTTAATGAGTAAATTAATAGAAAATATTCATTATGTAATTGAAAAGAATAGGGCGGTATTTACTGCCCTATATCTTATTCAACAAGGAAAATGTTGTGGTAACGGTTGTAGAAATTGTCCTTATGATCCTAAACACCAAAAAGAAAATGTGGTGTTGGCAAAAAAAATTCTTAATTTTGAAATTATGAGATTAGAAGAAATACAAAAACAACTTGAACAGATTCAATCAGTAAATTTTGAATCTACTCCTCCAGAACAATTAGAAAAAATAATTGAACAATTAGTATCAATGGTTGATACTGGAGAAGAATTATTAAATAATGAAATACAAAAAATCAATACAGATGAACCAGACAATTGAAGATGTTTTAATGGTAGTAGGATTATTAATACTAGCATGTTTATTATTTGGAGGCCCACTAATGTTATTATGGAATTGGCTTATGCCTGAAATATTTGGTTTGCCTTATATTACATTTTGGCAAGCATTTGGATTACAACTTATGTCTGTTTTACTATTTAAATCATCTAATGCTAAATTAAAAAAAGATTAAAATGAAAAAAGGTTATATTTTAGCAGTAATTATTCTACTCTTAGTATTTACTGGTTGTAAAAAAATTCTTCAACTTAGAGATGATCCGTATCCTTTTGAAAATGGCAAACGATCAAAGCTAGTCATGTTGTATCCTAAAGATACTAGAGGATATTATTTAGTTCCATTAGATACAACAACCAATTCAAATTCATATAGCATCTATGTTGAAGCAACTAAATTAATTCCTTTCTATTGGTATAATGGAGTATCAGTAATGAGTGTTAAATTTGATTGTAATTCACACTGGGTATTAGGAACAACATCAGGAGATTTAGCTGTTACATTACCATTATATAATCCGTTTACTAGTTTATATAGTAATCCTTATTTTAACACTCCGTTACCTGTTAGAGATACAGTTATAGTATTAAACCATTATAGAAATAGTATTGTGCCTGTAGTACAAGAATCAAATATATATTTAAAAGAATACTTTGCTGGTAATATGTATCAACCTGCTGATGAGTATCAACCTGAAGCAGGAATGTATTGGGGTAAACGTATTATAGGTCCTATTCCAAAGTATTTTAAAGATGATACAATAACAGTATACTCTAAAATATTTTGGGATGCGGGAAATTATACTTATCTTCACCCAAATGAAACAACAAAAATTGATAGTGTAAAAATAATCTTTAAATAAAGTATATGAGTAAATTTCAATCAACAAAAGTATTTGATGGGTACAGTACAGTATTTCGTCAATGGAAAGCAGAAGGTACACATTGTAAATACCTTCATGGCTATGGAGTGTCGTTTAAAGTATGGTTTGAAGGTGAATTAGATGAGAAAAATTGGGTTTGGGATTTTGGAGGAGCGAAACGTGCTAAAGGTAAAATTGATGATATGAACCCTAAAGAATGGATGGATTACATGTTTGACCATACTATGATTATTTCTGAAGATGATCCTTTCATTAATGCTTTTAAAGAAATGGATAAAGCAGGTGTGGCACAAATCCGTATTTTACCGGCAGTAGGTGCAGAGCAATTTGCTAAGTTTATTTTTGAAAAATTAAATACATTTATTCAAGAAGAAACAAATAATCGAGTTAAAGTAGTTAGAGTAGAATTTATGGAACACAATAAAAATACAGCTATTTATGAAGGTTAGTCATGAACTCCCTCTTTCATTGATGCATTATAGTTATGAATTTAATGACTATGAATATTGTTTACCAATATTTTTAGATAAATATGAACAATATCGTTTGTTCTTTCAACGAGCTAGATTAGACAAGAGATTCATAATTATGGATAATTCTCTCTTTGAAGGTTATACCCATACAGTAGAAGATTTATTTGACAAAATATACTTAATTCATCCTAGCATATTCATTGTACCTGATGAATGGAATAATTCAGCTGCTACTCTTAAAAATGCTAAACATTGGATGATAAATTACAAACAACATCTGCCTAAAGAAACAGAATTAATGGCAGTATGTCAAGGTAATACCATGGGTGAATTGATCACAACATACCAAACATTAGTAGATTTAGGTTACAAACATATTGCTTTCAACCATGCTAGCGCAGCATATACTAACTATTATCCTAATCATAGTAAATTATATGCTCAAATGTATGGTAGAATTGAATTAATCAGACAATTAGTTGAAACTAATACTGTTAGAAAAGATATATGGCATCATATGTTAGGAGCAAGTGATTGGCGTGAATTTCAAGCATATACTGAATTCGATTGGGTTAAATCGATTGATACATCTGCTCCTATAATTAATGGGGCTTTAGGTGTAAAACTTAACCATGATGAACCATATGTTAAACCAGAAGCTAAATTAGAAAGCATTATGGAAGTAGATCTTACAGATAAAATGGATATTATACAACATAATGTAGAATTATTTAGAAAAAGTATTAAATAATATTAGTATGAGTAAATACGAACAATTAATTAAAGAAAAAGAAGAAAAAAAACGTTTACAAGAATTAGCAAATGCAAAAGATGAACAAAAAGAAATAAGATCTGATATAAAAGGAATGATAGACTAACTAGCTCAAAACTTTAAAAAAATTACAAATGAGTTATCAAAAAGAAGAAATGTATGAAACTTCATTTTGATAAGGCAAAATATCTTTAATATATTTATATAAATTAAAATAAAAATTATGTTATCGCTTTATGATTATCTAGGTCAAGCCGCTGGTAAGGAATTAGGACAACAAGTAGCAGAATATGCTAAAATTAGAAAAACAAAATGCAGTATGCGTTATGTTTCTAATCCTAAATATAAAGGAAATGTAATATTATACACTAAAGAATTCTTGGATGAGTATTTCGAAGTAAAAAAACTATTTACAAAACCATATAATATTGACTATACTGAAATTAATACTCAGTTAATGGAAGATAGTATTAAACAACAACAAAATGAATTAGAAAATGCATAATAAAAAACAAGCAGTACTTAGTCTTTCTGGTGGTATGGATTCAAGTACTTTACTACTCCATCTACTTGCTAATGGTTATGAAGTTACAGCATTATCATTTGATTATGGGCAAAAACATAAAGTTGAACTAGAACGAGCAAAAGATCTAGTAATGTATCTTAACCAACAATCAGGACCTAATGCCCTTATTAAACCTATAACTCACCAAATAATTAAAATTGATGGTTTACAACAATTACTTAATTCAGCATTAGTTGAAGGTGGTAAAGATGTTCCTGAAGGACATTACGAACAAAATAATATGAAAGAAACTGTTGTTCCTAATCGTAATAAGATTTTTAGTTCTATTATTCAAGCAGTAGCATTATCAATTGCTACTAAAGATGAAAAACAAGAAGTAGATATTGCGTTAGGTATTCATGCTGGTGACCATGCAATTTATCCTGACTGTAGACAAGAATTTAGAGATGCTGATATGGAAGCATTTAGAATTGGTAACTGGGATTCTGAACTAATTAAATTCTATACTCCTTATTTACATGCTGATAAATTTGGTATTTTAGAAGATGGTTTAAAAGCATGTGAGAAATTAAATTTAGACTTTAATGAAGTATATAAACGTACTAATACATCTTATAAGCCAATTCAATTACAAGTAGGAAATTATTTAAATAATCTACAATGGTTTTCTGATTATAAATCAGCAGCATCAGTAGAACGTATTGAAGCATTTATTAAACTAGGACGTCCTGATCCTGTAGCATACGCTGATGAAACAGGACCTGTGAGTTGGGAAGTAGCTAAAGCACACGTAGAAAAAGTTTTAGCTGAACATCAAAAGTAAGAAGGCAAAATAAAGATATTATCTTTAAGTAAACAAAAAACAATATATAGTTATGAGTTATCAAACAAACGTTCGTGCAAATTACATGAACAAGACAGCAAAATTGGCATTTTACAATGCTCGCAAGCGTGAAGGTGATACTGCTCGCCTTGCAGAAGAAACAGGTTACACCACCCGTTTTATTAATTATGTGAAGCGTGGTGAACGTAGTGTAAATGATACTGTTGCTAATGCAATGTATAATCTCGCTCGTCGCCGCACTAAAATGAACAAATTAGCTAATGCCTAATTTATTGACATCCCCCGAAAGGGGGATGTTTTACTTTTTAAAACTAAAAACATGAAGTGTATTAAAAATATAAAAACTGGAGAAATTGTTAGGGTTGAAGATAAATTGGCTCACCAAACTGTAGGTATTACTTGGCAATATATTTCTAAATCTGAATGGAAAGCAGCCACTAGAGTAGTAACTGAAAAACAAGAAGTAGAAGCTGAAAAGAAAGAAAAAACTGTGAGTGAAAAGGCTGTTAAACGTTCTAAACTTAAATCAAAACAAAGAAAATAATATGATTCAGTTACCTATAGCTAAAGAAAGAAACTTATACTTAGCTAAACAAGTCGATCAAGCATCCATTAATGAAATCAGTAAGGAGATTATTGATATAAATCAAAACGATGATTATTTAGGAAAACTAGCTGAACTTCACGGAATGAAATATACGCCGAAACCGATTAAACTCTATATCGATTCATACGGTGGTTATGTATATCAGTGCTTAGGACTGTTAGGGATTATTGATAAGTCGGTAGTACCCGTTCATACGATCGTAACAGGTGCTGCTATGAGCTGTGGATTTCTTATAGCAATTACCGGGCATAGACGTTTTGCATATGACAATGCAACACACATGTATCACCAAGTTAGTTCTGTTATGTGGGGTAAGTTAAAAGATATGGAAGAAGATCTTGAAGAAACCAAACGCCTACAGTCTCTAATTGAAGAACATACTTTATCCCGTACTAAGATGACTAGAGAAATGCTTGAAAAAAATTATAAGAGTAAGAAAGATTGGTTTATTAATACCAAGCAAGCTTTGAAACTAGGTATTATAGATGAAATTATAAAATAAATAATATGAGTAAAATAGATCCAAACAAGTTATTAATTAGTAGTGATTTCTACAGCATCCAAGGTGAAGGAAAAAGTAGTGGTATTCCATCATACTTTGTACGCCTTGGCATCTGCAATCTTACTTGCGGTATGAGTAGAGTATTTGCTAATAAATTAGCTAAAGAACAAACATTAGAAGACGGGGAAATATTTGTAGGTGATTTACATGCTGAAGGTAAAGCAACTTGGACTTGTGATTCTACAAGTCAGTGGTTATGGAGAGGTGAAGATAAAGAGTTTCAATATTTGATTGATCGTTGGAAAGAACAAGGTATCTATGAAGATATTAGAGATGGTATAATCCATATCATTTGGACTGGTGGTGAACCTACAATTAAAGGACACCAGGAAGCAATTGTGAATTTCCATAAGTATTGGAAGTCAGTAGATCCAGAAATTGATTTATATGATTTTGATGATCCTGAATATAATCCATTAAATGCTCATGGAATGTTTTATAATGAAATAGAAACTAATGGTACTGTTCATATTGAGGATAGTTTATTTTTATTGTTAAATCAAATTAACTGCTCACCAAAGCTATCCAACTCAGGTATGACTGAAAAACAACGTATTGTACCTGCTGCTATTAAGCGCATTATGGAACATAGTAATTACCAATTCAAATTTGTTATCAGTACAGAAGATGATGTTAAAGAATTATTCCGTGACTTTGTAGAACCATTTAATATCCCACTCAAAAACGTTGTTTGCATGCCAGGATTAGATGATGTAGCTAATTTTGAAGAACGTACTCAATTCTGTCTTGAAATGGGGAAGAAATATAAGTTTAGGGCCCTTACACGGCTGCACATAGCAGCGTGGAATAAAACATTAAACGTATAAGTTATGAGTAAAGAAGAAAAAGAAGAAATACTAAGAATATCTAAACATTTACAAGAACTAAAAGATTGGTTAGATGACCAACCTGGACATCCTACTCATTTAAGTAACTTACCAACTTGGTTTTGGGAAACATGGGGTGAATGTATTGAAGACTTAAAATACTTAACTAAATAAAACATTAAATGTATAAGTTATGGCTGAAATATGGTATAGAATAGTTTACATTCCCTTTATATATAAATTAATAAAGCATTAATTATATAGAATATGTTAGATCTTTTAGAAAAACGTATTATTAAAATACTTAAAAACAATAAAGTAAGTAATAACCACATAGAGATGTATATAGATGATATCTTTTCATTTAATAATAAAGAACTATATGAACAAGTAGACGACGAAGATATCGTATATGGATTTAATAAATGGTTAGGAGAGCAAAAATAAAAATCGTATATTTAAAATATGGAAAATAAACGTAGAAAAATAACAAATGCTGAAACACTAGAAACAGCACAACCTGGATTTGCAAATGGAATTTCAATCCAGCTCCAAACATTACTAAATAATGGAGAACACCGTTCATTAAATCATCAGGAAAAACTAATGATTATTGAAAATGCTGAGAAAGCATATGGTGATTTCCTTACAGCATTGGGTGTTGATTGGCGAAATGATCCCAACAGTATGGAAACACCTCGTCGTGTAGCTAAGGCCTATGTTTTAGATTTATGGAAAGGAAGATATGAACTACCAAGTGATATTACAGCATTTCCATCTGATGGTTATAAGGGAATTGTATTAGAAAGAGATATTCCTATTGTTAGTATGTGTTCACATCACCATCAATCTATTTTAGGTAAAACACATATTGCTTATATACCTGGTGAAGATGGTAAAGTAGTAGGTTTAAGTAAATTAAATCGTATTGTAGAACACTTTGCTCGTAGAGGTGCTATCCAAGAACAACTTACAGTTGCTATTCATAATGCTATTCAAGCTGTAGCTGAAACTGAAAATGTAATGGTAGTAGTACATTCATACCATAACTGTGTATCATGTAGAGGTGTAAAACACTTTGGTGCTAGTATGGTAACAAGTGAAGTATCAGGTGTATTTGCTGATCATACTAAAACAGCTAAAATGGAAGTAATTGAAATGTTAAAATTAAATATGGAGGGATATAAATAATGTTAAACGCACAACAAATTTTAGATGAAGGACTTTTATTACTAGAACACACCCAAGGCAAACCAGCTCAAGTAGGCTATGATCTTAGTATTAAACAAGTGAATATCGTAGGTGGTAAAAAGAATATGGCTGGGTTTCGTATTGGTAAAGTATTAAAAGATAAGACTGAATTGACTAATTATGACCCTTATGGTTTAATGAATTTAGATGGAGTCAATGGTTGGTTACTTTATGAAGGAGTATACGATATTACTTTTAATGAAGGATGTAAAATCCCTAATAATAGAGTAGCTTTTATTAAACAACGATCTTCCCTATATCGTAATGGCGCCATCATTAATAGTCCAGTATTTGATCCTGGTTTTGAAACTCAATTTATGGGAACCTTAATGTATATTCATTGTCCTATCTTTATTGAAGAAAATGCTCGAGTAGCTCAAATTTATTTTCACGAATGTCAATCAGCAGAAATGTATAATGGACAGTGGCAAAATGATAAACAACGATCATCATTGTAAAATTTGATATAAACTAATGCCCCTCATTGTGAGGGGCATATTTATGTATATGCCAATAACACTATTGAATACAAACGGAACAGGTAAAGTTACTTTAATAAATAATAATAATATAGGAAATATTATATTAAATGTAGCAAGCAGTGTTACTTCTAGTTCTGAATTTTATTCTAATTTTGAATCTTATATCATAAATGGTGTAAGGCAAGCAACTACATATGACTTAGTTAGAACTAATATATCAACAAATAGAAGATTAGTTGTAGCTGAAACGATAACTATAACTGGATTTAAATTTATAAGAATACCTCCTGATAACTGGTCATCCATATCAGGATATACTGTTACTGGAACTTTATCTATAGTGTCAGGGACGGGAGCTACAATTGATGGTGGAGTTTCAAGTAAAAGTTTTAATACAAAATCAACAATAGCTACTCCCTCCGTATCTGCACAAAGAGCAAATAATACATCACAGTATGATATATATGATGTAAGGCCAGTTAATAATACTACTACAACATTAACAGCCGGGCAATATACTATTACGTTATTTGGAACAGGAGCTAATATGGACATAGCTACTTTAACAAATTCTTTATTTCCTATTGATACAACTAAAAAAATATACCCTGCAAGTAATGTTTCAACTCATTTTGCCATGCAAGTTTTTTAATTTGATTTTGTCAAAACAATTTAATATATTAAAAAAGTTATGTACCAAGCAATTTATTATGATCGCTCTACTTATACTTATCATCTTCGTGATGATGAAAAAGGTTGGTTAGACTTTAAATACACTCCAGAATTATATCAAATAGTACCTAATGGTCCTTTAGAAACATTAGATGGTAAACGTGCTATTCCCGTTGAAAAATATAATTGGAAAGATACTTCATTATATGAACAAGATGTAGATAAATGTACTCGCGTATTAATTGACCTATATAAAGATGGTGATGATACTCCCAAACATCATAATATAGTTTATTTCGATATTGAGTGTGAAATTGGTGGAACACTAACTACTGAATACATTAAGTCAGCTCCTATGAAAATGACTTCAGTAGCAGTGTATGATAATACAACTCAAAAATATTACTGTTTAATTCTAGATGAAAAACAACAAATTAAACCAGTAAATGGAGATAAGGAAATTAGACCATATAAGACAGAAGCGGAAATGCTATCTGCTTTTCTTGATTTATGGGAAGAATTAGACCCAACTATCATTACAGGATGGAATAGTGGGTTCTTCGATATACCTTACATGTATTATAGATTATGTAATGTGTTAGGTAGAACACAAGCAGAACGTTTATCTCCTCTTCGTAAATTTAATTTTACCGAATGGGATCAATCACAACCAATAGAAATAGGTGGTATAAATCATTTAGATTACATGTTGCTGTTTAAGAAATATGTAATGAAACAAGAACCATCTTACCGTTTAGGTGATATCGGTGAAAAATATGTTAAGTTAGGTAAGATAGAATATGATGGTTCGTTAGATACATTATTTAAAAACGATATAAAAACGTTTATAGAATATAACTTGCGAGATGTAGAAATTATTATTGAGTTAGAAAAGAAACTAAAATTTATTGATCTAACAGTTGCTATTTGTCACTTATGTCATGTGCCTTATGAACAAATATACCAATCAACTGTATTGAATGATGGAGCTATATTAACATATCTTAAACGCCAAAATATAGTTTCACCTAATAAACCAACCACTTATAACCCAGCCTTAAAAGAACGTACAGAAAATGATTATGCTGGAGGTTATCTTAAAGATCCAATACCGGGGCTATATCAATGGGTTATTGATTTAGATTTTACTTCACTATATCCTTCAATTATACGTTCACTCAATATTGGTATTGAAACCTTTATAGGTAGAGTAGTTAATAACGGTAAATATGATAATCAGTGGACATATAATGAAATGAAAAATATGGATCCAAATGATTTAGTAACAATTGAAAAATTAAATGAAGATTATACTACATCTAGAACACAAGTACATATTGGTAAATTAGTTAAATTAATTGAAAATAATAATTGGATTACTGCAGCATCTGGTGCTATATTTCGAACAGATAAATCATCTGTAGTATGTGAAGTATTAACTGATTGGTTTAATAAACGTGTTGAATATAAAAGTCTAATGAAAAAAGCATATAAAGCTGGTGATAAAGTTAAAGGCGAATTTTATGATAGACGACAACATGCGTATAAAATTAAATTAAATGACGTTTATGGTTGCTATGCTATTAATGGTTGGAGATATACAGACGGTCATAAAATAATATCATCTGCTATTACACTTACGGGCCAACGTTTGCTACAAGAAAGTATAGCTAATATGAATAAACATATAAACAAATTATTAAACACTAAAGATAAAGACTACATTATCACATCAGATACTGATTCATTGTTCATTCAAGTAAAAGACATATTAATAGCTAGAGGAGTTGATTTAACTAATAAAAAAGAATGCGTTAAAACAACACTAGAAATAGCATCAGAATTACAAAAAGTAGCTAATGAATTTATAGGTCAATTTGCAATGAATTCACTTCATATTCCTCATAATCGTCAACATTATTTTGAATTAAAACAAGAAGTAGTAATTGAAAGAAGTTACCATTCAGGTAAACGTCGATATGCTATGATGATTGTGAATAAAGAAGGAGTTGATACTGAAGAGATGATTATGATGGGATTAGATTTGATGAAATCAAATATGCCCCCTTTGTATAAAAACTTTGGACAAAATCTATTAGTAGAAATAATGTCCGGTAAATCTAAAGCAGAAATTGATAAACAAATAATAGATTTTAAATTATTATTAAATAATATAGATTGGACAGAATTAGCCAAACCAACAGGAGTTAAACAAATAAATTCATACATTGCTAAACGCCCAGCACCTGGTGAAATATTTAGTGAATTTAAATTAAAAGCACCAGTCAATACTAAAGCAGCAGTATATTATAATGATTTACTCAAATTTAAAAAACTTGATAAAAAATATTCAATGTTTACAGAAGGTAGTAAAATGAAATATGTTTCATTAAAGCCTAATCCTTACAACATTGACGTATTAGGATTTACAGGGTACGAAGACCCAGAGTATATTAAAGAATTTATTGAAAAATATATAGATAGAGACGAAGCCTTTAATTCAATATTGCTAAATAAATTACAAGGTATGTATGAAGATATAGGATGGGAATTTCCAGTATTGAATGCAAAAATAAACAAATTTTTTCGGTTTTGATGGTTATTTAATATATGGCGAGAAAAATAAATATTTATAACCATGATTAAATTAATAGATATACTAAAAGAAAATAAAAGAAACATTTATTTAACAATGTATGCTCTTTTTACTGAAAAAAACGGCAGTTGGAAAACAGAAAATGATTGGTCTTTTAACCCCACATTTAAAACACAAGGTTTAATAGCAACATATGGAAAAGGAGCTAATGGGCAAAGTTGGGGTAAACCATCAATTTTATGTACAGAATATAATGGAGAAAATCCATTTGAAGGATCACATTCTGGTTGGAAATATGCTATTATTTTTAAAAAAAATATTGATGAAATTTATATAGATGATGAAATTTTTTATTATGGAGATTATCCTTCTGAAGAACAAGAGAAAGAAGCAATAGAATATATATATAAAACAACAGATAATAAACAAGATGTTTCTTTAGGTGTATTACATACTAAATTTGGATCTATTATAATTCAAGATAATTTTCCACAAGGAAATTATGTTTTAAATATAAAACCTAATGAGATAATCAAAATTGTTAAAGGAGAAGGAAATATAAAAATAAAGTTTGGTAAGTCAAATTAAAAAAATTAAATTTAAGTTATGAAAAAATTATATTTCAAAGACGTTATTGAAAAATACCATCTTGGTGGTTTAGTAGAGCGTGTTAAAATCAATATTGTTGATAAAACACTTATTACTAAATTTATTTCAAGTCAAAAAAATCTAGTAGGTGTACTTGAAGCTCCTAATATTGAATTAGATGATTGTGAATTTGGTATATATGATACAACTCAACTTCTTAAATTAATTAATATTACTGATAATTTCTTAATATTGGGAATTGAAAAACGAGGTAATATAGCTAACAAACTTACTATCGCAGATAATGAATATAATTTAGAATACGCTTTAGCAGACATAATGCTAACACCAGCAGTACCAAATATCGATGAACCAAACTATCAAATGGTTGCTAATATCAGCTCAGAATTTATTAATAAATTTCTCAAAGCAGGTAAAGCACTAGGTACTGATGTATTTACTATTGAACAATCTCGTGATGTAGATGATAATCAAGCTATTAAATTTACATTAGGTGGTACTGAAGGGCATACAAATAAAATTAACTTTACATTACAAACAACATTATCTAGCATTCCCGGCCATGTTGTTAAATTTCCATTACAAGAATTTAGTGAAATATTAGCAGCTAATAAAACATTTAAATCAGGAATGTTAAGTGTTAATGAAGAAGGGTTACTTAAAATCGACTTTGAAAATGAAGAAGGTGTTAAAGTAACATATTTATTAGTAGGTAAAGAATAAAATATAAGGTACGACAGGCCTAGTTATATTAAATTAATTAACCGCTCACCTTAGGGGAGCATAAAAAAACAGGAGGTTTAAAATGACACTTACAACACCGTGGACATATAGTCACGATCCATTTGACATCGTTTGGAAAAATTTCTTTGACACTAATTCAAGTTTCAACACAATTCAACACAAAATCAACTACCCAGTTGATATCTATGAAATAGAAAACGGGTTACGATTTGAACTTGCAGTAGTAGGTCTTGATAAAGAAGACATACAGATTCTAGTAGAATCAAATATATTAAGAGTAACACATGATCGAAAAGAAGAACAAGAACGTACCTATCTTCAAAAAGGTATTGCTCGTCGTTCATTTGATTTAGCTTGGAAAGTAGCAGCTAAATTTGATTTAACTAAGCTAGAAGCTAAGTTAGATAAAGGACTGCTTATTATTGATATTCCTTATTCTGAATCAAAAGCACCAAAGCAAATTAAAATCAAATAATAGATTTTGAAATCTTAAAAGCCTGTCGTATCTTATTATTATTGTTATGAAAGAAACATTAGTTATTAAGCAAGAAGTTAAATGGGGAAGAAATGCTTACTTAAAGATAGAAGACGATAGAGTCATATTTGATACATCAGATGGAGAATATGGTCCTGTTGTATTTCACTTAGAAATATTAGATGAAGCACTTTTAACTCATAAAACAAAATGCATTCAAAGTATCTTAGACAAAAATATTTAGAACATTTAAAAACATTTTATATGAATATTAAACCGTTACATAACCATGTTGTTATTAAACAACAAGATGAAACAGAAACAATGTATGGAAACATTATCATACCAGATGCTGGTAAAGAAAAACCTCTTATGGGTGAAGTAGTAGCAACAGGTCCTGGATTGATTAATATTAATGGAGTTTTGATTCCTAATGAAGTACCAGTAGGTGCAGTTGTAGTATTTCCTGCATTTGGTGGACAACGCGTTACAATTAAAGGTGAAGAATATATTGTAATGAAAGAACAAGATTTACTAGCCATAATTGAAGAATAAATTTTAAAAAAATTTCAGAATAATAATAAACTATGAGTAAAATAATTAAATTTGATCGTGAAGCTAAAGAAAAACTTCAAGCCGGTATTGACAAAGTCAATAAAGCAGTTTCAGTAACAATGGGTCCATTTGGACGTAACGTGCTAATTGAAAAAGAATATGGGCAAGTATCTAGTACTAAAGATGGTGTTAGTGTAGCCAAAACAATTGTATTAGAAGACCCAATTGAGAATATGGCAGCTACTGTTATTAAGCAAGCTGCTCAAAAAACTGTTGATGCTGCGGGTGATGGCACTACTACTTCAACTGTATTAGCATATGCTATCGCTTCTCAAGCATTACAAGCTACTGCTTATGCCTCAACTAATGCTACTCAAGTAAAACGTGGTATTGAAGAAGCTGTTAAAACAGTAGTTGCTGAACTAAAAGCAATGTCTACTCCTATTACTGATGAAAAGCAGATTAAACAAATTGCTACTTTATCTGCTAATGGAGATGAAGAAATTGGCAATTTAGTAGCCACAGCTATTGATAAAGTAGGAAGAGACGGAGTAGTTACAGTTGAAGAATCTCGTACAGGTGAAACATCACTTGAAATAGTAGAAGGTATGCAATTTGATCGTGGTTATAAGTCACCTTATATGGTAACTGATAATAACACAATGCAAGCTGTATTAAATGATCCTTTATTGTTGATTGTTGATGGTAAAATTACAACCGTAAAGGATTTACTTCCTATTCTTGAATCAGTATCTCAACAAAACAAATCTTTATTCATTGTAGCTGAAGATATTGACGGTGAAGCGCTTGCTACACTTGTTGTAAATAAAATGAGAGGTATTTTAAAAGTAGCTGCTGTTAAAGCTCCTGATTTCGGAGAACGTAGAACACTTATCCTTGAAGATATTGCTACGCTTACTGGAGGTACAGTAGTATCAAATCAAAAAGGTATGCGTTTAGATAAATTCAACAAAGATTGGTTTGGTGAAGCGCGTACTATTACTGTAGGTAAAGAAACAACTACAATTGTTGATGGTAAAGGAGATGTTGATAAAATTGAAGCACGCATTGTAGAATTAAAAGCACAAATTGATGCTTCTACTTCACCTTATGAAATTGAAAAACTGCAAGAACGTTTATCTAAGATGATTGGTGGTGTAGCTATCATCAATGTAGGTGGTGGTACTGAAATTGAAATGAAAGAAAAGAAAGATCGTCTTGATGATGCTTTACAAGCAACTAAAGCCGCTCTTGATGAAGGTATTTTACCTGGTGCTGGTGTAGCATTATTAAAAGCAAGAAATGCATTCCATGTGGGTGATCTTGATGGTAAAGATGATTTTAGTAAAGGAAAACAAATTGTATATCATGCTTGTAAAGCCCCATTTGATCAAATATTAAATAATGCCGGAGTTGACGCTACTAGATTTTACATGACATTAAATTCTTCTAATACACCTAATCTAGTACCTAACATTACAGAAAATGAATTAACAGACGCTTATGATTCAGGTATTATTGACCCAACTAAAGTAGTACGTTCAGCACTTGAAAATGCAGCGGCGGCCGCTGTAACATTACTCATGACAGAATGTGTAATTCATGATAAACCAACAGATAAGAAAAAAGATAATCCTATGGATATGATGGAAGGAATGATGTAATAAATATTTATCAATACAAATAATAACTAAATGGCAACATATACCCCATCGCAGCTACAAGGATTAGGTTCACTTGGAGAAAATATAAATAGCGGTGTTACTAAAACATTTACTTTTAATAATAACGCTCCTACAACAAATTATTTTACTCTTGAAACTATACCTAACGCTAGTGGATTTTATGTTAGTGGCTCAACGCCACGAAACATAGAAGGTAGTTGGATAGTATCCGCTTCTATGCTTCCAGGATTCATAACATCTTCTTATGTAGCATCTGTTGTAGTTCCTCCTGGTAACTCATCATTAACTTTTACTCCTACAAATAATGTAGTTGGTGCTACATATTATTTAAAAGGAACAGGAAATTTAACTTTAACGATATCTTAAATTTGGATTGTCAAAAAAGTTATTTTAAATTTAAGTTATGAAAAAGCAACACACACTCTGGATTGAAAAATATCGTAGCCAAACTTTAGAACAATACATCGGAAACGATGCGGTTAAAAACCGCATCTCCGATTGTATTGTTAAAAATGACATACCACATTTTATATTTAGTGGAACAGCAGGAACAGGTAAAACAACTTTAGCTAAACTAATAGTTAATAATATTAAATGTGATTATCTTTACCTTAATGCTTCTGATGAGAATGGCATTGATATGATTCGAGAAAAAGTAAAAGGATTTGCATCTTCTGCTACATTTAATCCTATTAAAGTAGTAATATTAGATGAAGCTGATTTTCTTACTCAGCCTGCTCAGGCCGCTCTTCGCAACATTATTGAAGAATATTCAGCTACTACACGTTTTGTTTTAACATGTAACTATGTTGAGCGTTTAATTGAACCACTTACTTCACGTTGTGAAACTCATATTTTAAAACCACCATCAATGCCTGATGTAGCAAGACATATTTGTACAAATATATTAGATGTTGAAGGTGTAAAATATGATATTAAAAACATAGCGTTATTAATTAAAGAATATTATCCTGATATTCGATCAATCATTAAATATCTTCAAGCAGGAGTTAAAGATGGTGAGTTTAAATGGATTGAACTTGACACTAATTGGTTTGTTAAAATTATTGAAGTATTAAAAAAACCAACTAAAAACAGTTGGGTAGAAATGCGACAAATAATTGCTGATGCTCAAGTAGATGACTATCAACCTCTAATAGAATACTTATTTGAAAATGTAGATAAATATGGCAAAGGAAATGAAGCAGAAATAATTATAGAATTAGATGAAGCTCAATATCGTTCTCGAGTAGTACCTGATAAAGAAATTAATATATCTTCTCTATTAGTTAAAATTCTACGAATATTAGAAAACAAAACATTAATAAAAGGATAAAATAATATGAGCCAAGAACAAATGAATCTAAACATTAGTTTAGATAAAACAATTGAATTAAAATGTGACGAATGTGGTAATTCTGCTTTTCAAGAAGTAGTATTACTTCGTAAAGCATCTCGCTTTATTACAGGTACATCTCAAGATGCTATGATTCCTATTCCTGTATTTGCATGTAGTAAGTGTGGGCATGTAAATGAAGAATTTCTTCCTATGCAACTTAGAAATAACAGTAATGCTTAAAACAATTAAAAAAATACTTAAAATGGCAACTAAACAAGAACTAGAACAGCAACTAGCAGAAGCTGTAGCAACTGCTCAAAGATTAAATGATGAACTTAAATTAACAAGAGCAGAAAACAATCATTTAAAGGAAGAAAACAATTCATTAAATAATAATCTAATTGAGGCTATCGAACGAGTAAGATATTTAGATGGCCAAATAAGAATGTTAGAATCACAAAGAACAGCATCAACTAAATATTCTGATAAAGATAAAAACTATTAATGTCAAATATATTTGATCATCTTAAAAACATCACAGTAACAAAGGGACCATACTTAGGTGATGAAGGTTGGAATAATCGAATGATTAATCGTTATTTAAGTATGGATCCTGAATATTGTGAAGTAGTTAACTATATTCAAAAAAATACTTGGCAAATGAAGGGAGAACATTTATATAATTTATATAAAGATCTCATTCCTCAACAATATAAATTTTTAAAATATATTAAAGCATCTAAAAAATTAGACTATAAAAAAGAAGAAATAGATGCTATTAAAAAATATTTTGAAATATCTGAAAAACAAGCCAAGGAATATATGAATCTTCTTCCTAAAGAAGAAATAGAAAATATAACATCTCAAATCATTGGGTAACATTGGCAAATATGATAAAAACCAACAATACACATAAATTAGACTCAGTAGTAACATCAATTATAGACCAATTTGTTGAACGTTCTAAAAAAGGTAAAGCTAAGTATGGTGTTGATTTAGATCGTACTGATTTAACTTTACTAGAATGGATTGAACATGCTAAACAAGAGCATATGGATGCTATTCTATATTTAGAAAAAATAAAACAAGAATATACAACAAGTGGCAACCAAGAAGAAGTTATCTGAAATTGAATTAAAGATAAAAAAACATACTTTACCTGAAATAAACTATTCATTTCAACGTACTGTATCTTATTCTCAATATTCAATATATTCTACATGTCCTCATCAATGGTATTTAACCTATGTAGAAAATAAATCACCATATCAAGCTTCTATTCATACTGTATTTGGTACAGCATTTCATGAAACTCTTCAGCAGTATATTGAAGTAATGTATAACCAAAGTGGAGCAGCAGCCGATAGGCTAGATTTAGAAAATATATTTACAGAGAGATTTAGAGAAACATACAAAACAGAATACGAAAAAACAAAACAACATTTTAGCAATGCCACAGAAATGAGAGAATTTTATGATGATGGTGTTGCTATTTTAAAATGGATTAAATCTAAAAGAAATAGATTATTTACAATTCGTAAAGTAAAGTTATTAGGTATTGAGTTACCTTTACTAATAGGGTTAACTAAAAATATATACTTAAAAGGATACATTGATTTTATTTTATATGATACTGAATTAGATAAAGTTTATATTTATGACATCAAAACCTCAACAAGGGGGTGGAGCGAAAGAGAAAAGAAGGACGATACTAAACTCTCTCAAATCCTCCTTTATAAAGAATACTTTGCAAAACAATTCGGATTTGATGTTGATCGAATCGAAGTTGAATTCTTTATTGTCAGACGAAAAATTTGGGAAGAAGCTGAATATCCAATTCCCCGGGTTCAATCCTTCAAGCCCGCTAGTGGAAAATCCAAAAGAAAACAAGCCGTAGATAATTTTACTAACTTTATACAAGATTGTTTTGATGAAGTTGGTAAACCTAAAATAAAATCATATATTAAAAATGTAGGTGAAGCTAGCTGTAAATGGTGTCCATACGCTGACAAACCTGATCTTTGCAATAAAAAAATTAATTAAAATGATTAATTACGCTCATGTAATTGTTGATCTTCAAGCAGGAGATACTGGTAAAGGTAAAGTAGCTCATTCCTTATTGAAAACAAATCAATATACCCATGTTATTAGATATAACGGTGGTGGTAATGCTGGTCATACTGTTTACCACAATGGTAAAAAAGTAGTAACACATTTTGTTCCTATGGGGGTATTATATAATGTTAAATCCATTATAGGACCAGGATGTGTAGTTGATCCTGTTAAATTAAAACAAGAAATTAAAGAATTAGAATCTTTAGGATTTAATATCAAAGAAAATCTTTTTATTGATAAAAGAACCCACATTATCACAGAAGAATATAAAATTGAAGATTCACAAGATACTACTATTGGTACTACAAAAACAGGTAATGGTCCCACATACAGGAACAAATATAATAGAACAGGAATTAGAGCAGAAAATTGTGAAGAATTAAAAGAATTAATTATCGACATATATGAAGAACTTCATGGTTTAGATCAAACTAGAATATTATTCGAAGGTGCTCAAGGATTTGAATTAGATGTTGATTGGGGTGATTACCCATATGTTACTTCTTCTCATTGTACTGTAGGTAGCGCCATTATGAATGGTGTACCTCCTCAGAAAATTTTAAAAATATATGGTACAGCAAAAGCGTATAAAACATATGTAGGTAATAAAAAATTTGAAATACCTTCAGAAATTTTTAGTAAAATGAGAGAAATAGGTCAAGAATATGGAGCAACAACTGGTAGGCCAAGACAAATTGGTTGGATGAACATTAATGATATGATACGAGCAATCAACATTAATGGAGTTACTGATTTGATTATAAATAAGCTAGATATATTAGAGCAAATTAACAGATTTAACATTATTAATAACAATAATATTATTACATTTAATAATGCAGATGATTTTAAAAAATACATAAATAATATTATTATTAGCCATTGTGAAACAGTAAAAGAAATTAAATTTAGCAGCAGTGCTTATGAAATATAATATAAAAAATATTTCACCAATTGATGGACGATATTCAAATCAAATAAGTCATTTAAGTGAATATTTTTCAGAATACGCTTTAATAAAAGAAAGAGTTAAGATTGAAATCCTTTATATTAAGCAACTTTCAGAATGGGGAATATGTACAATACCTTCAATTAATTTGTTAGACAGTATTTATTTAAACTTTAATGAAAATGAAGCTAATATTATAAAAGAAATTGAAAATAAAACTAATCACGACATTAAAGCAATTGAATATTATATAAAGCGCAAAATGAAATATCTTAGCCTTTCAGATTATACGCAGTGGATTCATTTTGGATTAACATCACAAGATATAAATAACACAGCAGTACCTTGTCTTTGGCTAAGATTTATTACTGATTTATATATCCCAACTTTACAAACACTCATAGTAAAATTAAAAACATTAGCATACACTTGGTGGAAAGTTCCTATGCTATCCAGAACACATGGGCAGCCCGCTTCACCTACTACAATGGGTAAGGAGATTATGGTGTTTGTAGAAAGGTTAGAGAATCAAATTATTCTTTTAAACAATATACCTCATACAGGTAAGTTTGGCGGGGCAGTTGGTAATTTTAACGCACATTACATTGCATTCCCTAAAATTAATTGGAACCATTTCGCAGATGAATTTTTAAAGCAAAAATTAAGTCTTAAACGCCAACAATATACAACACAAATTGAACATTATGACAACTTATCGGCAAGTTTTGATACGTTAAAAAGAATAAATACAATTCTTTTAGATTTATCAAAGGACATGTGGCAATATATTAGTTATGGTTACTTTAAATTAGAAACAAAAGAAGATGAGATTGGAAGTAGTGTAATGCCTCATAAGGTAAATCCAATTAACTTTGAAAACGCTGAAGGTAATTTAGGAATTGCAAATGCAAATTTTGAATTTTTATCATCAAAATTGCCTGTTTCGAGATTACAACGAGATTTATCGGATTCTACTGCAATAAGAAACATTGGAGTTCCAATCGCACATACTTTTATCGCATTAAATTCAATAAATACAGGACTTAAACGACTTGTAATAGATAAACATGTTATGTCTTCTGAATTAGAAAATAATTGGTGTGTTATTACTGAAGCAATACAGACGATATTAAGAAGAGAAGGTCATGCCGATTCTTATGAAATTGTAAAATCTTTTAGTAAAAGTTTTGTAAATAAAGAAAAAATACGTAAATTTATATCAGAGTTAGATATAAAAGATTCTGTAAAGACAGAATTATTAAATATAGTACCTCAAACCTATTTAGGAACATTGTTGTAGGTTTTATATTTTTGTATATATTTATGGAAGGATATATTATTACCTATATATAAATATATATGATACAACGAGACACAGATATAAGATATTGCGGAATATATAAAATTACTAATCCAAATGGTAAAATATATATTGGTAAATCTAAAGACATTGAATATAGATTTATACAATATTATTTATTAGATAAAAGAGTAATTGGAATAAAGTTATTTAATTCACTTCAAAAATATGGTTGGGATAATCATATATTTGAAATAATTGAAGAATGTGATAAAACTCAATTAAATGAGCGAGAAATATATTGGATTCAACAATGTGGTTCTGTTGAAAACGGATTAAATCTAAAATATGGTGGTGATGGTGGAGATTGGTCTGATGAATTAAAACAAAAGGCTTCTATAAATAGGATAGGAAAATCTTCTCCATTAAAAGGAAAACCTCGTTCATTTAAAGGAAGAATATCTCCTAATAAAGGAAAAAAAAGAAGTGAAGAAAGTAAAAAACTTACTAGTTTAAAATTAAAAAATAAACCCCAAAATGGAAAACACATAGTTAATTATATTACCAACCAAAAATGGATAAGTGCTTCAGAAGCAGGAAGGTATTATAATGTGTCTTCTGTTACTATCCATAATTGGGTTAAAAAAGATAAAAATAATCTAAAATATAATTAATTATGAACAAAAAAATGACATTAACAAGTGTAAAACTCCCAGATGAATTATGGGAAGAATTTCGTATAAGTTGTGTAAAACATAAATTTTCATTACAAAAATTAACAGAACGTTCAATGTTTTTATATTTAACAAATGAAGATTATAGAAAACAATTACATAATCAATTAGACACCCAGTTTACAGGGAGTATATGAAGTTATTAAAACTGTGTTATATAAAGACCCGAATTATAAAGAAAAAGGATTTTATACATTAAATTATATTCCACCACGTGCAATTAAAAAAGTAAAAGATACAAATTTATAAACTATATGAAAAAAGAAGGTTATATCCCTCAAGCACAACGTAAAAAAATTCTATTATTATGTGATGATATTAGAATGACAAGTGGTATTTCCACAATGGCTCGTGAAATAGTAGTAGGAACAGCACATCACTACAACTGGGTTAATGTTGGTGGTGCTATTAATCATCCTGATCAAGGTAAACGTTTTGATTTAAATGATGATACTAATAAACACGCAGGTATTGATGATGCTAATGTTATACTATATCCTATTAATGGATATGGTGATCCAATGTTTTTAAAGCAAATGATTGCTCTTGAAAAACCAGATGCGTTAATGATGTTTACTGATCCTCGTTATTGGGTTTGGTTATTTCAAATGGAACATGAAATTAGAAAAAACATTCCTATTATTTATCTTAACATATGGGATGACTTACCTTACCCAATGTATAATAAATCATTTTACGAATCATGCGATGCACTGTTAGCTATCAGTAAACAAACAGAAAATATTAACCATGTAGTATTAGGCCCAGAACTATCTGCTGAAAAAGTAATTAAATATGTTCCACATGGTATTAATGAAAATATATTTTTTCCTATTACTGAAGAACACCCCGAATGGTTAGCATTACAGGATTTTAAAAAGCAATTATTTAAAGGAAAAGAATATAATTTTGTTCTACATTACAATGCTAGAAATATTCGTCGTAAATGTGTTCCTGATTTGATGCTAGCATGGAAAATATTTATGGATTCTTTGTCTGAAAATGAAAAAGCAAAATGTGCTTTTGTATTACATACTCAAGTAGCAGATGAAAATGGAACTGATCTTCAAGCAGTAAAAGAAATGTTATTTGGAAATTATGAATATAATATCATATTTGACCAAGGACGTTATCCAGCAAACGTAATGAATTTACTTTATAATGCTACTGATGTTACAGCATTGATTAGTTCAAATGAAGGTTGGGGATTATCACTTACTGAAGCAATGATGTGTGGTAAACCAATTATTGCTACTGTAACTGGAGGTATGCAAGATCAAATGCGTTTTGAAGATGAAAATGGGGATTGGATTAAATTTACTGAAGAATTTGGTTCTAATCATTTTGGAAAATACAAAAAACATGGTGTTTGGGCCTATCCCGTATTTCCTTCAAATCATAGTATTGTAGGTTCTATCCCAACACCTTATATTTTTGATGATAGAGCTGAGCCACATGATATAGCTACTCAAATTAAAATAGCTTGGACTGAAAAAATTATGAATAAACAGATGTTCATTGAAAAAGGCAAAGCTGCTCGCGCTTGGGTTACATCAGACGAATCAATGATGTCAGCACGTTTAATGTGTAAAAATGTAATTGATGGTATAGATGAAACTTTGGAAAAATGGACTCCTCGTCATAGATTTGAACTCATTCAAGTAGAAACCCCTAAACAACCTAAACATTTCGTTCGTCATATAGTATCTAAATAAGTTATGAATAAACAAAGACTACAATATTTAGCAAACATATATCCTAAACCAGGAATAAATGATTTTGGATATATAATTGAACTAAAAAGAGAACAACTTATAGATACAATAGAAAAACCAAAAATCCCCCAAATTAAACTACTTAGAGAATACACTGAAAAGACAAGAAAATATATGGGGGTTGAACCGATAATAAGTGAATCAAATCCAAACAATGCTTATCCTATTAAAATAATATATAAAGATAACAATCAAATTACCTGGTCATGTAAATATAAAGATGATCATGAAATGAGAATGGTTCTTAGATTAGTATCTAATAAGACATATGAGTTCCTATTTATGTTTGAAGAAAGTAAAACATATTCAAGTCAAGAATATAAACCTGAAGGAAAAAATTATATAGATACTTTGGATAAGTGTATAAAAGATTATGTATTACCTTTTATAGATAAAGAACCCATAGGAACCTTTTTATATTTTAATTGTTATGATGAAGATGGTAAAGGATATATTAGAAGAAGAACATTTATGAACCTAATTAATAAATACGTTGATAAAAATCATTATATAATAGAAGAAGATAATTTAGATATTAACATACAAAAAATAAAATAAGTTATATGAAACAATTAGTAGTAATAAGCGCACCTATTGATACATACAGCGGATATGGTGCCCGCTCAAGAGATATTGTAAAAGCACTTTTAAAAGCAGATAAATATGATATTAAAATTATCTCTCAAAGATGGGGCAGTACACCATTTGGGTTTTTACAAAAAGATAATCCTGAACATAAACAAATTTTAGATTGCATTCTTCAAGTACCTCAACTACCTCGCCAACCAGATTGCTGGATTCAAATTACAGTACCAAATGAATTCCAACCTGTAGGAAAATACAATATAGGAATTACAGCAGGTATTGAAACTACAGTATGTGCTCCTCAATGGATTGATGGTATTAATAAAATGGATTTAACATTAGTATCATCGGAACATGCTAAAAGAGTATTTCAAGAGTCTGCCTTTGAACAACGTGATCAACAAACAGGACAAGTAATTAGACACATCAAACTTGAAAAACCAGTAGAAGTATTATTTGAAGGTGTTGATACTAACATTTATCAAAAGATAGATGCTATTAATGAAAGTGAAGTGTGGGATGTATTAGATACTATTGATGAAGAATTTAATTTTCTTTATGTTGGCCACTGGTTGCAAGGTGAATTAGGACAAGATAGAAAAGATACAGGTATGTTAGTTAAAACTTTCCTTGAAACATTTAAAGGTAAAGGTAAAAAACCTGGCCTTATTATGAAAACATCTTCTGCTACTTATTCAATTATGGATAGGGAAGAAATATTAGATAAAATTAATAAGATTCGTACTATTGTGGGAGATGATGGTACATTACCTAATATTTACTTATTACATGGTGAATTAACTGATCATGAAGTAAATGAATTATATAATCATCCTAAAGTAAAAGCACATGTATCATTTACTAAAGGTGAAGGTTATGGTCGCCCATTAATTGAAGCTTCAATTAGCCAAAAACCAGTAATTGCATCTAATTGGAGTGGACATGTTGATTTCTTAGATCCTGAAATGTCAGTATTATTACCAGGAAATGTAGGACAAATTCACCCATCTGCTGTGGTACAAGATATGCTTATTCCTGAATCAGGATGGTTTACAGTTGATTATAAAGTAGCTTCTGAGACTTTAGAGGATGTTTATAAAAACTATAAAAAATATGTTGATAAGGCAAAAAGACAAGCGTATCGTTCACGTACTGAGTTTAATTTAGACAAAATGGCTGAAAAATTAAATAATATCCTTGAAGAAAAAGTACCTAAACAAGTAGCACTTAAACTTCCTCAACTAAAGAAAATTGAACTTCCCAAACTCAAAAAAGTAGAATAAATGAATAATACCGGTGCTGTAATTTATACATTTCAAAATAACACATTAAATTATGAAAGAATCACTTATCATATGCCCACGATGCGGAAGTAACGCGTGTCATGAAGCATCAAATGAAAAATTTACTATGTGGAGTTGTTTCGGATGTGGGTTTACATCCAACTCTACAATGACAGATGAACATATTTCTCAAGTAGAAGAAACATTACCTGAATTATATAAAGCATTAAAATTTAAAGACGAAAAAGGATATCATTGGTATCCCTTAGCTTTAACATTTGATGATAAATCCATGGTATTTGCTGAAGGCACCTCTACATTAGACTGGAAATGGTCAGCTATACAATCTAAAAATGAAAAACCAGATATGACTACTAAAAAAGAATTTGAAGAACGTGACTTTATGGAAGCACTTGATTATGTAGGATACTTTAACCAAAAATAAATTTATGTCAACTATTAGTTTTGCAATAACTGCATATAATGAACACAATGAATTAGAACGTTTGTTGAATCAAATATTCAAAATTATTAAACCTGAAGATGAAATAGTACTTCAACTAGATACTAAAGCAACTGATGAAGTAAAAAATATAGCTAATAAACATAATGTTAATACTCCTTTTGAATATCATAGAATAATTAAATCATTAGATGGTGATTTTGCATCATTTAAAAATAATCTTAAACAACATTGTACAAGAGATTGGATTATATTTCTAGATGCAGACGAATATTTAAGTGATGGTTTAAAAAATAATCTCCATGAAATGCTCAAAATAAATAAAGGTTTAGTTGATGTTATTGCTTTACCTCGTATTAATACTGTTGAAGGCTTAACTCGTGATCATATTGACAAATGGAAATGGTTTGTTGATGAAAATAATTGGATTAACTATCCTGACTATCAACTCCGTATCTGTGCTAACAAACCAGAAATAAATTGGATTAATAAAGTACATGAGCGTTTATCTGGTTGGAAAACAATTGCTAACTTACCCCAAGGATATGATTTGATACATCCTAAAACAATTGAACGCCAAGAAAAACAAAATCAATTTTACAACACATTATGAAAATATTAGTTACAGGAGCGGGTGGATTAATAGGTTCTGAAGCAGTGGATCATTATTGTTACCAAGGACATAGTGTATACGGAATTGAAAATAACCAACGTCAAATATTCTTTGGGGAAAAAGGTAGTACGTTGTCTCGTCTTTCTCAATTAAAAGAAAAACATAATAACTTTACTAATTTTGAAATAGATATTAGAGACAAAGAAGTATTATTGTCTTTATTTAAACATATAAAGTTTGACGTAATAATTCACACTGCTGCTCAACCATCACATGATAAAGCAGCCTCTATTCCCTTTGCTGATTTTGAAACAAATGCTAACGGTACTTTGCATTTGTTAGAAGCAGTTAGACAAACAAATAAGGATTGCATATTTGTTCATATGTCTACAAATAAAGTATATGGTGATAAACCAAATACATTAAATTTGATTGAACTAAATACTAGATATGAATATGCTGATCCTGAATATAAAGAAGGAATCAATGAGTTATTTTCAATTGATCAATCCAAACATTCTTTATTCGGCGCAAGCAAAGTAGCAGCAGACATAATGGTTCAGGAGTATGGACGTTATTTTAATATTCCAACTTGTATTTTGAGAGGAGGATGTTTAACTGGAGAAAACCATAGTGGAGTAGAATTACATGGTTTTTTAAATTATCTTGTAAAATGTAATATCCAAGAAATACAATATAATGTGTTTGGATACAAAGGCAAACAAGTAAGAGATAATATTCACTCATCAGATGTTGTACAATTTATAGATTTATTTATTGCTAATCCACGTGTTGCTGAAGTATATAATATAGGTGGAGGTAAAGATAATTCATGTTCTATTCTAGAAGCATTTACTTTAGTAGAACAAATATCAGGTAAAAAAATGATCTATGAATATATAGATGAAAATAGAATAGGAGATCATATCTGTTATTATAGTGATTTATCTAAAATAAAAACTCATTATCCTCAATTTGGAATTACTAAAAATCTTAATTATATTATAGAAAACATTTATTTAAAATTAAAATGAGTAAAAGATACTTACATGTAGGATGTGGAAATGTTATTTTACCCCGCCCCTTTGAAAATCTAGACACCAGACCATTGGAAGGAGTAGATCATGTGTCGGAAGCATTTCCTCTTCCCTTTAACGACAATACATTTGATTTATTATATTCTTCTCATGTTCTAGAACATTTTGAAAAAGCTAAAACACAAGAAATAGTAAATGAATGGGTCCGCGTTATAAAACCTGGAGGTATTATTCGCTTATCAGTTCCTTCTTTAGAAAATCTTATTAAGATTTATCAAGTATCTGGTGATATAGAGTATATTATAGGTCCGTTAATGGGCGGTCAAACGTACCTTCAAAATTTCCATTATAATATGTTCGATAAGAAAAAACTAACAGAATATTTAGAAAACGCTGGTTGTGAAGCTGTTCATCCTTGGGATTATAGAAGAACATCACATAGTAAATTTTTTGATTTTTCACAAGCAACTACTTGGGAAATTCCTATTAGTTTAAATTTAGAAGCTAGAAAATCATTGTGATGAAAGTATTTGCTAAATTCTACGAATCAAAACAATTTATTGATATAGCTAATGAATTAAAATCAATAAAATGGTCATTATTTGTAGATGATATACCTACTTCTCAAGAAGACCTATCAGAACTAAATGTATTAGTATTATTAGAACCAAATGAATATTTCAAATTACATGATTGGGCTATACAAAATAAACACTTATTTTCCTTAATATTAACATGGAGTGATAAAGTATTAAATAATTGTGAAAACGCAGTATTTTTACCTTTCGGAACTACTTGGCTTAATAAAGAACAATATACTAGAAAATATGAAAAGAAGTTTCAAGTATCTCATGTTAGAGGACCCTTATTAAAAACCCAAGGACATGCTCTAAGATTTGAATACCATGACAGAACCCCAGAATTAAAAATTTCTCATAAATCTTGGTTAACAGCAGGTATAAGAGAAAAAATAGAAACCTGTGCTGAGGCAAAAACGGAATTATTTGGAGATGCTCAGTTCGGAGTGGTAATTGAAAATACCAGCCATAGAGGGTATTTTACTGAAAAAATAATGGAAATGTTTTTATTAAAAACAATTCCAGTATATTGGGGTTGTTCAAATATAGGAGATTTTTTTAATATAGAAGGGATTATTACATTCAATAATGTTGATGATTTAATATTCATTTTAAATAATTTAGATGAAAATTATTATAGTTCAAAAATAAAAGTTATTGAAGAAAATTATAATGTAGCTATGAATTATTTAAGTGTTGAACATAATATTATAAATAAAGTAACAGAAATATTTAAATATAATAATTTAATATGAAACATTTTTATCAAGAACTAGGAGAAAACTGGTTTACATATCCTGGATTGTATTCAATGGTAGTAGAGAAATTTCCTACTAATTCTCATTTTGTTGAAGTAGGAGTATGGAAAGGAATGAGTGCAGCTTATATGGCAGTTGAAATAATCAATTCAGGAAAAAATATTAAGTTTGATTGTGTAGATAACTGGGAATATATAGAAGAACAAAAGGAAATTCCAGAACATATGTTTGAAGGGCTATATGAAACTTTCTTAAAAAATATAGACCCAGTAAAGCATATAATAACACCTGTAAGAGAACTATCATGGGAAGGTGCTAAACATTATAAGGACAATTCATTAGATTTTATTTTTATTGATGCCGCTCATGATTATGAAAGCGTAAAAAAAGATATTAATGCTTGGTTTCCTAAATTAAAAAAAGAAGGAATTATTGCCGGACATGATTATACGTGGTGTGATGATGTGAAGAGAGCAGTTAACGAATTTTTTGAAGGTAAGTCTATTTATGAAAATGAAGGATGTTGGATATATCCAAATGAATAGTATATGATTCAAATAGCAATACATGCATTGCCTCAAGAAATAGATAGATTAGAAGAAATTCTAATTCAACTAAAAAATAATTCTAACCATTTATTTTTAGAAAATAATATTATAGTTGATGTTATATTAAACCTTAATTTAGTTGAATGGAATAAATCTATCATACCAAAATCTTTTTTTATTAATAAATTTTACAATTTAGAAAAACTAACTCAGACATGGGCTAAAACTAAATTTGAAATTAATGAAGATGGTATAATACAAGGATGTGTTTCACATCGTAGAAAAATAACTAATGAAACACAAGCGGATGCTGTACTATTACTTGATACAGATATAATATTTAGTCCAACTTTATTATTTCATTTATTTTGTTCGATTGATGTTTTAAAAAATATTACTCCATATTACATATTAACCCCACAAATAACCCCAATGTGGGATAATAGTTGGGATGTAATAGTTAATGATCATTTTAAAAATGATGGTATTTACTTTCAAAATAGAGATTCATACAAGTATGCTCAATGTTTAGGAGAAGTTAATTTAAAACCAATTAATCATTTTAAATTTGGAGGAGGATGGGCTACGTTAATTAGTACCCCATTACTTAAACATATTGGGATACCTGAATCTTTAGGACACTATGGTTTAGAAGACACATATATTATGTTATGCTCTCAAATAATGAAGCAAAAAGGAATGAATGTTACTCAATTTGTTCTTGAAAATGAAGTAATTTCTGAAGACCATTTATTTAGATTTAATCCATATAAAGATTACATATCAGTAATAGATAAAAGAGAAGAATTTAAACAAATAGCTCATAATAATTTTCAAAACGAAATAGATAAATTTAAGAAAAAATGAAATATAATAGACCATTAGTATTTGGAGCAGCCGGAATGTTAGGAACTACACTTAAAAATGTAGCAGATGAAGTTAAATTTATTTTAACAGACAAAGATACAAGTACAGGATTAGAATTTTGTGATATACGAGATTTAACCTTAACTACTAATATAGTAAACAAATACAATCCTGATATAATTCTTAACTTTGCCGCTTTAGTTGATCTTGAATATTGCGAAACTGAAAAAGATGATTGTTATTTAACTAATACTATAGCAGCTATACATCTATTTAATTTAGCCAAAGACAAAAATGTCCCTTATGTATTCATAAGTACTGCTGGTATATTCGGAAATGATAAAGAATTCTATACAGAAGATGACCAACCTAAACCACTAAGTGCTTACGGTAAAAGCAAATATTACACTGAACAGTTACTTAAAAACCAAGGATATGAAAAATACTGGATTTTCAGAGCAGGATGGATGATGGGAGGGGGACCAGAAGTTGATAAAAAATTTGTAAATAAAATTATGAAGCAAATTAAAGCAGGATCAACAGAATTAAATGTTGTAGATGACAAACTAGGAGTACCCACCTATACTAAAGATTTTGCAAAATCTATTTTGAAACATATAGAAACGGATTTACCTTTTGGGCTATATAATATGGTTAGTCAAGGAGAAGCAAGTAGATACGATACTGCTGTAGAAATAAATAACTATCTTGGGCTTAATTTAAAAATAAATAAAGTAGATAGTAATTTCTTTAAGGAAGAATATTTTGCTCAAAGACCCTTTTCTGAAAAATTAATTAATAAAGCATTAATAGATTTAAATAGAAACTATATGAGAGATTGGAAAGTATGTTTACATGAATATTTAGATGAATTTTATAAATAATACATATATGAAAAACGTATACGATATTACAGCAGAATTTGAAAAGCGCCTAGCAGAATACACAGGAGCTCCTTATGTAGTTACTCTTGACAATCAAAGCAATGGATTATTTTTAGCTTTAATGTATGAAAATGTCAAAGGAATAGAAATTGAAATTCCCTCTCGAACATATCCTTCAGTACCTTGTGAAATAATTCACGCCGGTGCTAAAGTTAAGTTTAAAGAAGTAAAAGGTAAAACAATTAAAGGAGCATATCAATTATCTCCTACTAATGTTTGGGACAGTGCTTTACGTTTTACAGCAGACATGTATGTGCCTGGAACTCATATGTGTATTTCATTTACTGGCCCTTATAAGCATTTTAAATTATCCAAAGGTGGAGCTATATTGACTGATAACTATGATGCATATCTGTGGTTTAAACGGGCCAGATATAGTGGACGTCGTGAATGTTCATACCATGAAGATCATTTTGATATGTTAGGGTGGAACTTCTATATGATGCCTGAATTAGCAGCTAGAGGATTATTGTTAATGAATCAGTTTTATAATGGAGAAGGTAAACCAAAACATAATGATGATTTAGAACTACCATATCCGGATTTGTCTAAATTTGAAATATACACAAAAGCAAATAGAGAATAGGCAAAATAGATTTGCTATATTTAAAAAATATGAAAAAAATATTAATTCTGGGAGCTAACCCAGAAACTATACCTCTTATAAAAACAGCGAAATCTATGGGGTTGTATACTATAGTTACAGACCCCGATCCAAAGGCTCCTGCAAAAATTGAAGCGGACAGAGGAATCAATATTAATGGAATGGATGTAGAGGCGTTAGTGGATTTCAGTAGACAAGAAAAAATAGATGGTATTTTGGTTGGTGTAGCAGATAGATTAATTGAACCCTATCAAAAAGTATGTGAAATTCTTAATTTACCATGCTATGGCAATAAACATCAATGTGAAGTCCTCACAAATAAAGGAAAATTTAATGATCTATGTAAAAAATATAATATTTCAACTATTCCTTCATTTTCTCTTTATAAAAAAGATATTAATGTAAATCTAGAAAATGTAATATATCCTGTTTTTATAAAACCCGTTGATAGAAATTCTGGAAAAGGAATGTCTATAGCGTATAATGAAACAGAATTAAGAGAAGGAATTGAGAAAGCTTTCAATAACACAAATGGTGATTATATCTTATTAGAAAGATATATGACATGTGAGGATATTTTGGTAAGTTACACTATTGTAGATGGTGAACCTATATTATCCGCCATAGCAGATAGATATACTTGTAAAGAACAAAATAAAACAAGTCAAGTATGTTTAGGAGCAGTTTATCCTTCAAATCTATTAAACGTTTATATGGATAAAGAGCATTCTAAAATGGTTAGAATGTTAAAAGGTATAGGTTTAAAAAATGCTATTCTTACAATATCGGCTTTTGTTGAAAATGATAATTTTTATTATTATGATCCTGGATTTAGACTTCAAGGTGAAGCTCCTAATCTCCATATGGAAAACATAAATAAATTTGATCAAAAGAAGTTTTTAATAGATATAGCTTTAAACAATAATTTAGTTGGTAAAAACGAAATAACTAAAGCTGATTTTCAAAATAAATATGCTGCTACTATTTGGGTTCTTCTAAAAAAAGGTACAATACATCAAATAACTGGGTTTGAAAAAATAGAAAAAGATCCTTCTGTGTTTCATATATCAAGACGTCTATTTGAAGGTGATATAGTTAATGAAGAAATGACAGGTACTGAAAGTCAAGTTATGGCTAGAATTTATATATGTTGTTCAACAAAGCAAAAATTAAAAGATAAAATACTAGAAATTCAAAATACAATACAGGTATTTGATAGTGAAGGTAACAATCAACTTTTTAATAAGTTTATTTTGAAATAAAATATCTAAATATGAATAAAGAAACATTTGTTATAGCCGGAGGCACTAGAGGAGTAGCTAAACAAGTAGTAATTGAACTTGTTAAAATGGGAAATAATGTTGTTTTTGGTGATCTTGGTGACAACGGTAATGAAAAGGAATTTATAACTGAACTAAAAGAATATAAAGGTAATGCTTATTTTATTTTAACAGATGTAACAAAAATAACTGACTGTGAGCGTTTATTTAGAATTGCTTATGAAATATTTGGTCGCATTGATGGATTTTTTAGCTATGCCGGAATTACACCTGCTCAATCTTTATTAGAATGTACTGAAGATGTACATGATGATATATTTAATGTAAATGTGAAAGGAGCATTATTTTGTTCTAAATATGCTGTAAAATATATGAAAGAAAATAATGGTGGATCAATAGTATTTACTGGTTCTCCACACTCGTGGGCAGGGGAATTTGATAGAGTTTCTTATGCTTGCTCAAAAGGAGCCATTGTTACTTTAGCAAATCATATAGCTAAAAATTATGGTAAACATAATATACGATCCAATTACATAACAATGGGTTGGACACCCACAGAAGGAGAATTATCTTTAAGAGAAAGCCAAGGAATGTCTAAAGAAGAATTAAAAAAATATGCCTCAGAATTTATCCCTATGGGGCGCATGAATGAATATGATGATATTGTTCCTGCAATAATCTATTTATTATCTAACAAATCAAAAATGGTATCTGGATCTAATATTAGAATTACAGGTGGTTGGTTTATGTAATTAAAAAGTTATGAGTAATCCTTTAGTAAGTATAATAATTCCTATATATAATAGTGAAGCATTCCTGGATAAATGTATCCAAAGTGCAAGAAATCAATCATATAAAAATTTAGAAATTATTCTTGTTAATGATGGTTCAACAGATACTTGTAAAGACATATGTGGGAGATATGCTTCTATTGATAGTAGAATTAAACCTATTCATAAAACTAATGGAGGATTAGTAAGTTCTAGAAAAGCAGGACTTAAAGCATCAACAGGAGAATATGTTTTATACATTGATGGTGATGATTGGATTGAATCAGACACTATAGAACATTATGTATATCATGCTTTAAAATATAATGCTGATGTTGTTGTAGCTTCTCATATAGTAAACCTAGAAGGAAGAAAAGACATTTTGTCTAACCACATCTCTTCAGGAATTTATAATAAGGGTGAACTCAAATCGATAGTCTATCCTAAAATGTTATATACAGGAAAATTTTCTCAATTTGGGATATTTTCATATTCGTGGGGAAAATTATATAAAAAAGAAATATTATTAGAAAATCAATTAAACGTTGCTGAAGATATAACTATTGGAGAGGACGCTTTATGTTTATATCCAACATTATTAGATGCTAATACTTTAGTTGTTTTAGAACAACCTTATTATCATTATAGACAAAGAGCAAATTCATTAATCAAAACTTTAAGAACAATTGAATTACCTAAAATGCAAAAAGTCTATAATAACCTTAAAAATATATTTTCAAATAAAGGTGTTCTAGACATAATGTTGCCTCAACTTCAATACTACATTTTAAGTTTATTAATAATCAATACAGAAGGTCCTAATCCAAACGATACAACAACATTATATCCTTTTAATAATATTAGTCTTGAAAAGGACATAGTCATATATGGTGGAGGCACATTTGGGCAACATTTATATAAAAAAATATTAAAAAATAATAAATATGCCCTTCAAGCATGGGTAGATGAAAAACATAAACATTATTCTAAATTAAATCTACCAGTAACAGGTTTTAATAATATTAAATCTATTAAATACGATGCTATTTTAATAGCATTAATTGATGAGGATAACTCTAATATAGCTTTTTCTAAATTAATAGAGAATGGAGCCGACAAAGAAAAAATAATTCAACTTCCCTACTATAACCAAAAAGAAAATATACAAAATCTTTTATTAGAATATAAAATCAATTTATAATATGGAATTAATCTTCTATGCTGGATCAAGTCTATTAGAAGGGCCCATTTGGGATCCAAATAACAAATTAATATATTGCGTATCAATAGAACAAGGAATAATCTATCAGATTAATCCTAATTCAGGAAGAGTGCAATCTTATATTACTGATGGGAGTGTAGGATGTGTAGCTCTAATGGAAAATGGAAATCTTATATCTGCAGAAAAGGGAGGCATATATATTATTAACCCGGAAACAAGAGAAAAAACATATTTAACTCAACTTGAATCAGATAATAATTTACGATATAATGATGGAAAATTAGACCCAGTAGGTAGATTTATTGTGGGAACTAAAAGTGAAAAAGATTATTTTATTGAAGAAACCGTTGTAAAAGGTAAATTATTTTCATATCATGATGGAGTTTACAAAGTATTACTAAATGATCTACTAATATCAAATGGAATTGGGTTTTCTCATGACAAAGAAAAAATGTATTTTATAGATAGCCCTACAAAGAAAGTAAATCAATATAAGTACGATATAAACACAGGAGAAATAACATTTGAAAAACATATTATTGAAATTGACGGCAATGGTATCCCAGATGGAATGTGTGTTGATTTAGATGGAAATATATGGGTAGCAGAATGGGAAGGAGGGAGAGTTCGTAAGTGGGATGTTAATACTGGAAAGGTATTAGATGAAATAATAGTACCTTGCCCAAGAGTAACTTCATGCTGTTTAGGTGGAGAGGACTTTAAAGAGTTGTATATTACAACAGCTAAAGATAACAGCAATAATCTTGGAGGTGCATTGTTCAGAAAAAAACTAAATTAAAATATGATTATCCCTTCTAAATTTGATAATGATACTTTTTCTCTCACTCGAGAACATCTTAATTTGTTCATTAACCGAGTAGCAAAAGAGTATGGGAGTGTAAATAAGAAATTACTTGAAATAGGACCTCAAGATAGATCCGAAGTTAGAGTAGCATTCAATATGTGTAATATTGAAACTCTAGATTTAGTACCTGATTATAATCCTGATATTGTAGGTGATATTACAAAATACAACTCTCATATACAAGATTCAACCTATGACATTATAACATGCTTAGAAATACTTGAACATACTATCAACCCGTTTTCAGCTATTGAAGAGCTTAGACGTATAACAACAGATGGTGGATTAATATTGTTTTCAGCTCCATTAAATTGGAGAATACACGGTCCTGTTCCGGATTGTTGGAGATTTACTGAGTTTGGATGGAAAATACTATTAAAAGATTTTGATATTCTTGAAATAGATAAGTTAGAAACACCAGATAGAAATCTATTTCCGATTAAATACAATATATTAGCAAAATGCAATAAATCAAAAAATATAGATGTTTATTCTATGAAATTTGAACCTCTAAAATAACAACTTATGAAGTTACATATATTTTATTGTCACTATAATATAACAGGTACAGACCATAAAGGTAGACCTCGTTGGTTTGATTACGAAAAATGTTTTATTAATCTTTTAAATACTATTGAAGGTAAAAATAATATAGAACTCCACGTGATAATGGATGGTACTATTGAAAACAACTGGATAAGCAAATATAAAGATAAATACATTGCTCATGAAATTGTTACAACTCATGATATGGATTCTGTAACAAGGGGAGTATATCCTATTATAAGAAAAACAAAATGTAAAGATACAGATCTTGTCTATCTTTTAGAAAATGATTATTTACATGTTGATGATTGGGTAGATAAAATTTTTGATATTTTTCAAACATTTGGGGGGTTAAATTATGTATCTTTATACGACCATGGAGATAAATACTGGCATCCTAACTATGATGATTTAGTGTCTAAAATATTTGCTTCTAATACACATCATTGGAGAACAATGATATCTACTTGTGGTAGTTATGTTACAACTAAAAAAATATTCGATGAAGATTTTGATGATCATACTGGGGTTACAATTCCTATAGGTGATCACCATAAATGGGTATTTTTAAATGAAACTAAAGGTAGATTTATTTTAACGCCTGTTCCTGGTTTATCTACCCATTGTATGGAAGCTTTCTTATCACCTACTATAGATTGGGAAAAAATAAATAATAAAACAAAAACAAATTAAAATATGATATCATTAATTATTCCCACATATAGAAACCCTGAATATTTAGACATCTGCTTAAAATCAGCAATTGATAACCAAGTAAACAAAAATGAAATTATCGTTTCTGTTGATGGACATATTGAAGAAAGTCAATATGTTTTAGACAAATATAAAGACAGTATTGTTATTTTAGATTTAGGAGAAAATCAAGGATTTCAAACTTCCCACAACTTAGCTGTCATGAATGCTAATAATGAAACCATTTGTATAATAAATGATGATAATGTTTTATGTAAAGAGTGGGATGTACTTATAGAACAAGATTTTGATTTAAATAAAGTAATGACTATAGAACAAATCGAACCTGTTGGGCCTAGCATATTTGGTTTTCATATCAAAGATTTTGGTAAAACTCCTAAAGATTTTGATTATGAGGCTTTTATCAAATATGAATTAACTATTAGAGAAAACAAACTAACTAAAGATGGAGGAATATTTCCTTTTGTTATTTCAAAGAAAAATTACATGATAGTAGGTGGATTTGATACTTTATATCCATCACCATATGTATGTGATTGGGACTTTTTTCTAAAATTAGATCTCAATAATGTAGAATTTTACAAAACACATAATTTACATCTTTATCATTTTGGTAGCACAGTATTAAAAAAAGGAATCGACAAGGACAAATTTGCCTCTTCTCATAACCCAGCAGCAGAAACTTTCTATTACAAATGGGGAATGTACCCTCACTTATTTGAAAATAACAGCCATAAACCAAAACAAACAATTATTAAGGGGATAAAATATGAGTAAATATAAAGCCATAATACCATGTGCTGGCTTTGGAACTAGAATGAAGATGCTCCCTCATCAAGCTAAAGAATTATTACCAGATGAGGATGGTAATCCAACTATAAATTGGTCTTTAGATATATGCAAAAAATATAATATTGATCCTATAGTAGTTACTAGACCTGAAAAGCAGGAATTTAATAGTTTTTTATCTCAAAAAGGAATAACTTATGTACTTGATGAAGGAAAATCAGTAGGGACATCTGTACTACAAACAAAAAAATATTGGGGAGATTACAATATAATGTTGCTTCCTGATACTAGATTTGAATATGATAGTAAATTTTTTATTAATATTTTTAAATCTATGGAAGTAGGTAATGATTCAATGTTTGCTTTATTTAGTGTAGAAGACTATTCTAATTGGGGAATAATATGTAATAATACATTTTATGAAAAACCCAAAAGACAATTTGTAAAAGAAGATAACGCTTTTGCTTGGGGAGTAATAGGGTTTAGAAAAGAATATGGGGAAACTTTATTTAGCAGTTACAATTTAACATCACCCCCTTTACTTTTATCTAACCCAGGATATCTATTTATTGAGAATTTTAGAGATATTAGTCGAAAATATGTTTAAATAAAATATTTATAGGAAACTCCCCATCTATGCCTAAGCAGCATCGTTCTAAATCAGAATCATTAAGTCGAATTATAACTCTTGGTGATATAGAAACTGATACAGTAAACGATATTATTCAATTTATACATGAAATAAACGAAGAAGACGCTAAAAAACAAATAACAAACCCAATAAAACTCATAATCAACTCAGGCGGTGGAGAAGTATACAGTGGACTTGCTTTAATAGATACAATTGATAACTCGCAGATTCCAATCCATACTATTTGTTATGGACGAGCTATGTCAATGGGGTTAATAGTATTTGCTGCTGGTCATTATAGAACAGCAAGTAAATATGCTACATTTATGTATCATGAAGCAATATATGAAATAGAAGGTAAAGTAACATTTCATAAACAAGAATTAGCAGAAGCACAACGTATTGATGAAATATGCAACCAATATTTAATTTCTAAAACTAAATTCACAGATAAGTTATTAAAACCATATAGAGATAAACAAACTGAGTGGTATTTTGATGTAAAAACAGCACAAAAATATGGATTAGTTGATGAGGTTATAAAATAATTAATATTTATATATAAACATATTAAAATGGCAGATATAAAACCGAAATTGCGCGTGGATGTGAATAGTAACCCTACTAAAAAGGGTATTAAAGTGCAATTTGTATTACCTCAAGAATTAGAAGGAGATTACAAAACTGAAATGACACAAAAGTTACAAACCAAATTAAACCAAGGTCTAACTCAGTATAATTTAACCGTATCTCAAGATACAGATGTACCCTATAATAACGTTATTGGGTTCTTAATTCCTATAGCTGATATTAAGTTATTAATTAAGAATGTTTTAAAAGGTGGAAGTGGTGTTTCTACTTCTGAAGAAACAAAGTAATAATTAAAAAACTAGTTATGGTTAAAACAAAACGTAGAATGAGAAGAAAAATCCCTATACTTCGTGTTAAAATAGAACCAGGGGCTCATTATTCTCAACTAACAGAAATTCCAGAAGTAAAACAAGCTGTTATAGAAGAAGCGATATGTGCTATTAAAGACGGAATTACACGTAATAAATCTTCTATTTTTCTATTTGAAGTAGCCTACTCAGATTATTATATTGAGTTAGAAAAAACAAAATGGAAATCTACTCTTGAAAAAGTACTTGAGTATTATATTGAGAAAGAAGATTATGATAAATGTATTGAAGCAAGAGATTTAATTAATAAATTATGAATGAAGGAGAAAAGCACGCAGAAGGAATTAAAAGTTCTATTGACGACATTATAGGTGTTGATACAACACTCAAACTAAAGAGAAAATCAAGTGAAGACATTCAACGAGAAAAATTTGAAACTTTCATTCGTTTGATGCAAGAAGTAGAAACACGTAGTATACTAATGGCTGAAGAATTACAACTTGATTTTTCAGCATATGATAAAAAATTTTATTCTGTTATTGACCTAATAATGGAAATGCATTTTGGAAAAGAAGCAACTGAAATTATACTTTTTTATCTATATGAACAAACAGACCCAGAAGAATCATTTGATAAAATATTAGATGAAAATAATAATCCTATTCCATTAAATAATGTTGCTGATTTATGGGAAGTAGTAAAACTACTTCAATCACAGAAAAAGCTTGGTAGGCAAAGAAAAAAGTAGTATATTTAATTTAAATAAAAAAATTACAAAAACATGAAAAAAATGATCGCCGTTGCCGTAATTGCAACCTTTATTGTAGCTTGTAACAACAATGCTTCAAACACACCTGTAACTACTGATTCAATTAATGTTGACAGTATTATGGTAGTTAATGACACAACTGGAGTAGTTGATACTACTGACAGTACTGCTAATTAATTAGTGGGGCGTATGCCCCCTAATTTTTATTTTATCTATTTGTTATGCCTGCTCCTAAACCCATTACTAAAGATGATATTTTAAGAGCAATACGATTTACAAAATCTAATCGTGCTGCTGCTCGTTATCTAGGTTGTAGTTATCAGCATTATAAACCATATGCTAAGTTATTTAAAGTAGACGAATCTGATCCAAACTCACCTACTTTATTTGATATCCATAAAAATCAATCAGGAAAAGGTATTCCTAAATTTTTACCTAATCGAAGAAAAGAACCAAATGTAAAACTTATATTTGAAACAGGTACAGGATATGAATCATTTGCTCCTGAAAAAATTAAATCACGAGGAATAGCAGAAGGTTATTTAAAGGATGAATGCTACATGTGTGGTTTTTGTGAACGTAGGGTAACTGATTATAAGTCACCATCTTTACTTAATTTTAAAGACGGAAATAAATCTAATTATTTAATTGATAATTTAGAAATACTATGTTATAATTGTTATTTTTTATATGTAGCTGATCCTCTTACTCCTGATCAGATAAGACATATTGAAGATAACACCACTGTTAAAGCTGCCCCACATAATTGGGATTTAGATGATAATCACTTAGAAAACATGAAAGCTTTAGGACTTCTTTAATTTAGGCAAAATCTTTTTTTATATTTAAATAAATAAATAAGTTATATGAACGGTTTACACAATCAATTTGCAGGGTTTGATATCCCCGATGAAATGAAACAAATGTATCGAGCTGGTTTTCAACCATTTGGACCTAAAAATGTTGCTAAATTAACTTTATTTCTTCAAGAAAATAAAATTGAAAATTTTAATGAAGTATATGATTATTATGCTTCAATTAAACCACAGCGACAAAAAGGTGAATCAAATGAAGAATTGAAAAATCGCTCCAATTTTACCAAAGTAATTCAAAAATACAAACCATATTTTTATAACTATTCAGTATACGAAAATCAATAATTATGGCATCTTATTTTCAAGTAAAAGTTCAGTTTACTGTTGAAGACAGTAAAGGTAAAGTAAAAAAACAAAATGTACTATATTTAGTAGACGCGCAATCCGTTACAGAAGCTGAAGCTCGCACTGTTCAGTTTCTAGAATCACAAGGTGAACGAGAATTTGAAGTAAAAGCAGCTTCTGAATCTCCAATTGCTTATGTTTTAACTACAATGGATTAAAAGCATAGTTCGGGTTGTTGGGGAGCCCGGTTACCCCGCCTGCTTTGGGAGCAGGAGAACTCGCAGGTTCAAATCCTGCCAACCCGACTAATTAGGTCCGGTAGCTCAGCTGAATAGAGCAGCAGCCTTCTAAGCTGCGGGTCATTGGTTTGAATCCAATCCGGATCACAACGCCCTGATGGTGGAATTGGTAGTCACGCTAGACTTAGGATCTAGTATCGAAAGATGTGAGAGTTCGAGTCTCTCTTAGGGCACGAAATTTTTTTATATGAAACAGTAAACACATGGAAAAAGTATTCAAAACGTTGAGTAACAATAAGGAAGTTAATCTTATTGATTATATTAAAGAATATAAAGAAACTTACCCTGATATTGAAATACTTATTGGATGTGATTCTCAAAATAGAATAACTACTAAAAAAATATTCAAAAAAGAAACAATATATGCTGTAGTAATTGGATTATACCATCCTGGTAAAGGTGCTCATGTGGTATATTCTAAAATTATTACTTCAATGGAAAAAGAAAGTATTGTTCGTTTATTAAATGAGGTTTGGTTTTCTGTTGAAACAGCTGAATTGATTAAAAATGAACTTGGAATTAAAGCTACTTGGATAGATGTTGATATAAATGCCGATGAAAAATATAAATCAAATGCTGCTTTATCATCAGCATTAGGAATTGTTCGCGGTATGGGATATAATGTTAGATATAAAAATTCAGGAACATACACACTACCTATGGTTACTTATATGTGTGATCATATAGTAAAATAAAATATTTATAAACATGGCATGTCATTATTTATACTTAAATAATTCAGAAGAATTTTTTAGTTTATTAAAAAATCGTGATCGAGATCTAGTATTAAAAATGGTTAAGTGTGTAATTAGTGCTGCTAAACGAAATAAAGATAGTATAGATATATTTGAAATAACATTTAAATCATTAGACGAACTAGTATTTACCATTGATAAATCACAATATAAAGAAATGTTAACTAATTGTATGGAAGATTTAATCAAAATGGAAGAATATGAATTATGTAGTGAAGTAAAAAAAATATTAGATAAAAAAACTCGTAAACCAAGAAAAAAACAAAATATGGGGGCGTAGTGGCAATTGATTCGTAATGTGAAAGTAACACTACATGCAGGCGTTTGGTAATGTCGCCTTAGAAAATTACAAACAGTAAATGACGAAATGTCAACTATGACCTTCGACGACCTTATGGCGTTCGTAGGCGCCGATTACGCTGTAGCAGCCTAATCCGCATCGGGTGTAAGTAACCTAGGAACAGAATACTACCGAGTATTTCACAATCTACTCGTTAAATAACGACAGTGAAATAGTTTTCTCTATAGTCATAAAATAGAGTGGTGGAGCTGACCATAACCAGTCATCCCTTACTGATCAGATTTATCAGATCTAAGCATGTGAAACGTTGGTGTTATTATTCCTTATGAAGACGAGGATTCGACTTCCTCCGCCTCCACTAAAGGCAACCTAAATTGGGTTGCCTTTTTTCATATATTTATACATATATGAATAAATTTTGGAAAGATATTTTAGATAGTAGAAAAACTTCCTCTTCTAAGAGGTTAGTTACATTAATAATATCTCTCCATTTTGTTTTAGCATCATTTGTTATTTTATTTTTAGTACTATACGTCATAATGTATCTACCTAAAGGTAAAGTAGAACCAGAATTATTAAATGCTTTAAAACAAGTATTAGAATATGATTTTTATATTATATTATCTGGTTTAGGTTTTGTCACTTCAGAAGGTATTGTAAGCATGATAGTTAATAAAAAAATACCTCCATCCGACCCCTCCTTTCCTGAAAATAATCCTCCTGTTCCTCCTGCTGAGTAATTAAAAAGGCAAAATTTTTTACTTATATTCATTATATGAATTATAAGTTAATAAAAGTTCCTTATCAAATAAGGTTATTTATTAGTCGAATTAAAAATCTAATTCGTTGGTTTCCTATTATTTGGAAAGATAGAGACTGGGATGACCATTATATTTGGGAAATATTAAAATTTAAATTAAAAAATCAGGCACAATATATTGGTTACCACAACAGACATGTGTCTGCTAAACGAGACGCTGAAATCATGATGACGTGTGTTTGCTTAATTGATAAAATTCAAAATGAATATTATCAGTCAGAACACATGAATTATCATGAATCAGATTATAATTGGGTGGATTGTGATATACCAAATCACAAACAATTAGAAATTGTAGAAAAATCAGAACATTATGATGATTATTTTAAAAAATACCCCCACATTTATAAGCAAGTAATTAAGGCTGAAAAGTTACCGTTTCAAAAAAATGATAAAGGAGGAATAGCAATTAATATATCTCATATTAATCACAATCGTGCCCGCAAATTGCTTTTTACATTAATGGAAAGAAATATTGAACGTTGGTGGGATTAATTTACATAACATAAAAAATTTTTAAAAATGAACTTACTAATCTTGTTTCTATTTTATTTAGTCTTTATCTTTACAGCATCATATTTTATTATTAAAGATGCTAGTGAAGAAGAAGTAGAAGACAATAATATTACAATAATATAAAATTATAATATGAGAACTATTTTTATTGGCGATATTCATGGTGATAATGTATGGAAACAAATTGTGAATAAAGAACCTCACGATAGAGTTATCTTTATTGGTGATTACTTTGATTCATTTGACATCAGCACTGACGACCAAGTGAATAACTTTCTTGATATTATGGAGTACAAGAAAACAAGCGGAAAGATTGTTGTTTGTTTAATTGGAAATCACGACCACCATTATTTTAGTTCTGTTGGTAATACAGGAACATCAGGTTATCAAAAAGTCGGCAATTATGTTATTAATCCTGTCATTGAAGCTCATAAGGAACATTTGCAAATCGCATATAAGTTTGACAATATCCTTTGTACACATGCTGGTGTTACTAAAACATTTATAAATTCAATATTTGGTAATGATGGGTGGTCATTGGATACGGTTGATGAAGATTTGAATGAATTGTTCAAATACAAACCACTATCGTTTTGTTTCGATAGTGTCAACTCAGGTATTTATTCAGACCCATATGGGGATGATATTCATCAATCCCCTATTTGGGTTCGACCTAAATCATTACAAAAAGATGGACTTGATAAAAAAGAAATAATTCAGGTTGTGGGACATACTCAACAAAATCAAATTGATATTAAAGGGAAGTCTACAGGTGGAAGATATTTTTACATTGACACTTTACGTACTAGTGGTGAATATCTTATTTATGAAAATGGTACATTTAGTGTAGAAAAAATTTAATTATGAAAGGTAAAGGAAAACATAAACAAAAAGAATTTATAGTCATGAATTCTAATTTAGAATATTTTTGTGGTTTAGCATATGGTGGGCAACTAGTATGGTGTAGTGATTACAATGAAGCTAAGCCCTTAAATGATGAACGTAAATTTCAAACTTTACAATATTTGTGCTATGGCGAAGAACTTTTATTAGATTATATTAATTAAAATTTAAACAATGCAACCAGTTTATCCTAAAGACAATGGTTATTTGGAACAAGCCAAAGAAATGTTCCGTAAAAAAGTATCTAATTGGAATTGGAATGATAGTAATGATAAAGGTAGATCTAATAAAGGACGTAAACCTAAACCATCAACTCGTGTTGAATCACGTCCTAGAACACAAGGTGAAAGACAGGCATTAGAACAACAAAAACAGTTAAATAAAGTAAAAAAATAAAAATAAATAAACATGGAGATAAAATTCAAAGTAGGAGACAAAGCATGGAAACCAAAAGGATATAAATTTCCTTGCACAATTGTATCAGTTTTTACTACTACCAAAGGTGACATTAGAGTAGTTGCTGAAATGGATAATTACGGTTTATTGCATATTTTTAATGAGCAGCAACTTGAACTTTGTGACTAGGCATTTTTTGTAGGTCAAAAAAGATAAATTATATTTAGTAAAAATAAAAATTAAAATGAACTACAAAACGTTTTCCAAAATTGTTTCCATTCTTGAAACAGAACATAATCGGTTGAGTATTTTGTATAAACAAAAAGTCGATCTTACTAATTTTGTTGATCCATATCATACTGTTATTACTGAGTTGCTTATTTCTATATATGGTAACGAAGGATATGGTTGGTTTTCTTGGTTTTGCGATGAGAATGATTTCGGTAAAGGAAATTTAACAGCATATGATGAGCATAAAAATCGTATTTGCTATGATGTTCGTTCTACTTGGGAATTTTTGGAAGAATATTATAAATCTAAAAATTAAATAAAATATGTTCATACCAATAGACTATAAAACAATTGAAACTTACTTTAGAAAAGGACATCCTTTTTTACGATGTGTAAAATACAAATATATAAAAAGACAAAATAATAAGTAAGTAATAATTGAAAAGTTATGAACAACGAAAAAATAAAACAAGACTTAGTGTCAAGGTTGGAAAAATACCAATCCGAAACGTTGACCGAGTCAACACTTCGTAAACTTCGTGAAGATTTACAAAACTTGCTTGACAATCATGTTTCTTCCGACGAAGGTTTGCGGGGTAAACAGTTCCCAATTGAAATTGAAAATGAATTGGGTAAATGGAGAATAGAGGAAAGCGGAGAAACTTTCTTCTGGCCTAAAAATTCCACAAAATACATTGAAGTTAACATGACAATTGAATCTTCGGAGGATTTGAGCAATAAAACAATAGAAAGTTATGAATAAATTAGATTTAGATTATCAAGCACTCCTTCAAGATATACTTGACAACGGAGTCCGTAAAAATGACCGTACTGGGACAGGTACACTATCGGTATTCGGTAGACAAATCCGCCATAAAATGAGTGAGGGATTCCCGCTCCTAACAACAAAGAAGATGTACTTTAAAGGTATTGTAACCGAACTCCTTTGGTTCTTACGTGGTGATACCAATATCAAATACCTTGTAGATAATGATTGTCATATTTGGAATGGGGATGCGTATAAGAATTGGTCTAAGTATTATACAGAAAAAAATAATGGGATAGAACCATGGCCAATGGATGTTTGGTTAGAAAGGTTCAAAACAGATGATGAGTTTGCTAAGAAGTGGGGTGAATTAGGACCAATTTATGGTAAGCAATGGAGAAATTGGAGAAAGGCTAATGGAATTGGTTACAGTGGCGCAATAACTATGGACGGTACAAGAACAAATAATGAACCGCAAGTTACTTATGGTTCAATAGACCAAATAAAAAACCTAATCAACGATCTTAAAGCAAGCCCAGACTCAAGACGATTAATGGTTAATGCTTGGAATGTAGGTGAGTTAGACCAAATGGTTCTTCCACCTTGTCACTTCAGTTGGCAGTGTTATTCACATGAACAAGATGGAAAACGTTATTTAAGTTTAGCCTGGAGTCAACGTAGTGTAGATTGTGGATTAGGGTTACCATTTAATATTGCTAGCTATGGTTTACTGTTAGAAATAATTGCAAAAACAGTAGATATGATCCCCTATGAATTAATTGGTAATCTTGGTGATTGTCATATTTACAATAACCACATAGATGGGGTAAAACAACAATTAGAAAGAAGTGCATTTAAACTTCCTAAATTAAAACATTTAAGAAGTGATGATAAATATAAGTTACTAGGTGAATTTCCTTCATTGTGGAATGAATTAAAAATATCTGATTTTGAATTAGAGAATTATCAGTCATACCCCCCAATAAAACTTCCCTTATCAAATTAAATAATATGACTACATTAGTAATTCATCCTGAAGATCCAACAACAGATTTTCTTAAACCAATCTATTCAAATATTGAAAATGCTATTGTATTAAGAAAAGACTATACAAAAGATCAAGTCAGACAAATGATTGAAGATTCAAATCGCATCATTATGCTAGGACATGGATCTCCAGATGGGTTATTTAGTGTGGGTCGTTTTGATGGATGCGTTAATGGATATTTGATTGATGAAACTATGGTAGCCGCCTTAGGTGGAAAGAAAAACAACATATACATATGGTGTGATGCTAACCAATTTGTTGAAAAATATCATTTAAGAGGATTCTATTCTGGTATGTTCATTTCAGAATATTATGAAGCTAACTATTACAGAGTATATGCTGATAGAAATAAAAAAGAAATAGAACAATCAAATGCTTTATTTGCTGAAGTAGTAGGTAAAAATATATTGAGAGAATCTGAAAACTTATATCTTATGGCAAAATCAAATTATTATATTCATAATAGTGAAGTAAGTTTTTATAACAATGAGAGACTTAGTTGGAGATAAAAAATAAACATATTTATAAATAAAGAAACAAAATAAATTTTATGATCCAATCAATGGATGATGCTCAAGATAAAATGTCTAATAAAGTAGATAAATCATTTAAAAAACAAAAAAAACGAATACCATTAAGTGAAGAAAGTTGGAAAGATCTAACAATTAGAGGAGCATCGTTAGCCGAACAATTTGAATGGATTAAAATACAAGAAAAAATTAAAAATAAATTATCAGAATGAGTGTACAAACTGAAATGAAAGTTATTGGTGTTTTGCTAGATGAAGCAATGAATGAGGGTCTAGAACTAGAAGTTATCTATGCTGCTTTAAAAGCAATGCAAGAAGAACCCACATTAACTCCAACCCAAGCATTCCAGATTGGAATGGATGAGTGGGTAAAGTAGGCAAAGTTCCCTTTTTATATTTATAAAAATAATTAGTTATAAAATGAGTAGCATATCAATAGATATTGAATTGGATGATATTTTATTTGAAATGTCATCTAGACAAAAACAAATGGTTGTTGATGAGTTGTATGATGATGGTTACGTTCCTTCACAATTGGAGAAAAAAATGGTTGTTGGTGAAGAATTTAACAATGCTTGCCGTAAACTAATTGATAATAGTTGGCGTTTAACTAGAGAAGAAGAAGAATTTATAATTTCTTTGGCAAGAAGAATTTATTAA